AAAGGACCGAAAGGACCGAAAGGACCGAAAGGACCGAAAGGACCGAAAGGACCGAAAGGACCGAAAGGACCGAAAGGGCAAAGAGAAACCAAGTGTAGGTGATTGTGTAACGATTATAATAAAACCATATAAAAAAAATAAAAAGGTTAAAGGGATTATAAGGAATGTCCTTACTAAAAAAAAACATCATTCGAGAGGTCATAAAGTTGAATTGATGGATGGGACAATTGGAAGAGTGGTTTGATTATAACAGAACGTGTTTTATACACCATTCTCAATACCATTCTTAATACCATTCTCAATACCATTCTCAATACCATTCTTAATACCATTCTCAATACCATTCTCAATACCATTCTCAATACCATTCTCAATACCATTCTCAGTAAAGACACCATCCATTATAAACTGGGTATCATATAAATGATTTTTGCTATCGCAAAAATCATTTATATGGGTTTTGCCACAGTATTCACACGGTTTTATCGGTGGATTAAATAATTTATCAATATATGTAAGTCGATTAAAATAATAATTACTATCTCTCTCAAATTCGGCATCTGTATTATTACTTAATATGAATGATACATATGACATATGTTTGTGAGTTGTCCACGGATTTTCATTTTCAGTTGGTATTCTAAAAGGATCAATACGATAAGATTTTTCTGGCATAGGTGGGACATCGGCATCATCCCTTGAACAACACCATACAAAATTCATTAAAGTTGTTGTTGTTATTGTTGTTGTTATTGTTATTGTTATTGTTATTGTTATTGTTATTGTTATTGTTATATGTATAGTAATAAGATTAGTTAAATAACAAGTAGATAATTATGTGTGGCATTTTTTATTTACTAATAATATAATGGTTGAAGATCGTAAAAAAAATAAAATAAATAAACATATTATTGGTATAATTACATATATCGTTATATTTGTAATTGGGATACCTATTATATTATATAAATACAGCTATTTTACATTATTAGAGGGTTATTTACCTAATATAGATTTATTGGCAAATGTATTAAGTTGGTATGGGGGACCATTTAATATATGGGAAGATCTATATTCGCCAAACCAATTGTCTGTATATAGATTTATGTCATCGTCAATTATTAATTATATTGCATTGCTAGGCTTAACATATATAGTTGCAAGGGAAGTTAAACTTACGGGTAATATAATAAAAGGTTGGTCTATTGGATTTGTAATGTTGTTAATGACTTATTTATTGCCATCAAAATTAGTAACTCAATTAATGAATAAGATTAATGATATGTATAATAGCAAAACATTTGCAACAATTGGTGGACTTATTGTATCTGCATTTATAATTATATTTGAATCATTCATTCTAAAAAATAGTAGACAAACTTTGTTAAAAACAGGGAAAAGTATAATTAATTTTCCTAAATTGTTTTGATTATCATGTGCTTAAAAAATTAATTATAATAATTTATTATAATGAATCAAGAAACAGAAACAGAAACAGAAACAAATCTATATGACAAGTATCCCAGTTTATCATTGCGTAAATATAGATTCCATGTATTAAGTTTACCTCATACTGTAACTCATGAAGAGTATTGTGCATGTGCGTTTACAATGAAGGTATTGAAATTTTGCACAATGATGAAGAAGAGGGGTCATTATATAATTCACTATGGACATGAAGACTCGGTTGTTGATTGTGATGAACATGTTACATTAATTACAAACGATGACCTGCAAATTTCATATGGCTCTTATGATTGGAAAAAGGAGTTTTTTAAAAATGATACATCAGATCATTGTCACAAAGAATTTAATAATAGAGGTGAGATTGAAGTATTAAAGCGAATTAAAGATAAAGATTTCGTATTACCATTTTGGGGAGTAGGGACATATCAAATTTGTGAAGCAGTTAAAAAAGATAATAAAGCATTTGTAGTTGAACCCGGTATTGGATATAATAATCCATGGTGTGATTTTAGAATATACGAATCATATGCGGTATTGCATCACACTATGGGGTTGCAACAATCACATAAACCATCATGGTATCATGCGGTGATCCCTAATTATTTCAAGTTAGAAGATTTTGATTATAATGATAATAAAAAAGATTATTATTTATATTTAGGACGTATTTCTCCATGTAAAGGTGTTAATATAGCAATTCAGGTAATTGAGAAAATTGGTGGAAAATTGATAATTGCAGGGCAAGGAGACCCGTGTGTTAATTTGGGTTTGCAAAAATTACCCGACTGTGTTGAATATATTGGGTATGCTGGTATTGATAAAAGAAAAAAATTAATGAAAAACGCAAAAGCGTTGTTTTTATTGAGTGATTATGTTGAGCCATTTGGCGGAACAGCGGTTGAGGCGATGATGTCAGGTACACCGGTAATTGTATCAGATTGGGGGGCATTTGCAGAAACAGTTATACATGGTGTTACTGGTTATAGATGTCGTTCATTTGAACATATTTGTTGGGCAGCAAAAAACATCAGCAATATTCAACCCAAAGTTTGTCGAGAATGGGCGATTAAAAATTATTCATGTGCAAAAGTTTCAACAATGTATGAAGAATTTTTTACACAAGTATATAATATTTGGGATAAAGGGTGGTATCAGGAAAATAATAATAGAACAAACCTTGATTGGTTATATAAGGAAATTCCTATTAGTGAAAAAATTGAGGAGCATATTGATATGGATGGTGATAATCAAACTGAATTAATAAGATAAATGCCACATCGTGACACCACCCCATGTCAATTTTAAAAATGCAAAAAAAATGCCACTCATAATTATCTATTTGTTATTTATTAATAATCACACTCTAACAACTTTAACAACTTTAACAACTTTAACAACTTTAAAAATATTAATATGGGATCTTATTGGTGTAAAAAAAATGATGAAGAGACTGAAAACTCAACCACGCATAATGATGAAGAGATTGAAAACTCAACCACGCATAATGGTGAAGAGACTAAAAACTCAACCACGTATAATGGTGAAGAGACTGAAAACTCAACCACGCATAATGGTGAATTTCATAGATATATCGAAAGCTCGTTGGACAATTTCACAGATACAATTGCGATACCACCTTGTGTTCCAACTAAACATATATTGAAAAAATATGTGGATGGGGCAATATCCGAGTTTGAAACAACATACGACGTAAAAGAGTTGGACGTTAATATGAATTCTCATCTTTCATACCTCCACTCGACTACATGTACATTAAAAAATGCATCAAATCACAAAAAATGTATTGGCAACAATGGTTTTGAAAAAGCAAAAATCGATATATGGACCCATTACTACGCAAAAAAAAAAGAGAACCACTTAATTAAGGAAGGTGAAATTGACAATATAGACAAAGATATAGCAGATGAACGTTCCAAGAAGGCCAAATCAAGAAAAAATATACACAAAGATATGACATCGACAGATAAAACAGATTATAGGAAAAAAATTGAGGATGCATTTCAGGGGTTTCTTTGTACATCTAAAAATAAAAAAACAAGTTGTCGTGAAGCATACGCTAATAAATTATTAATTGAAAAAAAAATAAAAAAAAGACGTATTGAAATTATCACAGAACTCTATACGAAAAATTATTTAAACAATCTCAATATAAACTATAAAAAAGCAGTGGATCGCATATATGCTGCACACAAGGAACGTAAAGACACACTTACCCATGAAGATCGTACAAATAATAAACTATATGAGGAATGGTATAACCAAAATTACTAAAATGGGTAGATAATTGCGTTTATTATATTTATATTTATATACACAAATACACACGCCATTGATGCTATTATAAAAACAAAAAATGAAATAAATAATTAAATATACCTAAAATAATATATTTAATATGAATAAAACGAAGGAACAACAAACGGTAGATAATTACCGAAATAAAATGAAACAACGCAATCGTCGTAAAAATATGATGAATAAACACAAATCAAAACTTGTAATGCAATCAAGACAGAATACATGTGTGGATATAATAAAACGTTCTGGTAAAAATAAAAATAAAAAAACAAATAACTACGAATGTTTCTTAAAACATAAACGTACTAATTATCAACAAAATACACCTAATGCATGTAATACACCTAATGCATGTAATACACCTAATGCACCTAATACACCTAATGCATGTAATACATGTAATATATGTAATATATGTAATACACGTGAATCAAGAATCGTATTTATTGATTGTGTAAATACGATGGTGTATAAGAATAATATAGATCATAATATAGACAGTAATATAAATTTAAAAATGATTTGCATTGATTGTATGAATAAATGCAAATCATGTCCATGGTGTAGAGGAGGGTCTACCTATAAAAAAGACAATTGTTTAATAAATATGTCTATAAGAACACATAGTATAATTAATAAAAAAGATACGTATTCTCAAACAAAACGATTGAAAAATGATCCTATACGAATTGACAAATTACGTAGGAGGGCTATTCGAAAAAAAACGAAAAAGGAAGATAGTATGCGTAAATATTTGTTTGAGAGACGATATAATGGATTGTTTTTTAATTCATTTATATATCAGAAATATTTAATAAATTAAAAGGAGGAATAGAACAAGCCTCTGTAAATTATAACAAAAATTGATTAATATTGTTAATATTATATATATATAATATTAAAATGATACAAATATTCGTAAGACATCCCAGCAATAAATTATATACTATTGATATTGACCCCAAGTCAAGTTTTAATGATGTTTTAAAAAAACTCAGCATTAAAGTTGTAATCCCGGAGGGTTTGATATACTTTACAAATAATAAAAAATATATTAAACACCATGATTTTAAAATGTCATTAGTTGATTTTAATATAACGAAAGAACAAACATTGGATATGAAAATATGTCAAATAAAAGGAGGGAACATTTTTATCCATCGTGTAATGGATTTTAATTTACCAATTAATTATCCATTAACTGATAATAATACAATAAGATTATTTATACCAGATAATAAAGAATCAATTAAGATAACCTTATATGAGTCATTATGTGAAAAATATAAGAACAATAAATCAGAATTAAAAATTATATTGAATTCATTATTTATATACAATGGGGCCGACGTTGAACTACACAAACCCCTTATTAAGTATGGTATAAATATATCATCGGTTCCAATGGAACAATCTGTTATATATTACAAATTATGGTAAAATTGTTAATTCAATATCTCCATCTATTAAATTTTTTTTAATTTTACAATTATAAATCACTTTCATTAATAATTTACCAATTAACAATTGCCATTTTTTATATAATCCAAAAATACCCCCAATAATACCAAGCAATTCAAAATTACTTAATGATGTATCTTTATATCTAAAAATACTGTAATCAATAAAAAATGATAATAACAATGCTGTAAAAAAACTATTAAGGATCATAAAATAAATTTGATATTTGGTTGAATTACTTGAATTTTTTTTTTCATATTTATCTATTAAGTCTTTATAATATAATGGTTTTGTAAATAAATACCTTGAAATAAATGGGAATATATAAATTAAGAATAATGAACATACAAATGATACTGCAGAAATATAATAAACTGTTTTACAAACTTCAAAATGGAATATTGGAATAATTAATCCTGTAGAAACAGGTAATACCCATATTTTCTTTATTCGTAAACAACATAATTTACAATGTACGCTGCAACATTTACATTTACATCGTTCATTGTCCAGTTCATTGTCCAGTTCATTGTCCAGTTCATTGTTCCGTTCATTGTTCCGTTCATTGTCCTGTTCGTGATGTTGTTCGTGATGTTGTTCGTGATGGTGTATTTCTTCTTGTAAATTATTCTTCATACTATACTAATAATTTATAATATAATTCACGCTAACAAATAGCAACATGAAGTCGTCCTCTGCAATTAAAAAGTTTATATGCAACCTTATCGTACAGTTTGTTCAGTTTGTTCAGTTTGTTGTTCAGTTTGTTTTCGGATGTATCTAATTTACTAAGGATTAGCAATTCAGGGGGGATAATATCAACATTAATAATAATTCCGTATTCTTTAAAATAAACAACAGAATTATTATCATCAATTCCTATAATATATCCATATTTAATAACTATATCATCGCCAATTTGATCTGATATTTCAAATCTGTTAATATCACGTGACATTTTTCGCAATTTTTGTTCAAAAATATTAATATTATCAATTAAGTCTGAATTGATAATTGGTAAATCTATATTTAACCCATACTTAAATTTTTTCCATAAAAGGTGGTTAAGTGTATCTGTATATCGTCTAAGAGGAGATGTAAAATGACAATAATTATCCAATTTTAAAAATTCATGCGATTTAGGTATTAAACTATATTTTGCACAATTACTTTTAATAATTTTCAAAAATTTATTTAAATCATTGTCTAATATTGGAATATTTTCAGTTTCAGTCATTTCATAATTTCTAAATATACCTTGTCCTATATTACTAAGTATATCTCCAGTATAAATATTAACAGATACCATTAATGTTTCAATTATTTTATGGGTATCATTGCAATTCATCATTTTTATTAGTAAATCGATATTATCATTTCGATCATTGTATGTCATATTTTCATTCAATTGGACAATTGATGGAAAATCATCAATAATACATTTTTTTTTACTATCATAAATAAATGTAATAGCATTTCTTTTTGTACCTTTTAATAACGAACAGGTATTATATCCAATTTCATCATTGTACATATTAATAACTCTTTTACCATAAATAGTAGAATATCTTAATAAATCATTCGACTCGACATATGATGTTGGGTCTGCAATATGAATGTATATATAATCTTTCCAAATAAATAATGCATCATCTATATCTCTTGAACCAGGTGGGTCAATTGAGAAAGAATAAAACGATGATACGTCGACTCTTTCAGCATCGACTACATCGTCTGTAATATACCTTGTTTTGTATTTTTTGATACATAAGTGATATTTATAGAATAGCATTTCAAAATGGTCTATTCCAATAACTCGATTTAAATGTGCAAATTGATATTTTTGGAATTTCATTTTTTCTGTGGTAACTGGATTAACTGTTACATAAATATCATCTTTAATTTTTCTTTTAATTTTTGTAGCAACCAAGTACTTGTTTTTATTGGTTTCATCAAGACTTGTAAATAAGAAGTATTGGATATTTCGTTTATTATATCCATATTTCTTATTTGACATCAAGTGTAACCTACCAACAATTTCTGTTTTATTCATTATTATTAATATTTATATAATACTAATAATAATATAATTCAATTATTTATAAACAATACCATTACAATACCATTACAATACCATTATTATGTGAAGATTTAAAATTGAATTATAATAATAATTATTATCAAAAACAAATACGACAAAAACAAATATGAATACAACAAAAACAAAAACAAAAAACAAAGAAATTATTTATTATGAAACTGAACCTGATATTACAATTATCCAAGAAATAGTCAATGGATATTTTACAATTATTCCTTTAACAAAAAATAAGTCTATGTATGTTGACGAAGAAGGCGAGCTCAAAGAATTAAAAGTTAATGTAAAAGCAACCGAAATAGTCGGATATAACATATATGGAAATGTGCTAATTGTTGGCTCAGAATAATACATATATGAGTATGAAAAATTATAATTAATATTTTATTATTTCTTATTATTTCTTATAATTTAATCAACACCTTTCCAAATAATATAATTATTATATAATGTTAGGTTTAATTTGACAGAGTACCATTAAAACCACATCCCTGTACATGGTAGAGAATCATTTGGATCGGTAGCACAAGAACTATTATAATATTATTTTATTTTATTTAATCCAATCTCTAATATAAATTAAATCAAACTGTCGAGCAAACCCGGTGGGTGTTTCTAATACGATTGGTACGTTAATGCTATAAAAATATGTAACAAAAATAGATAAACCATATTCGCCAATTTCACCTTTACCTAGATTTTGGTGCCTATCTTTGCAACTTTTAAAAGCACCCTTACTATCATTTAGATGAATTAAACAAACAGTATCTAAACCTATAATTTCATCAAATTGTTCAATGTATTCATATGGTTTATTTTTAATATCAAATCCAGAAGCATAAATATGACAGGTGTCAATACAAAATCCAAATTTTTCTTTATGTTTAATGTTATCGTATATGTATTTGAGGTCATGTAATGTTCTACATACTTCTGTCCCACATCCTGCTCCAGTTTCTAAAATAAACTTAATTGGAATATCAAGTGTTTTTTCTATAATCAGATTTATATATACAACCATTCTATTAATACATTCATCTACTGTACAACGTTTACAATGTTTCCCAACGTGAAAAACAACGCCTTTTGCACCAATTGAATGTCCGTTAATCATATCATCAACTCCAGTTGAAATAGGGTATTTTTTAAGTTCATCTCCAATATTAAAGAGATAACCCGAATGAACAAATAAGTCAATATTATTTGATTCAATATATTGTCTTGTAATATCTTTATCTTTTTTGTTAATTTTACACAACGCTTTTCGTTGTGGCGATTTCATGAAAATCTGGTAAGCAGATGTACCATCATTATTTGTAAACGCATTTTTAATTGTTTTATGAAAAGAATCATTTTTTTTTAAGGAATAACCAAAACTCATTTTATATTAATAATTATTATATAATTATATTGAAACAATCTTTAAATAAAAACAATTTTTATAAAAACAATCTAATTTTACTTTTAATTTTAACTCTACAATTGGGGCATTTGCTGATTGTTGGGTGGAATATACAATCTTTACAAAAACAATGCCCGCAGTTAGATATTGTATAAAAAACTTTTTTATTTGATAAACAAATTTTGCAATTTGTACTCGAAATATTTGTTAATTTATTAACAAATTTCATGATAAATATCATTTTTATTTTACATGGAATGTATTGTTCAAGTAATTTATTTATTTTATCAATATGGTCAGATACACTTCTTTCTAATATTTTTTCAAAAATAATTCGATCATTTTCTTCAAATGAATAAATTTTTATTATATTAGGTAATCCTTTCATTTTAATATTTATTTGCTGTAATAACTTAATAATTTGGTTTCTTATATGAACATATTCTACTGATATTTCTTTGTGATATTTTTTAAGTTTGATTTTATCATCAACCATACTTATAACATCAACTCCTGATTTATTAAAAATTTCATTCATACATTTACTAAAAATTTCTGTTTTTTCTGTTTTTTTTGTTAGTTCGTTTAAAATATTTTCAGAAATAATTGTATCAATCTCTTCGCAACTTGTATTAGTATCATCTAACTGGTCTCCTATAGTATTATTTAAAATTTCCATTGAGATTGTATAATCATTGAATTTTTTAAAATCGATATCTTTATTGTATTCTAATAATTTTTTAATTTCATCGACAATATCATCTTTTTTGTTAAATATGCTATTTATTATAATATCATTAATTTTATCATTATTTGATACATCTTTTAATGTTGAATTTAATTTGATAAATAAGTTTTTAATAACTAAGTTTGTATCAATGCGTTCATCTATTAATCCAATATCCCCGTTGGGTGTATTACACTCACCGAATCCATGTGAATTATCACCTGAACTTAGATCATCTATACCAGCGGGGCTATATGGACCCGATTGTCCAGATAATCCAGTCGGCTCTGAAATTGGTGGATGAGATGGATTATATGGATTATATGGATTATATGTATGCATTGGATGAATTGTATGTGAGTATGTTACATTAGTTGTTGTATTGGTTGATGTATTAGTTGATGTATTAGTTGATGTATTAGTTGGTGTATTAGTTGGCGAGTTTATTTCATTCATATTTAAATAAGCATCGTTGTAAGAATTGTTATAAATAAAATCATTGATATTATTATCATCAATTGGTAACTGGGATACTGCTGGTAATATATTCTCATTATTATATGAACCGTCTGTTGTTTCGTGCCAAATATTCATTTATAATATATTATAAATAAATAACCCTTATGTGAGTTTTGTTCTTTTTCCAGCAGGTTCGAAATAATCTGTAATATTTCTTTTTTTTGTTCGTGGTTTAAATACACTATTTAATCCAATATTATACATGATAGTGTTTTGATATTCGAATTCAACAAGTACTCCTGTTGTTAATAGTCTGGCAATAACCGTATCTATATTAAATATGTAATCACCATCAGTAATTCCCTGGGGTCTATTATCAATTGGTTTAATATTGCAAAAAATAAAATTAGATAAATATATTCCCCATTTATCAATAGTTGTGGGGTAGGTATATCCATTATTTTTTTGCAATGAATTGTAAATTCTTTTTGTTACTTTATGGTCAATAAAATCATCAAAAGACATATTATTTAATGTTAAAACATCAAGTTTCATTTGTAAATCGTTCATTTGTAAATCGTTCATTTGTAAATCGTTCATTTGTTATAATACATGACCTATTTATTCTTAATGTAATCATTTTTTATATAAAATCAATCTATTAACATTATAACAGATGAATGATTTTTATATTACCGCAATTCAAAATGAACGCAAGAAGATGTATCCTGCAATAAAAGATTTACATAATTTTTTAATAAATAATAATATTAGTTTTTTTGGAGTAACTGAGCTAGGATACACTAGTAAACGTCCCAATTTAAACAAGCCTTTTGTAGTAATTACAGATAAAGATAATTTTTTTTTTTTAGAGTTTTTTAAAAAACTATATAAGAAATATAACCGAACAAAAAATAAGGTTTTTTTTTCATTACCAGTAAAAAAACGGTATCATTATATTTACATGTTAAATTTACAACCTGTTTTAATTATACATTTTAGACAAGATTTAGTTAATTATGTTAATAGAATTAAATTACATTCATTAAAACATTTATATTATGAATATACATTACCGGTTAATTTTGGAAATTACTGGTCAGAATGGATTAAAGTTGAAAATAAAATTTTAACTAAATTTATATCACACAATACCAGGCCGCCTATTACTAATAACAACCATTTTGATTATTTAAATAAACTTGATGACTCTATCGGAACTGATACTATTTTGACAGGTGGACGGGCATATGATTTAATGACGGGTACATCCTATTTTGACAATTCGAATTACGATTTTATTACTGCTGATGCCCCAGGGTTAATATCTAAATTAAAAAATTTATATGATATGGTATTTGATGAAATCAATGTAGAGTACACTGGTAAAATACCATATTTTTATACACATATACAATTGTATTATAATGATGTTTTAATATTCAATGTATTCGAGTATTCTAGGTTAATTAATTATATTGAAATTAATAATCGAAAATTATCAAATTATCATGGAATATCTTTTCATTTATTACATGAGTCATTGGATAACGATTATTATGTAAAAGAGTTATTAATGAATGTTAAAAAAAATGGATTGGTAAATAATTTTGAAGTATTCCAAAAAAATTATTCATTAGATTTTGTAAAAAAAATGGTAGAGAAACGAAGTCATAATTAATTATTTTTTAACATTCGTTGCTTTAAAATAAATAAATGCAGCGACAGCTCCAAGTAATTGTGCAACAGTTTGTCCAATAAGTTTAGTTGTACTCAATTTTTTATTAAGATACATCATGACGTTTACAGCAGGATTAAAATGTCCTCCTGAAACTTTGCCACCAAAATAAATCATTGTTGCCAATGCCATTGCAATTGCAATCGGATTTCCAGTCACGATTATAACAGATAAAAAAATGAATGTTCCAATAAATTCTACTAAATAATCAATCATATATTATACTATTATATAATATTTGTTTTTATAATTGTTGTTAATTGTTTTTAATTTGTGGATTAATTTAAATTATGCAACGATTTCTTCCTCGTCGTCAGAGTCTTCAATTTCTTCGGAACTTGATCCGTCTTCATCTTTTGTTGAAACGCTGAGGCTTTTTAGATTATTGGATGTATCATTAACTGTGTCATTAGACGTGTCATTAGACGTGTCATTAGACGTGTCATTAACTGTGTCTGTGTTTTTATTTTTCACAACACCCTTCTTTTTGAAAGTGACATTAAATGCAAATGCACCTGAGTCAATGTTATCGCTTTCCTGTAAAAGGATTTGTTTTGACGAAAAACTAATTCCCGCACCTTTATTAATAAAGTATACATTTGGAATTAGACATTGTTTAATAAACGACCCTTTAGTTGTATGTTTAACTAAGGTTTTAAAATCAGGGATATCAAGTTCTTCTGGACTTCCTTGGTAAACCTTTGTATCCGGTACACCCTTACTGTTATATACTTTTGATCGAAGTCTTGCTGGATAATCGCCATTTGTTTTCACAAATGGACTAACTAAAGCCATGACAACTTCTTTTTGTGATACACTGTACTTTTTTCCGAAGATTTCAGTAGAATTTTCAACACAAAAATCTATAAATGGATCATATAAATCTCTCCATGAATCAAACCATTTGGTTACTACTTCTTTTTGAGCAAGTTTTTCTTCATCCGTTTCAAAATCCTGACAGGCTGTTTCCTGGAAACTAATTTCCCACGGTTTAGTCAGACTGTCGGGGTCTTGATATGGCGAAGAAATCGGCCATGGTAGTCTCAACCATGGGGTCTCGAAATATGCTTGTTGTCCGTTGTAAAGCAGATAACTTCTAAGTTTGTTGTCTTTTTTACTCTTTTTTGGAGTAGAAAAGGTTACGTTTTTGACATTAAAGTCGTATTCATTGATGAAAATAGGCATAATATATATATTTAATTTGGTAGTATATCTTTAAATAATGTAAAATCAATTTTTTTTTATATTATTTAAAGTATAAAAATTGATTTAAATAACAAAATATTTATATATTTTATAAGATATAAAAAATGATTAACAATAAATACTGTATGTCAATAAAAAGTAAAAACAAGTTTACCCAATGTACTCATAAGAGAAAAAATAACTCAGAGTATTGTGGTATACATAAAAAAATGAAAAATATTATCAGGATCGATCATATACACAATAAAGAAATTAATAAAGAAATTAATATAATTAGAGAAAATAATATACCTTATGCATTAACAACAAATGAATTATTAAAAAAATCATGCAAATTCCATAATATTGATTATTGTGGTTTAAAGAAAAAGGATATATATATTAAATTGATGAATTACTTAGATAGAATAAAAATGTTTAATTCATCTATTACATTTATTATTAAAATCCAGTCAAATTGGAGAAGATATTTGATTAAAAGAACAAGTAACTGTGTCAATGACACCGATTTATTAGAATTCGAATCGTTGCATTTAATGCCACTACATTATTTTTTCTCTATAACAGAATATGATATAGTATATGGATTTGATATTAGATTCTTATATAAATATAAGAAACCTTGGAAAAACCCTTATACTGGATTGATTTTTTCACAAAAATCAATTGATGCAGCACAATTACGGATCGATACAATGATTGGAAATGGAATTAGTCTTATTTTGGAAAAAGATATATTAAGTCCAGATGAACATTTTAAATTATGGGGAGAATCCGTATTTCATCGGATCGATCAATTAGATAATTATACTGATTCATTATGGTTTTTCGATTTATCGTTAGGCCAATTAAAGAAATTGTATAGGGTTGCAGAGGATGTATGGAATTATAGGTGTCAATTTACAGCCCAGCAGAAAATCAATATAATATCAACTCAAACTGTATATACAACTAACAATAATACAATACAACAGACAATCAATAAAAGATGGCTTCAGACTATTATTTTAACAAATTTTGAAAAAATGGTTAGTTTGGGTATAAATATAAATGAAAAAAAATTAGGAGCAATACTAGTATTAACTGCATTAGTTGAAGTATCAAGTGGCGCAGCTAATAGTTACCCATATCTTGTTCAATCAAGTAATATGAATTAATTTTCATAACATCTTTAGATGCATTTGCTTGAATAACAAATTTTAGTAAGAATGTTTGCAAACATTGTGATAATGTCACTTTGTAAAATCCCTGTATTTATAATTATATTAAATGATTCTGTTATAAACTTTAATTTATTCAATGCAGATTTGTCAAGATTATCGTATGTTTTTTTAAGTAATTCGATTCCATGTTGCAAATCAACATTAAGTTTAACAATTGTAATAATGTCTGTTTTATTGCATATTTGTACTATTTTTTGTTGTTTAGAACATTGTGGTTTATTATTTTCCGTACCGACTTGCTTTGAATTTTGATTAATCATATTTATTTCATCTATACTATCAATGATACCACTAATAGATAGTTTCCCTTTTTCAATTGTTTTGGAAAAATTGGCCAACTCTATCTGAAATAGATCTATTGTATTTTGTGATTCTTTCATTACTATATAATATATTCATATTTAATTTATGTTAAAAATTCAATCGATGCAACACCATGTTCAATGCTAAGAACGTTATAATTTGTCGCAAATACATTAATAATATATTCATTTGTGTTGCTATTTATATTTGAATGGTTTTTGGGATTTAATAATAATCTAATGTAACGATGGTCAATTTTACTAAAATCATAGGTACCAGATGGCTGGTGTTCCTCTGGATTTAAAGCAAATGAATACATATATATATGTCTATTAATAGGAACTCTTGTATGGGTTGACGATGGTTGTATTAATCTCCAATAAGATGAATCTATGTTTTTATTTTCTTGAAAATAATCATTTCCTTCCATTCTCAAATTTGCAAATAGCATTGTATTATTATTACCAGGAGTTGAGTTTGGCTTGGGTACATTTGAAAAATTAAAAATATTATTCCAATATTCATATGGAGGGTATACAGCAACACCATTCGCATAATTATCTATATGAAATATTGCATCTTTCCTTTGAACAACCCATAGGATTTCTTTAACAGGGTGATTAAATGGAATATTCATTTCGAATTGGGATGATGTTGCAATATTATCAAATACAGTCAATCCAAGATCCTGGTTTTTATTAAGTGTTTCTATCTGCAATTGTTCAATAAGATATGTTTGTTTTGTTTTTGCAAATACTTTTCTTTCAGATTCATCTAAAAAATAATATCGAATTAATAATTCAGCATTAAGTAATGGTTTATAAAAATTTGGATAATTCCCAGTTATTAACTCAGATGCCTTTCTTAATGTAACACTTAGAATAACATCTTGTCGTTGCAATGCAATAATAGGCAAGGCAAGGCTTGGTTCATCTGTAAACCAAAATCTTAGTGGAATTAATAGAGAAAGTTGACCAGTTTGTAAACTATTATTAAATGCATTATGTTTTCCAACAAATCTATTATATGCATCTCTTTTATTTTCAGGAATAGATAATTCACTCCATATTTCCAACCACAATCCATATCTTTTATCGATTACATTATCACCTATTTTTATTTCATAATCTTGAATTAATGCATGACCAACACCATTAATCCAACTTACAGGTCTACCATGTACTGTATTTAGTTCACTCAAATCTGGAAGTTTTACTGATAAATGCATCGCTGAAATAAGGTCGCCTATTTTATTCAATTTACAAAAAATTTTTTTACCAAAATCAATTTGACCACTCCAATAATTTTTAATATCTTGGTATGTAAAGTTGGTATGCCTTCTATACACTGATACAAAATATGACATTTGTGGATTCCCAGTTAACATTTTATTTTGTTCACCTATAGCAGCTAATTGTAATACAGCACCTCTTACCATTTATATATATAAATAATATTTAAATGTTTCTTTTTATATATATAGTATATTATGTCAGGTGGAACAATACCAAGCATTAGATACTTAGATTCATATGATCATTTTACTTACGATACTGTTACTATTTCAAAAATGTTCGATTTCGTATTAGTAAGAGGTCAAAATGGAATTGTAAATGCCAGAACTGCAGATTTAATTGTTGAAGGTGGGTCAATCTTCAACCAGGGTATGAAAATTGGTCAAGCAAAAGTGGGAGGGACAGATTTAGTACACATAGGCCCAAGTGACTGGGCATTGGATAAGAAATATCCAAGAGAATATGCTGGCACCATGTCATATAATTTAAGTGGTGGACCAAGTGACGAAGACCAATTGCTTATTGTAAATAAACATGGTTATACTATAGATTTATTGCAGCCATCTGATGGGAGTAATTTGTCAAATGCATTGAATATGAATGGATACTGTATTTATAATACTGGTTGTATTGAAATGGATGATATTGCACCAATAGATCCACTAGGACCAAGTGATTCGCTGTTACACGATCAAGGTAAAATCGTGAATTTACAGCCTCCTACAAATCCTATGGATGCAGCGAATAAACAGTATGTTGACGCTAATATTAATAATTGTGTTAAAAAGGCTGGTGATACAATGACAGGAGATTTAACACTGTCACAGCATGCAGGTATAAACATACAAGGTGGTGGGCATTTCATTACGAATAATACTTCATTTACGAGTTCATCTGACACTTATGTTATTAATAATAATTTATATACCATGCAATGGTCTAATTTACACATAAGTGGATCATATTTAAATTCAAATCATAACACATTTACTAGTTCAAGTGATGTATACACTATTGGCAATAGTAAAGTTAATTTTGGATCGAACTTGAATGGAACTTCATCTGATGGTACAATTGTAACTGCATTGAGAAAACCACAAACGAACACAGATGCAGCTAATAAAAAATATGTAGATGATCAAATTGCGGGTATTAGCGGAGGGTTAGGAAAAGGGTTGCAAGTTGGTTTAATAATGATGTGGATGGGAGAAGTTGCGCCGACAATAGTCGATGAACATGGTATTCCTTATTGGCGTATTTGCGACGGATCCACATTTGATCAGTTAACATATCCTACACTATTTGCAATGTTGGGTACTACGAATCTTCCTGATTTTAGACAACGAGTCCCAATTGGGGCATCCGCAGCTGCAGGGGGGGTACAAACTGGTCCATCAAATGGTATTTCAACTATGGCTTTTACATCCGCTATAATTGCCGATCCAATTCAAGAAGACAATTTACCTTCAACAATTACAATGAGTGGGTTTGCATCCCAATCAATAGAAACAACAATTACCGGAAATATAAAAATAAAGGAATTGGCTATTAATACAGTCGGAAGTTTAACAATAAATTCACCAAGTAGTCCAACAATTGATTTGATACCAGGTGTACATTCCCATACATATAGTTCGGCATCAGGAGAGGTATTTAGTGGAGGGACACTTTCCGGTGTTACTACAACACCCGGTGGGTCAACCATCACCATCCATGAAACCACCTACTCACATCTACCCAAAATACGGAAATCAGATATAAAAAATCATTTCAATACTAAATCATACAACAACGCAGACATACAAGTAGATGTTAATACATATGGTACACCAACACTTACTGCACAAACGCAAATGAGTGGCGATACAATTTCACTAACAACACCAGGTACATCCGCTGCCATTAATATATCACCTCCTTCTGTAGATTTAACTAGCTATATTCCAACACTGACAGTAAATTATATTATATTTGCACTCCCATTACCAGGCAGTTAAGAACTCCTCAAATAAAATATTAATAATTAATATAAATGGATAAATTTTTAGAAAAAACGATTGATAATATAATTTCATTAAAAACAGCATGTAAAGCACAGATTGTTCAGTCATCTAATTCTCCTGAACCACTCCCGTCTATGAGGTCTTTAAGAAGTTGTTATGAAACAAGCGAGGCATGTGATTTAGTATTATTATTTATTGCAAATAGGTCTCCTACTACAAAAAGTTGTTTGACATTTTTTAACAATGTTGTTAAGAGATGTCACAAAGAATGTTCTGCACTAAAGAATGATAAATTTTGTAAAAAAACAGCATTATATTGTGCAAAAGAAAGTAAAAAGGTATTAAAATCAATAAAAGATTTTAAGGATAAAATGCAATAAGAATTGGACTAAGAATTGGACTAAGAATTATTAGACACAAAGTTAGAAAATATAGGAAACAATATGCATAAAATTATAATAAAATTATAAGGATTTTTAACTCCATCTTTCATATATTCTTCAAATGTTACCCCATCATTAATAATTCCAAGATATATATTTAAAAATAGTATACCAAGCATTATAATGATATAAATGATAGTTGTAAATAATAACTTGATATCATACAGATTTTTTAAACCACCTTTATTAGTATACCATTGTGATTCGTATAATATAATAGTTAATAACATCAATGGTAATACAAGATGATTCATGATTTTGTTATCAGCTCCCGACATAGGGCTTGTATCAAGTTCTTTAAAATCTTCACACAATGATGTATTTGTTATCTGAAAAGTAAAATAAATTATACCAAGAATAAATAAAGTAGATCCGACCATTAAACTAATAAATATATTTGTTTCAAACACTTTAACAACTGCAATAGTTACTAAAATGATAGCGATATTAATAAAATATAATGAATTTATTAATTTATCACCAAAATTAACATGTTCATATAGCAAGTAAAAAAAAGATGCTAATATAAAAAATGTTCTAATAAGTGTAAATAAAGCAGGAATTATACTATCACCAATCCCCTTATTTAACCATATAATTGCAATGATTGATTCTATAATTGCATAAATCTTTAAAATATCATAAACGGTTAAATTAAATGAACCATTATTATTCTCATTTTTGATAGAATAATGTCGTGATAAAAAAAATATCCCAATAAGACTAATTGTTTTTAATCCTTGTTGTAAATAATAATTATCTGGTATTAATTGTGAAATAATAATGCTTGTTAAAAAAAGGGCTAAACTTAATATGTAATTTTCCATATTTTGGATGGGTGATGCAAATGTATAAAATATTCCGCCAGCAAATAATGCAATAGATAATATAGATAGACTTATAAGTTTTGGGTTCATCCTAATAATAATTATATAGATTTAAATTTGTTCAATAAAAGCAATAATAGATTTTTTAATATTATTGAATTTTTTTTCATTATTTTCAAAATCATTATTACAATCAATAACTAATACATTCTCTTCCGTTTTTAATAACCATTCGTCATGAAGGGTATTAAGTTGTATTAGATAATCCAATGGTATAGTTGATTCTTCTTCTCGTTTTCTCAAAGATACTCTTCTGAATGATATCTCTGGAAAGGCTTTTAAATAAATATACCCATCTGGTACAGTCTTATATCCCGCTTTGGCATATAGTTTTAAAATCCAGTCAAACCATGATGTATACATATTCCATTCAAGTAGATTCATTGTTTTGTTATGGTAACAATTTTTTGCAAATACCATGCGATCTGTATACACAGACCTTTCCACATATCTTACCCGAGATACCTGGGGTTTAGTTAATGCATGAAGTCTGGTTTTAAATACAAAACTTTGCATAGAATATGCCCATCTAGTCATGTCGGAATAAAATGTTTCAAGTAAACTTTTACCATCATCATTGCAAGTTGTTTGCCAAATATTAACTGGCTCATAGATTACTTCACATCCACATTGTTCTAGCATTTTTAAAAAGGTAGTTTTACCTGTTCCTATATTTCCTTCTATAATTATTAATTTATTTCTTAGTTTTTTATTAAAAAAACGATAAAGGCTAATAAGAATGACAATTGTCATTGTTAAAACCGTTGCATATGACATATTGTCATATGAAATTTGGTTATTGTTAAAATTATTCATAATATAAACCTATTTAAATATATCATTCCATTTCGAAAATCATTTTTTAATTATAATATTTTTAATTGCAAAATATAATGTAAATCACACTGGACTAATAATACATATTATTTCTCCTTTTCGTGTTTCCGTCAATATTATATGACGTATGACTTCTTGTGTTTCAAAACACAGCCTATTTAATTGATTATATTGCAATATTGTAATATGTTAATATTGTAATATTGTATTTCATTTTTTATTAATAATTATAAATCCACCCCTTTAGTTAATTTCATGCATATGCATGGGGGATGCCATGGTATTAATTTTCCAAAATTGTAAAATTGTAATTTTCCAAAATTGTAAAATTGTAATTTTAGAACTAGCCAATTAAATAATGCGTGTAATGTAAAAAGTCGATATTTAAATCAAAAGGCTTAGTAACGATGACTTCCTATATATTGGTTCAAATATCATTTGGTTTACATTTACATATTATTTATTTATACTTCTTTGCAACTATTGGTGCAATATACCGTGATTAGGATTTCATGATACATATAATTTGCATCATAAACCGTAACCACAGTAGAGTGTTTAAATATACTTTGTTATTAATAAAAATAGATTTCAATTTTTTAATTTATTTATAAATTCTCCCCTATTTACTAGGGGAGTGAACACATGTATGTGATGAACACATCATATGTATGTGTTGAGGTATAGTACAACCATATCGGTGGGTCATTATCAAAAATGATAGAGATTGCATTTAGTACCTGACTGGATAATGAGGTGTAACGTAAACTAATTAACATTTAAACTAAAAGGCTTAGTAACGATGACTACCTATACTTTAGTTCGAATGTTAATTGGTTTACATTTACATATTATTTATTTATACCGTGCCTTAGGATTTCATGATACATATAATTTGCATCATAAACCGTAACCACAGTAGAGTGTTTAAATATACTTTGTTATTAATAAAAATAGATTTCAATTTTTTAATTTATTTATAAATTCTCCCCTATTTACTAGGGGGGAGTGAACACATGTATGTGATGAACACATCACATGTATGTGTTGAGGTATAGTACAACCATATCGGTGGGTCATTATCAAAAACGATATCGATTGCATTTATTACCTGATTAAATAATGTGTAACGTAAACCAATTAACATTTAAACCAAAAGGATTAGTAACGATGACTGCCTATATATTGGTTCAAATGTTAATTGGTTTACATTACACATTATTTAATATTATTATACCGTGACTTAGGATTTATGATTATTATATATTTGCATAATTGATACAAATTATATGTATCATGAAACCCTCACCACGATATATGCGTCTTTAAATATACTTTGTTATTAATAAAAATAAATTTCATTTTTTATTTATAATTCCCCCCATATATTGATACATGTAGGTGGTGTAACGGCGGGTATAATACAATCATCGTATCTGTGGATTTTTATCAAAAATGATAGAGATTGCATTAGTACCTGACTGGATAATGAGGTGTAACGTAAACTAATTAACATTTAAACTAAAAGGCTTAGTGACAATGACTACCTATAACTTTGGTTTAAATGTTAATTAGTTTACGTTACCCTCATTAATTATACGTGACTGGGATTTATGAATATTATTATGTATAATTAAACCCCCACCACGATATATGGGTGTTTAAATATACTACTATAAATAAGATTAAGTATCATTTTTTTTCAACAATTTATAATTAATAATAGCAGCAGCTGTGGCGAGTAAACCATCTAATATACTTTCTAATGCAATTAGTTCTAAATTATATATTGATTGTTCACCCTTATTTATATTTTTACCCTTATTTATAAATTCAACTCTATCTGTTAATAATGTTATAATCTCGTTTGATATATCATTTTTTTTAGTTGGATCTGTTTTAATTGCTTTAGTTATTCTAGTTATTTTCGGTTTTTTTTTTGAAAGCATTACCTTTCTATTGAATAATAATTTATTATAATCTTCCATAATGTGTTTAAATTGTATATTTATTTATAATAAAGTGTCTTCAAACATAAATGTCATAAATGTCATAAATGTCATAAATGTCATAAAGGATTAATTGGAGGATAAAATCTAATATCTTAGTATATGAACCATTATTTATTCATAGGATTATTTATATTATTTATAATATTATTTATAGTTTATAAATGTTATTATGTTCAGGAAAATTTTTTATTTGGGGGATCAAAAACAACAACTGATCCATTGAATGATAGTCAAAAAAAAGCAATTGAAAAAATTATAAAAGAACATATACAAAAAGGGTTTAGTGGAATGCCGATTATCCCAGGAAAAACAGGACCAAAGGGGGATAAGGGTGTCAATGGTACCCAGGGACCATCTGGTGGAATGTACGTAGGGAAAGGTAAATTAGTATCAGCACAATATCCTGAAAAAGTTATAGATCGAATGTATGGTATGGGAAAGTCGAGTAAGGGATATTTGGGGTCGTGGACATTTTCACCAAACCAGATGTGGACAATGATGTCTGAAACTGGGATTATTAAAAATCATTATGATATGAAACAATGTTTGAAATTTAATGGACCAACTGTATTTATGGGTAATTGTAAAAATGGTCAATCAAATCAATGGAGATATCATGAGAACGATATGACAATAAGACCTTCGTCTAATCAACAAAAATGCTTGAGTATAGGGAATGATGTTAACCCTGATAAATTTAGTTATGCAATTGGTAAAAATAAACAGAGAGAAAAGTTAAAAGAAGATAATAAATTAATGATATTGCGACTTGATCCTTGTACAAAAAGCCCTCAATATAATCAAAAATGGATGTTTCAGTCATAAGTATAATATTTTTTATTAAAATATATTATATAAATAAATAAATGAAAATAAGTGTTATATTTATGGTAAAAGATTCAGAAAAATATTGTATTTGTTTCGATAAATTATTTAATAAATTAGAAAAATATTATCCTTATAATTTCGAATTTTTTATTTATGAAAATGATTCGTTAGATTTAACAAAATTATGTTTATATAAATTTATGAAACAAAGACAAGGTCTTTTAATATCCGAGAATAGTTGTAATATAAAAAAAAATATGGAAGGAATATCTAAATCAAGAGGTGTTCATATGTGCAATATTAGAAATAAACTTAAAAAATACCATGGCACTCTTGATTCAACCTATACATTATTATTAGATTCTGATGTAATATTTCATGAAAAAACATTAGAAAAAATGTTAGAGGTGTTTGAAAATAACAAAGATATTGCAATGGTAACACCATATGGTATATGTTACACCGCTTATAAAAAATGGGCATGTGAAAATCATTATTATGATAGTTTTGCGGTTCAAACAATTAACAAAGCAATAACATGGGAAAATAACAATAACGCATGTATGTTTGCTCAATGTAAAGTATGTTGTATCAAACGACAATTAAATAATAATAATATAGATAAGTCACATCTATTTAAAATGGATACAGATTTAGAATATGTAGATTCTGCTTTTGGTGGATTTTGTTTAATAAAAACAAGTGTTTATAATAAAGTTAAATGGGAGAATACTATATGCGAACACCATGGGTTTTGTGAAAATGTAAGACAGTTTGGGAAAATAGTTATTGCAAAAAAAATCAAAACATACACAACTACTCCAGAATATAGCAATTCGAAAGAATATGACAAAATAATAGTGCTTTTAAAAAATTATTATTAAAAAGTTAGTTAAAAATATATGGAAGAAAATCAGGCAAATCCGTCAATTAAACTAACTTATTGTGAAACCAAAATGACATTAGATAAAACAAAATATTCTGAAATATATTGTTGTGGAAATTGTAAATATTATCCAATTGATGATTTTGATACGATTTATAATTTAATCGTTGATTTACCAGAATTAACAGTCCATGATAAAAATATTATTTTAACACGATTTAAAAGAATATCAGTATTTGTATCACGTAATTACAAATCCATATATAAATATTATAATATATCAAAAGTATTTATAATTACAGCAGGAATAATAACGCCAGCATTAATGTCAATTAGTGGGTCTGAGGTAAATGGTACAGGATTCAATTCAATATTATTTATATTTATATGGGTATTACAATTATTTATATCAATTATAAATTCTTATATTAATTTTTATAAATGGGATAAAAAGTTTTTTTTGTATATGGCTTACAAAAATAAAATAGACCAAGAAGTGTGGTTGTACTTGGAATTGTCATCAAGATATGGTAAAATAAATAAACACAATCATAATGAAAGAATTACAAACACAGTATCACATGCGAGTAAATTAAAATTATTTTTAAATAGAATTGAATATTTATATAAAAAACTAAGAGAATCGGAATATGAAATAGAAATAACAGACGAAGATAATAAACATGACGAAAATAAACAGTTGGATGAAGATTTCTCACCGAGTTTTTTAACAACAATATCACCAAATGAATCGAACCAGTTATCAAATGGATCACCGACTAATACATCGCTTCACACATCGCTTCATACTAGGTCACATGTCACTAGATTCCCCCGATCGACAGAGCTTAATGATACACACGAAACTACAAACGAAACTACAAACGAAACTACAAACGAAACTACACACGAAACTACAAACGAAACTACAATTTCAACGAACCCGTATGATTCAAATATCGAGATGACCATATATAAAGGCGATGATACACAAATAATACCCACAATGTTACAATCGTTTATGTATATTAATAAATTATTTATTTTATCAGAAACACATGAGAAAAATCCTATCCCACAATACAAAGAAATATGCCGTAGTCATATTGATGCATTATATAAGTTAATATCACGATTAGCAACTTTTAAATTAAATAATTTAATAGAATATAACCAGATTATAGATGATAGGTGGCGTGAAATTATAAAAGAATTCCCACTACAAGTTACACGGGAAAAATATAACAAAATATTATGTGAATATATGGTTGTAGAAAAAATACCAACGACTTGTTATTGATTTTTAGAAAAAATACCAACGACTTGTTATTGATTTTTAGAAAAAAACCATTACATAAAGGCAAAATATACTTATAATAGTAGATAATAATATACGATGCAACTAGCCACTGATGTACACTTTAATAACGGCATACAACTAACCAATGATATGATTTATAAATTATTAATAGATATAAATGAAAAGGTAGATAAATTAAATAAAAAATTCAATAATACTATTTTTAAAAAAAGAGATTACAAAATTTCAATAAGACATTGTGATAATTATTTTGAATATCTAAATGAAAAAACAATAAGAAAATTACTAGAGACTAGAGGTCCATCTGCTGAATTTAAATTTTTCAAATTATTATTCCCCAAACAAAATGATTTACCATTTAGAATAGTTGGTAATAAAATGTTTTGTTATTATGATGGCGAGAGTTGGAATGATGATACTGTAAGTGAATCGCTCATAAAAATATTTTTAGGAAATGTAAAAAAAGTATATATGAAACTAAATACGTGCAATTATTATTCAAGTAATCCGCAAAAATTCATTGACAATCAGAAACATATATTTAAATTAATGAATGACTCAAAAACAAAAAAACTATTGTCGTTAATTTACAAAGAATACAAAGAATGCAATGGAAACAAAGAATAAATAAAAAACGGAAATAATTTATTTAAAGTAATAAATCATAATCAATAAATGTATTTTATAAAACATAGACCCATATCTGCCAACGACCTTGTATACAATAAAGAAATTTATAATATGATTCGTCATGTAGGATTAACAAACAACTTATTACTATATGGTTATCCAGGCTCTGGAAAAAATACCATATGTAAAATATTTTTAAGAGAACTATTCGGAGATGGAGTATTAAATATGACAGAGGGTGTATATAATATTGACAAAAAAAAACATATAAAATTTTATCATTCACCTTATCATTTTGAGTTTGATATTTGTAATTATTTAAATAAAGATAAATTATTTGTATCAGAATTAATTACAAGTTTATCATCAACAAAGAATATATTAACAAATGATTTCAAAGTGTTGGTGATAAAAAATGCAGATAAATTAATATATAATACACAGGCGATGTTAAGACGTATTATAGAAAAAAGTAAATCAAAATTTATTTTTATAACATCCAGATATACTTCTATAATTGAACCACTTAGAAGTAGATTTATGTGCGTGAGAATTCCTGCTCCATGTGAAATTCATATAAATACGGTATTAACAAATATAGCAGCCAAAGAAGGTATTAAATTATCAAAAAGGAATTTAACAACAATTAAAAAAAAAAGTAGAAATATGAAAGAGTTGATAACATTATTGGAGATGTGTTATATTAATGGGAAATTCAAGAATGTTAATTTTGATTATGTTAATAAAAATAAAAAATTAATAAAAATATTAAAAAAACTAAATATTACAAATTATCATAAATTCAAAGAACATATTTATGATATGTATTCAAATGGATGTTCATCTGGTATTGATTTTATTGAATATATAAAAACGATTTTAAATGAAGTATTGCCATTATTTGATGGAGATAATAACAATGAATTAAAAATAAAACTTGTAAATTTCGCAAGTATATGTGATATTGATGTACAATATGGAAATAAGCCCCCGATTCATTTTGAAAAATTTTTAATAAATGTATATTCGCTTATTTTAGACATAAAAGAAATTAAAGAAATTAAATAGTTAATGTTAATAAAAAATATCAATAATAAGATTATTTAAAGTTATAATTGATATTGTTAAATAACTAATAATGGAAACACATAAAACACATAAAACACATAAAACACAAGAACAACAAGAACAACCTAAAATACAAGTTGCTGATAGAATTAATGCTGTAGTAAAATTCGGACACGTAGAAGGATCTCAAAGAGGAATTAATTTAATGAAACCTCCGATAGAGGTTAACGACGTTTATCATTGGATGCGGGATGATTCACGCACTGATACCAAAGTACTAACACACCTTAATAATGAGAATGATTATACTAAAAAAATGATGGAACCATATGAAAAGTTAACAGATGAATTATTCGAGGAACTTAAATCACACGTACAAGAAACATATGATAGTTATCCTTTTCCGCACGGCAAAAAAGGGTGGGATAGTGATTATTATTATTATGTAAAAACGATTGAAGGTAAAAGTTATCCAATGCATTGTAGAATAAATAAAACAACAAATGAAGAAGATATTTTATTAGACGAGAACATATTATCAAAAGGAAAAGAAACATTTGATCTTTCTGGATTTGAAATTACAACAGATCATAAATTAATGAGTTATGGTGTGGATGAATCTGGAAATGAAAAATATCAATTAAAAATTATTAATATAGAAACACAAGAAGAAGTTGAACACACTATTCCAGAGTTGACATATTGTAGTTATTTTTGGCATGAGACCAATAAATTTATTTTTTATACATTGGGAGATTCTGCTAATAGAATGAACCAGGTATGGAAATATACAGTTGGGACAAAAATACATACAAAGTTATATCAGAATGATGATCCATTGGTAAATGTCGAAATTTCACAATCGGGAGATGAACAATATTTTTTTATTTCTGCAAATAGTTACGATACAAGTGATATTTATTATTTTACAACAATGAATGATACAATTAAACAATTTACATCGAAAGTTAAAGGTGTATTATATAGTGTATATTATCATGAAGGTACATTTTTTATTGTGACCAATAAAGATAATAGTAATAACTTTAAAATTATGAAAGCATCCGTTGATTCAATTGACAACTGGCAAGATTTTATTCCTTACGATGAAAGTAAATTTGTAGAAGGTGTTGTTGCATTGAAAAATAATATTTTAATTTTATATAAAGAAAATGGGGATAATTATATTAATGTAATTGATTATAAAAATGGGAAATATAATATGACAGATCGTTATAATATTGAAATTGACGATGATAATGATGACGATAATGATGACGACAAAGATGACGACAAAGATGACGACAAAGATGACGACAAGTATGAAATTAAAAACATATCTTATGTCCAGGTTGATATTTATAATACAGAACGAATTATATATTCACACAACTCCCTGAATACCCCTACCACATTATATGAATATAATTTAGAAACAAAACAAACGACATTATTAAGACAAAGTCCTGTGCCAAATTATGATAAATCATTATATAAAACAGAGAGAATTTATGCAACAAGTCATGATAATATACAAGTACCAATATCACTTATTTATAGAAGGGACTTATTTAAGAAGGACGGTTCAAACCCCTTGTATCTTTATGGGTATGGATCGTACGGCCATACAATAAATCCGAATTTCACTAAAGGAAAATTACCATTAATTGATAGAGGTTTTGTTTACGCAATTGCTCATGTAAGAGGTGGAAGTTTTCTTGGTTATAAGTGGTATGAAGATGGTAAAATGTTAAATAAAATGAATACTTTTAAAGATTTCATTGCATGTGCTGAACATGTAATAAAGGAAAAATATACAAATGATAAGGGAATCACTATTGATGGAAGAAGTGCTGGTGGTTTATTAGTAGGTGCGTCAATGGTTATGCGCCCAGATTTATTTAGAACAGTTATAGCAGGAGTACCATTTGTAGATGTGTTAAATACAATGTGTGATCCAACAATTCCATTAACAACACCTGAGTGGGAAGAATGGGGAAATCCAAATCAAGAAAAATACTATGAATATATGAAACAGTATTCGCCTTATGATAACATAAAAGAAGCAGATTATCCTAATATATTAGCATTGGGTGGATTAAATGATCCTAGAGTTCAATACTGGGAACCAGCAAAATTTATTGCAAAAATTAGACATTATAATAAAAGTAATAGTTTGATTCTGCTTAAAACTGAGATGCACGAGGGTCACTTTGGAGGTATGGATAGATATAAATATCTTAAAGAAAGTGCATTCCAGCATGCATTTGTATTACAATCGTATTGATTCCAATCGTATTGATTCCAATCGTATTGATTCCAATCGTATTGATTCCAATCGTATTGATTCCAATCGTATTGATTCCAATCGTATTGATTCCAATCGTATTGATTATAAATATCAATATTAAGTATATTATAATTAATGGATGCATTGTGTAATTCAACACAATTATTGTTAGTAAATATAAAAGAACCAGATGAATGTATCATATGTTTAGAAGATTATAATGCAGATATAGATGAAAGTTGTGAAATAAGCGAAACATTTATAAATAAGAAATGTAAATGTAAATATCATATTCATAAAAAATGTTTAATTCGATGGATGAATATCAATAATATCAATAATATCAATAATATCAATAACAAAAATACATGTTTAATATGCAATAGTAGTATTACATTAAAAGAATCATGTAACGATATGTGTGCACGTAATATTAAACATATTATTTTACATATTATTAAACATAATATGCTTGTGATATTATTAATATTAGGGTGTATTTTTTTAATGTATTTGTTAGTATCAATGTACTTTAAAAATACTTAAAAAAAAATTAACAAATATAGTATAAGTATGGATTATTATAAAATTCTTGAATTAACAAAAGATGCATCTTGTGATGAAATAAAAAAAGCATATCGTAAAAAGGCAATGAAATTGCACCCTGATAGAAATAAAAATAATAAAGAATCTGAAATGAAATTTAAAGAACTAGTTAGTGCGTATAGGGTATTATCAGACCAAAAATTAAAAAGGCAATATGATTTGGGAATATTTTCAAATTCAAATGGTTCATATGAACATGATCCATATGGTGATATATTTAGTTCAATGGGAAATATGGAAGATGTTTATTCGATGTTTAATGAGATGATGGGTGATTTTTCATTTGGTGTTAATACAAAATACGGTGTTAACTTCAAATTATATAAAGAAAATAAAGAAAATAAAGAAAATAAAGAAAATAAAGAAAAAAAACGGAATAAGGGCGATGATATAAAATATAATATAAATGTTAATTTAGAGGATGTGTATAATTGTATAACAAAGCCGTTGAAAATAAGCAGAATGAAAAATTTAAATAATATTTATCAGAAAGATCCAAAAGAATTTAATTTAGATTTGTACAGAAAAGAAATAATTTTTTACAATGAAGCAAATGAAATTAATAACGAAAATAGTATTCCGGGTGATATAATTATAAATTTTTTTGATAAACCAGATCCCAATTTTAAAAGAATCAATACAAATGATTTGCTTTATACAAAAGATATATCACCGATTGATATTTACCAAGATAACACATATAATATTAATATGTTAGATGGTACTATTTTAATCGTACATATAAAAAGAGACACTTTATTAGAGTCGAGATTAATTGAGTTTGAAAATAAAGGATTGCCAAACCCAGATTTTACTAAACTCGAATCTCCTGATATTAGAGTACCACGGGGTAAATTATTTATATTTTTTAATATTGTATTTCGAACACTTGATCATAAACAAATATCAAGATTGGAAAAAGTTTATAATGAAAAGATAGATATTATTAGGACAGTCAAATATAATAGTGATTTCAATATTGTTCAATTTAAAGATATTATAAAAGATGTAATAATATAAATGGGAGACTGGATTATCACATATTTTAAAGGGGTCACTGTTTACGATGAACCTGTTTTTAATTCAAAAATAATTTGTAAATTAGAAACAAAATATTTAATAACCGAATTAGAAACACTTCATAATAATTATGGTTATTGGATAAAACATGATAAAGGATGGTCATTAATTTCAAATAGTAATGGAATGTATTTTATTATGAGAAAAGACATAATAATAAAAAATAAAAAAAACAATGAGTTAAATACATCAATTAATATGATAATGAAATCAATGATATAAAGAACAATATATGTATTAAAATATCATTTAATATCATATGTTTGCAATGCATAAAAAAATAAATAATATTGTACCAAAATATAATATTATTAAAACCAAATTACCATTAGATATAGAAGTTTTTGACACTTCATATATATCAAATAAAATATTATCAAAAATTAGTTGGAAATATGATACATGGGTTATTAGTTATGATAATAAAGTTCAAATTATAATTCATTCAAATAGTAAAATAAGTAAAAAAATATTTAAAATTATGGTTAAAGTTAAGAAATTTTTAAAAAACGATAAGGTATTATATGTTAATTTATTCTTAACAGATGAAATTAAGAAGTTAGACTATAGTAAAAATGAAATAGGTCCGAATGAAGTTAATAGTGGATGTACAATACATTTCACAAATAATTCGAATGGTAAAATTTTTATATGGAGGAAAGAGGAGATGGACAAGGTATTAATTCATGAAATGTTGCATAGTTTGAAAGTCGATTACGGTAATCCACATAATGTTAAATCAGAAGGACATATTGAGGCGATGGCTACATTGATTAAAATAATGTTAAAAAATAAAAAACACAAAGATGTTGTAACTGATATGGGGAAACAGAATAAACATTTTAAGAAACAAATGGATAAAATATCAAATTATGTAAATAATAATACTAAAATTACAACACATGTACAAGAGTATTATTACGACAAGGCACATGTATTGAAAGATCTTGGTAAATTTGTAAAATATTTAAATAATAATAATTATAAATATAATGAAACAGAATATAATGAATTATTAAAGGGTAATACAATAATTGAAACATCAAGAGGAAATGTCATAAGAAATGTCATAGGAAATGTCAGAAGAAATGTTAGAGGAAATGTCAGAAGAAATGTCATAGGAAATGTCAGAAGAAATGTTAGAGGAAATGTCAGAAGAAATGTCATAAGAAATGTTAAAATGAATATGATGTTATAACAATTATATAAAAAAGGAAAAATATATTAATTTATAATTAATATATTTTTCCATTATTAAATGGGAATTAAAAGTTTAAAAACACTAATTGAAAAGTACGCCAAAGAGGCAATTACTGAAAAACATCTAAATACATATAAAAATGAAATTATCACAATTGATACTAGTATATATATGTATCGAATAAAATATAGTAATAATAACAGATTTATAGAGGGTTTTATTAAACAAATTATTAGATTATTACGAAATGGGATTATACCAGTGTATATATTTGATGGAAAACCTCCAAAAGAGAAAAAAAATGTTTTACAAACAAGAAAAGATAAAAAAGTTATATTAAATGACAGAATTAAAGAAGTTGAATCACTAATTAATCAAGCGACTATCTCACCAGAAATTTTAAAAGATATTAGTAAATTTAAGGTAAAGGAACTTGTTGATGGGGCAGAGAGATTGTGCACCATTGATGATTTAAAAGAAGAATTTGTAAAATTAAATAAAAGAAATATTTGTGTAAAATGGACAGACTTTGATAAATTAAAAGAATTATTTGGTCATATGGGGATCCCATACATTGTTTCAAATGGTGAAGCAGAAACATTGTGTGCAAAATTATGTAGATGTGGTATGGTGAAGGGATGTTTATCAGAAGACATGGATTGTTTGCCAAACGGCGGAACAATTTTTTTAAGAAAATTTAATTCGAATAAAAATATTGTAAATGAATTTAATTTAAATGTTATTTTAGAAAAGATGGAAATTACATATGAACAGTTTGTTGATATATGTATATTATGTGGATGTGATTATTGTCCTAAAATTTCAGGAATTGGTCCTGTTAATGCTTATAAATTGATAAAAAAACATAAATGCATTGAATGTGTATTGAATAATTTATCTCCTCGAAATATAGTTCCTGAAAATTTTGATTATCAAAATGCAAGAAATTTATTTATTTGTGAGTACGATGGAATATGTGAATTGGCAGAAGATATGATTTTGAAACAACCCCATATGGAAGATTTGGTTCAATTTATGACTGATAACGAAGTATCATCGAGAACTTATAATATTATTACAAAAAGTTTAATTAAGTATTATAAAAATATAATATAGATTATTATGTTTTATTAAAGTTTTTGAAAAAACATAAATATAATTGAAAAAATATAAAAATTAAACACTTTTTTTAGCCAATACGATTTACTGAATAGAAGTTATAATGTTCATAAATATATACATTTCTATTAAACTCTTTTTCAAAAAGTTTCGCTTTATGAGAATCTGGAATATTAAAAGGTTCTAAATGTATATTTTTTTCACTAAATTTCCATTTATTGAATTTGTCATTGTTTTCATAATTTTTACAGGAAGTAATGCATATAAAATCAAATTTATTTTTAATATTATTCAGAATCTTTATTATTTCAGAATTTTCGAGGTGAAATATTACATCTCTTATTAATATCATAGACACTTTATTAAATTCTGAGAATTCTGTTATATCTTCACATAAAAACCCTTTATTACAGTAATTGATTTTATGAGAATCTATTAAATTATTAACAATATCAACGCCTGTATATTGGATATTATCATCCAAAAAAAACTTGGTTTTTGACATCCATGTTAAATCACCACACCCCAAATCTAAAATAGAAGTACAATTATTTCTATATATAAAATCTTCTAATAATGCTGTAATTCCCCTAGTATTTTCTAATGAGGAACCTGGTCCAGAAAATGGTATATTTGGATTATTACCATTCCATATACCATTTTTATAAATTTCTGAAAATACGTTTTTATTTGTGTAAATATTTTTTTTTTTGAAAAGTAGAATTTCATTTCTATATTTAATGTTTTTTTTCATTTGAGGAAAATCATCTAATCTAAATAAATAATTATTAACTATTAGTTTATCAATTAATTTTTGAACATATTCCATATTACTATCATCGAAAATTACTAAAGCATTATTTTTTAATAATGGCATTATATTATAAAAATCTTTTTCGTATGTATGTTTAGTACCATGTATATGAACTAAATCAATCTTTAATTCAATATTTTTTTGAACAAACTTAGGAACTTCAATTAAACACGACCCTTCAATAAAGATAAAACGTTCTTTATAAATTTTTTTTAAAATTGATGCTGCTTTATTTACATATATTTCAGGATGAATATGAGGACACGGTGGATAATGTTCTGCAATATCATTAGCATATATTTTCAGATTTTTATTACTATTTAATGCTAAAAACGAACTATGTCCGCCATTTAAACCAATTTCAAACATTATTTTACTTTTTTTAGATGCTTTTGATAATCTCTCTCTCTTTTCTTCACAATCTTTAAGTAATTTTGAATTATAAAAAGGAGGATTTGTTTGATCATGATCATAAAATAGATTGCCAAGTAAAACGGGTTTAACATTATTTTTTTCTAGTTCATATTTTAAAGATAAATTTAATAAATTTAAATTTTTTATAAATGATGGATCTCTATTACCAAAATAATTAGTTTTTCCTGAATTATCAAACGATTTATTAATAAAATAATTAATAGGCATAGTTCCATTTAATATCTCATGGATGTGTTTATTTTCCAATGCTTTATATACAGAATTTACCAATACTATAAAAGGTTGATAGTTACGGATAATATTTTTATAATTATCATATGGCTTAGTAATAAATTCTGTAACACAATTATCCCAATTAACAGGATATACATTATCTAATCCTTGAAATATTTTGTAATTTTTGAATAAACCAGGATTTGAATTAAATATACCTTCTAACATATCATTTCCAATATCACACCATCCTATTTTTCCTTTTGTAATATCTAACTTGTTTCTTAATTTATTTTTCCAATATTTCATAAAACAAGTTCCTTTTTTACTTCCAAAAATACCATTCCATAATATATTATTATTTTGTTTTATTAAAAATCCATCTTTGTTATCTATAATATCAAATAAACTATCTAACGAATCTAAAACAAGCGTATCTGAATCTAGCCATATACCACCATAATCACAAATAACATTTACTCTAACATAATCTGCTTGATGAGCTGGGAGTAAATTGTAAAAATAGTTTGGTATATTACTGACATAATTATGAATATTTTCGGGTGTAATTAATATTATATGGTAACCTATCCCATTAGTTGAATGTATGTAAATTAAATTTCTAAGAATAGAAATTAGCTTGTATTCTTTTCCAGTCCAATATATAAAAATATTTCTTTTTTGTAATGTCATTATTTATATAATATTATAAATATATTTTTTTATAAGAGGGAACGTTTAAAATTCAAAACAGGCTACAATTATGGTTTTTAGAAAAAGTAACAAGGTTATGGGTGAAAAATAATTAACTTTATATATTTATTTTATATTATATAGATATATATAGAATGAAGATAGAAATAATATCACTTGAAAGAGATTTGAAGAGACGATGTAGATGTTTAATGTTACAAAAACAAAACCAACAAATAAATATTTTTAATGCGATTGATTGTAAAAATACAGAACAAATTAAAAAATTATGTGAAGATAATAAAATAATAAGCAGTTTATCACCTCACAATGCGTGTACATTGTCACATATAACAATATTAAAAAACTTTATAAAATCAGATCAACCATATATTATAATACTAGAAGATGATTGTATTTTATTACAAAATTTACCAAATTGTGATAATGATATTGATAATATGTTAAAAGATATAAATACTGATTATGAAAATACAGATATATTATATTTAACAGAAAGAATACATTTTAATAAGAATTATGAAGTTACGCATGCAATTGGTACAGAAGGGTATATTGTAACAAAACATGGTGCAGAAAAAATAATAGAAGCAACATATTATGAAGAGATTCCGATTGATTGGATTATAGAAGCATATTGTGTATATGGACGACAATCTATCCGAGATCGAATAAATAATAGAAAGCCTCATATTAAAATCAGAGCTTTTAAAAGTAAAACCCCGTTTGTGACATGCGACTTTACATTAGAATCAAATATCATTGGGTAATACTCTTTTAGCACATGTTACCGGAAGTAAATACTTGTAAATACTTGTAAATACTTGTAAATACTTGTAAATAGCTGAATTTATTTATGACTTCGAAACAAAAAATGGAAAAATACTAAAGATAAAATTAATTTAAAAAAAAGCTTTGGTATTTTTCCATTTTTAATAAATATTATAATATTCGTTGAAAATTATAATATAATGGTTTTATGTTATTTACTATACGACACTATTAGAATAATTATAAAATATTAATGTTGTTTTATCCCGAGCATGATTCGCAAACATCATATTTCGTTGGATCAATTGTAAACTGCTGAGCCTGTACTTTTGGACGAGTTCTAATATAGTACGATCCTGTTTTTAATCCATTTTCCCAACCATAAAATAACGCACCTGTTAACTGACTATGACTTGGTTCTTCAAAAAATAAATTCATGCTTTGAGTTTGGCAAATAAATGCACCTCTATCAATACACTGTTTAATTAATGTTTTTTGCTTCATTTCCCACACAGACTTATATAACTCTTTTATTATATCAGGTATTTCTTTTATTGCCTGAATACTTCCATTATTTAATATAATTTTATTCTTTATTTCTGGAGACCATATCCCCATTTTTGTTAAATCTGAAATCAAATATTTATTAATAATTACAAAATCACCAGCCAATGTCCTTCGACTATAAATATTACTTGTAAATGGCTCAAAACATTCGTTATTTCCTAAAATTTGAGATGTAGATGCTGTTGGCATTAATGCAAGCAACAAACTATTTCTAACACCATATTTATCTATTTTTTTTCTTAAGTTAACCCAATTATGCATTTTAGAAGGGGTTACATTCCACATATCAAACTGAAATTTACCCCTTGACAATGGGCTCCCGTCATAAGTGGAATATGCCCCATCATTTTTAGCCAATCTACATGATTCTTCTAACGCAGCAAAATACATTGTTTCAAAAATCAATTTATTTAAATCCATTGCATCACTTGATTCAAACGGGAATCTCATTAATGCATATGTGTCAGCCAATCCTTGCACACCTAATCCCAATGGCCTATGTTTCTCATTTGAGATCTTTGTTTCAATTACTGGGTAAAAATTTAAATCAATTATATTATTTAAATTACCAATAACTACCTTTACAACTGCCTTTAATTTATCGAAATCATATATAGGCCTTATTTTAACTGATAATTTATCATAGTTTCCTATATATACTCGTGGTTTGTCATTTTCCTTATAAAAAATTTGCGGAACTTCCTTTATATCTATTTGATTCTCCAGATAAAATTGTTCTCTTTTTTTATCGTCATCTAAACACACATACTCATAATCATAATCATCTAAAATTAATTTTGCTAATTTACAATAGCTGCATTTTGTTTTACCGTATATGGTAAATTTACCGGTCATAATAACTTTATTGACAAATTTACACAAGGGGATACTTGCCAATGTACAACATGCATATTCTTTGTCATCAGAATATTCCACAATTTCTGCACACAAATTCGATGATTTAATAGTACCGAGATTTGATTGATTGTTTTTATTATTAATATTATCTTTGAACAAAATATATGGAGTACCTGTTTCTATTTGCGAATCAATAATATTTTTCCATATTTCCCTGGCTTTAATTACTTTTTTACTTTTCCCATCTTTTTCATATTGAATATAAAGATCTTCATATTCTTTTCCAAATTTATCAGTTAAATGTGGACATTCATCGGAATCAAATACAGACCAATCTCCATCAGATTTAACTCTTTTCATAAATAAGTCGGAAATCCATAATGCCAAAAATAAATCTCTACATCGTTCATCCTCATTCCCATGATTTTTACGTAATTGTAGAAACTCTAAAATTTCAGGATGGTGTGGTTCTAAATAAAATGCGATTGATCCGTTTCGTTTACCGCTATTATGAACCAATCCGCCATGTGTCAAATAATTATGATTATCATTGATCTTTAAATCATACACACAACCCTTATAATTAACTTTTTCTATTTTTTGAATTTTAGAATATATTATATTATTGTGTATGAAATAGTGTTCGTTGTTTAAATATAATGTATATTCATCATTCATTTTTTCACCAGATGTTAAAATTCCAATTTTTAAAAATAAATATCTTAGCCCATGAATCAAAATTTTATTAGACGACTTTACAAAAATTGGACCAACACCAAAAAACCCTCTTATAATTTCAAATGTTTTTTCTTTTGGTAAATTTAAAAAGCGTTCCTCAATATAGGGTAATCTTGAATATCTTAATTCATTCCCATAATCATAGCACTCCTTGTAACCAATGTTATCGTTGTCAATAATAGTTGTTGGAATTGGTAATACTAAATAATCTATATTCTCGTTAATATCCGACGCATCTCTAAATTGCGCAACCTGGATGTTATCTTTCAATAATTTAATTGTTGTATGAAGGTCACTTCTACCTCTTAAAGTATAAATTTGATGAACTTTTGTACATTTTATTGGTTCAATTGAATTATATGAATAAATATGTAATATTGTTTTATTAATATTGTTTTCGATTTTTCGAAAAACTTGTTTAAATGAACCATCCTTTGTTATTACATAATCATTCGCCATAACATTTTTAATCATCTTGGGACCACTTTTTGTATAAACAATGGTATCTGGAACAAAACACTGATTTATATGTTTTGCACATTCGTTATAAACTCTGAGCATCGGTATTATCCCATTGCTTTTACCATTTGTACTTCTAATAACAGCATTCTTGCTTCTAATATCAGAAATATGAACCCCAATCCCACCAGCCCACTTACTAATAGATGCACAATCCCCAATATTTTTATACATCCCATCCACTGAATCATGTGTACCTAACAAAAAACATGATAATAATTGTTGCCTTGGCGTCCCAGCATGAAATAAAGTTGGAGTTGCATGTGTAAAATATTTTTGCGACATTAAATTATAAGATTCAATTACCTTTTTAATATTAGTTCCATGAATCCCAAGAGAAACTCTCATAAATAAGTGCTGAATTCTTTCAACAATTTGTCCATCAACCCTTAATAAATATGCTCGTTCGAGTGTTTTATATGCAAAGTAGTCAAATCCAAAATCTCTGTCATATTTAATGACATTATTTAGTTTTTTTTTATTCTTCATTGCAATGTTGTACACTAATGTAGAAATTAGCGGCGATTTTCCCCCATGGATATCAATATTATTATATAAAATCCCAATTACTTCTGAGAATGAAGGAGATGTATTTTTGTGACTATTTGATATAATAATTCTAGATGCAAGTATTCCATAGTCCATATTAGTTGTTGCGAGAGATGCGCAAATTTGAGCTGCTAATTCATCTAAATCACTAGTTTTAACACCATCATAAATTCTTGAAATTACCTTTTGGGAAATAATAATGGGATCTACACTAAGACCATTGCATAATATTTTAATTCTGTTTTTAATTTTATCAAAAGATACTTCCTCTTTTGTTTTATTTCGTTTACATACGTGCATATTAATATAATTAATTCTCATTTTTTTAAATAATATTTTTATAATAATAATATATAGAAACAATTCACGTGTTAATATATGGATCAATTGATTATGAATAACATACCAAGAGATTGTATACTTGAAATATTTGGGTATTTAGATATAACAGATAGTTATAATTTTTATAACTGTCTGGAAAATATATCATTTGACAATTTACTTAAAATAGAACATATAAGTTTTAAAGAAATAATAAAAGTAATAAATCACACAAAAATATTAAGTTTTGTTTTAAAATTTACAAAACATATACAAAAGAAACATATAGAAAGATATATTATAATATATGGAACTCCATACACTATTATTAATTTAATTAATAATAATATTTTCAAATTGACATCGTATAATTATAATTATTTAATAAAGCACAAAGGATATAATATTATAGATAGATGGGTCAAACATATAAGATAAAATAAAAATATATGAATAAATATTATTTAATATCGTCCAATATCTTAAAATCATATAACTTTAATATGCAATTATTAAAAAATATATTTTCATCATGATCCTGAATAATAACACCATCGCTTCCTGACTGAGTATAAATTATAATAATTTTAATATTTTCATTTAACTTTATAATTTTTGATTTTAGATTATCATCTATTATGTGATAAACAATTAATAAATTAAAATTAGTTGTAATTGTAGCTAATTTATTATATAATTTAATAATATTACTTAATAATTCTTTTGAAATTTGTTCTCTTCTATTTACAAATGATACAATAAATAATTTATTTTCTTTTTTCTTTGTTAATATTCTAAATCGATTGACACATCTAACAAAATAATTATAAGCATCATTATCCAATATACAATGATGATTAAAAATATGACCACCATATACTTTATGACCTGATAAACTTTCATGTATTTCATGTGGAATATGTAAATTTCTATCTAAAAAAATTTTAAAATCATTATCAATACAATCTATTATCATATCATGATTAGAAAAAACCCAATCAAATGGGAAAGAACATTTTTTCATTTCCATTTGTTTTATACATGAAGCAGTCTGACATAAAGTACCCAATGAACAAATATAATTTATTGTTTTCATATATGTTATATAAATAATATTTTCGTAATTTAAATAATTTAAATAATTTAAATAATTTAAATAATTTAAATACGGCTTCGTGGATAAACCAAATACAAAAGACATAAAAGACATATAAAAGACATATAAGATAAAATATAAATATAAATATAATATATATGAATAAATATTATATTATACTATTACTTGCATTTTTATTAAAATCATTTGCAGGGATCCCAATATTGTTAAGAATGTATAAGACACATGATACACAGGTTATGCCATATATATCTTTAATTATGATATTAACATCCTCGTTGTTATTATTGTATGCGTCTATTTCAGATGGATATGTATTACATTCTATTATATTTTTATTATATTTTAGTGTATATGCATTAATATTAGCTTATAAGTATCATTGTGACAGTATGTAGAATAAATTGTAATAAATTGTAATAAATTGTAATAAATTGTAATAAATTGTAATAAATTGTAATAAATTGTAATAAATTGTAATAAATTGTAATAAATTACACATCAAATAAACATAAATTTACAATCTCATTTTTAATCTTGTTCTTAATATTGTTCTTAATATTGTCCTTAATATTGTCCTTAATATTGTCCTTAATATTGTCCTTAACCTTGTCCTTAACCTTGTCCTTAATATTGTCCTTAATATTGTCCTTAATCTTGTCCTTAATCTTGTCCTTAATATTGACTTCAATATATGGGATCTTTTTAACAGATCCTTTTCCAAATGAAAATAAACAATTAGTATCGATATGTAACGTAGTTTTAGCCTTTTTAACAGATTTTTTCCCAAATGAAAATAAACAATTATCATCGACATGTGGTGTAACTTGTGTTTTTTTTCCAAATGAAAATAAACAATTAGCATTATCATGTAATAATTCTTTCTTCTTTGGATGTTTGTCATTGAATGAAAACAAACAATCCTCTGGTATGGGTGGAGGGGCAATTAGTTTTGACGTTTTGTCATTTTTGTCATTTGTGTCATTTTTTGTTGTTTTTACAAAATTTAACATGGACGTGTCAATGAAAATTTCACCTTTTCTGTCTTTTTGTTTCTTTTTTTTTTTAGCAAGATCTTCGTCAATTTTTAGTTGCCCGATGCCTTTATCTCGATAATACATTACGTCATCCCAAAATTTTTTCAAAACAATATGGGCTTCTGCAAACCATTCCATGTCCCTATAAATTGGAATGCATGATACTTGTAATAAATTCCAAAAAGTATATTCTACTAAAATATAATTAATATCACTTACAAATTTAACAGTGTTTTTCCATATATCGAATTGTTCTTTATCAATACCTAATTCGCTATATTCAAACTCGTATTTTTTAGTTGTTCTATTTAAATAAACAGCAATAATACCTTTCTCTAATCCAAGCTTATTATAGAAATAATTATCTTCAAACTCAGACGCAAAATACAAATCCTCATTTGTTTCCTCGAATTTACATTCCATGAAATCACATCGATCTAATTCACACACTTCTAATTGCCCTTGAACTTGGTCTACATAATATCTTGGAGGAATCCCAGTAATTGTTCTTCTATACGGGCATTTGATTTCAAGCATTATCCCATCTTTAGTAATTCCATCAGGAGAAGCTCCTAGAAATCTAATTACAGGATGCTGAATGCATCCAAATTCTATAATTTTGCATTTATTCCGATATTCATAAATCATTGTTGCTGATTCTTCATATTTTTGCCCCCAATTTGTGGCAGCATTTCCTCTAAATGTGCTAATTTTTGTTACTTTTTCTTTTAACACTTTTTTTCTACTTGAATATTTATTATTTCCAAGCACAGAACCCCATGAACTTGCTGTAATAAGATCTTCTCTAAATGCAAACCACTCAGGTGTTCTTTGTTCTGGTTGGGGTTCTCCTTGTAAATGTATAAATTGATCTCTTAATGCGTTAAGCCTTTCTGGTGTAGGCGGTGGTATGTTTTTGTCATAATAAAATGGTGTACTCATGTTGATTAATTATTAAATATATAATTATAATTAATAATCACTTTTTATGGTATAATTAATGCAAAAAAACCAAAAAAATTTAATCCAATTACAAAAATAGATAAATATATTAAGGCGTGTTTTAATTGTCTATTATCACGTGAGATAGACCCGTCTAATCCATCTGAATCCTCGTCATATCCAGTATCAATGTCAAATGTTGTTTTATATATAGGTTTTGTATAATCTAAAGAAGACCTATACCTTAACCCAGTATCAGTGTCAGTCCAATCATCAATTTCATTATAAAATCCACTTTCGTCAACATTGTTATCAATATAATCGACGTTATCGACGTTATTGTCATCGTCGTTGTTATCATTATCATCGACGTTATCGACGTTATTGCCATCATTGTTATCAACATTATCATTATCATTATCATCATTACGAGTATCGCTTAACAGTTCATCTATTTTCTTGTCAACTCGGTCTTTATCAGATAAACTATTTGGGGCGGTTTGAATTGATGTATTGTTAGATGTATTGTCGGATGTATTGTTAGATGTATTGTCGGACGAATTGTCGGACGAATTGTCGGACGAATTGTCGGACGAATTGTCAGGCAACATGTATTTATATATTCCATTCCCCATTATATTTATATTTATATAAATTAATCTTTATATAAATATGCAATGAGGATTCCTTTTATAAAAATGTAATAACTGGAATATAATGACCAAATATACAATTGACAACATACGATGCCATTTTTCGTTCAAATAGACGACGTACTATTTTATAATTGGAATCGATCTCTTTTAGAATTTGAATTATATTACACATAGGGCCCCAATTGCTATGACACGTTAACGATGAACATGCAAAACATTTATGTTTATTTATATTTTTTAAATCTGGTATATTTTTACAACCTAATAGCGATTTATATTTATGATTATTAACAAATACTTCAGGACATTTAAATGGATAATCAGGCGTTATTTTAATTGTAATAGTTGAAATATTTTTTAATTTCAATAAGAAAATCAGTTGTATTTTTTTAATATTTATAAGAGTTGGTTTATAAAATCCTTCACATAATCCTGATCTATTTGATTGTGTTAAAAAATAAAACATTTCCTTTCGAACTCTCTTACTTGTTATAATAGATAGTTCTTCTTGTATTATATCGGTCATATATATAATTATAAATTTATACTTTTAAATAATATAACTTTAAGGATTTGTTAAGGATTTGTTAAGGATTTGTCGAGAATGATGGCAATCCTCTGGTCAAATCAAATAACCAATGATTTGGACCCGAACGAATATTATTTGTAGTAATTATATTATTTGGCCAATTTTGATATGATTTCATTGGCTTATCAAGAGAATAAGTATGTCCTGGGCATTTTGTTGTTGTTTTGGGAATATTTGTAGTAACCCCCAATCGATTCCATGTAAATGGTACAGGTGTACATGGCCAATTATATGCAGATTTTTGATCTTCTTTATTAATTTGAGGCCACTGATTTCTAACAGTAGATGGATATACATATCCAGAGTCAAATCCCTCAACAATTGAACTTTCAATTGAACTATTGCTACTCCCTGGGATTTTATTGGTTAATTTATGTGGATGTAATACTAATGTAGAATTTTCAATTGTTGCATAATTAATATGCAATTTATTAATTTTATTTGCTTTTATTGGATTAATTGATTTGTTCCCCAATACTTCATTTCCTGTAGGAATAACTTCTGTTGGCAATGGTATCATCTGGTCCAATGAAGGCATCCCTATATCATAATGCTTAAATGGATAATTTGTTGAATCTGTTACAGTTGTTACATTTTCAGATGTTGAATCATCTTTGTATAAAATTACATTAATTCTCATTTTGTATAATGATACTGATATTCCCTTTGTTTCAGCAACAAAAATTTCATAAATATAATTGACTTTATCGGACGAGTTAACACATTTTATTCTTCCATAATTTGTATTGATAAAATGATAATTTTTACAATTTATTTTATGAAGGACAATCTTAGTAACATTGTCTAAGTCCAACCTTATTTGTAATGGTGTTGTGGTTGGGATATAATCATTTGTTTCACCATCAACTGTTAATATTCCACTAAAACTTGATATATTTTTAAGTTTGGTATTAATTACATCAAGTGATTTTAAGTGACCCGGATTATTATAAAAATCATCTTCATTGTTTTTTGAAAAAAATACTAATAAAATGAGTACAATTATTGTAACCAATATTATTATTGTGTTATTCATATATTTATAATACACATATTTATAATACGCATATTATTTTATTATTTTATTATTTTGAAAATCATCTTTTGTTTTTTCTTCTTCTTTATTTTTTTAGTAACAACATATTCGTCGTTAACTAAATTTAAAAAATTCAGACTTTTTATTTTTTCAGTAAAAATATCATATTCAACATCCTTTTTATATATTCTTCTTTTAATAATTTCTTCATACATCGGCTTTGCTAAATTAATCGTATCTAAAAATTCAATCAATTTATTTTTTCTTATTTTAGTTGATAAATTTGTCCAAGTACATCTTTCAGTTTCATTATTTATACTACCAAACATTAAATCATTCCCAATATCATAATTGGGAATTTTTTTACCCTTCATCTGATTCAGATACTGTAATTTCCCAATTTTTGATTTAAACTTATTAACATCATATGATATTTTATTAATATCATAATCAATTTCAGAGTCTATCTTAATATTCTTTACGTTATATTTTTCAAATTCAAGCATCATTTCAGCGTTTATATTTTTTCTAATTTCATCAAAAAGTTCCATTATATATTTATAAATTCATACTTATAAATAAAAAAAGTATTTTTTTTATAATTGTTATTCTGTGAATAAATACTTGTTATTCTGTGAATAAATACTTGTAACGTGTATTTTTGTTTTCAATAAGAAGAAATTTTGCAATTGGTCCATCAAACGTTATATTTATTTCATCCTTGATAGTAAAGAACGAATTCTTTGTTATTTTATTAGAAATAATTATTTTACCATCTTTTATCCTCTTTCGTTGGAGAATAAAAACTTGTACTGGACATTTGAAAATTTGTGAAAATGCGATTATTTCTGGCAATCCACCCCATCTACCAGGGCGGTCTACTCTCATAAGTCTGGGATATCCTTTTCTTTTACCGCTTTTATATATAATACCAGTGTCTTCATATGTATAATCTGGATCTCCTGCAAAAATCTTGTATATTTTGTTGTATTGTGTTTTACATTTTATATTATGAGTTGTATTGACAATTTCTTTTATTGTTAATCCATTAAAAGAAAAATTGTAATTATTGACGATCCAATTTACAATAATCATTTGAAGTCTTTCTGCAATATATATTTGTTTTAAATATGATAAATACATATTCCTATGCTCGGGTACAATATACTCTAATATTAAATCTTCCATTTTTAATTCTTGATTATCATATATGTAATCTGCCATACACTTATATAAACATGCACTGTCTCCCAGATTGTTTTTAATTTTTATGTTGTTCATTTGCTCCATTTGTTAATTAAGTCCAACAATATTTATAAATTTACAAATCATTTTTTGTTACAAACAAATGTTTGCTGATTTTACAATAATGGTGTCCCCTTCCCGGATTCTGTTCTACATATAATACATTTATGACTATGAATAGTCAGCCATTCTTTTACACCCATTGAAAAATAATGATTACATGGTAATATTATTACAGGACTATCGTCATTGAATTCCTCTAGTGTTAAAGAACATTTTGAATTTTTTGGATATTGCATATCATCTTTTATATCACTGTATTTTTTGATTGGGAGTTTATTAAAATCTTCTTCATTTAAAACAACCCTCACATCTTCACCTATATTGCTCCCTCCTAATTGTTCGTTAGATTGACCATTAGATTGACCATTAGATTGACCATTTGGATTAGATACATAAGATGCATAAGATGTCAGAGATGAAATTGATAATAAATCCAAAATCGAATTTCTAATTTCATCTCTAAACGGGTCAGAATTTATTAAATTTGTAATATTAGACTGTTCGTTATTTAAATTTGTACCAATTGGTGTACCAGTTGGTGTACCAATTGATGTACCAGTTGGTGTACCAGTTGGTGTACTAGTTTGTCCATTAACTGATCCAATATGTGGCACACTAACTGGTTCGCTGCTACTCGTTAATATTGCATTTAAAAAATTATGAATATTGGTTCTTGATAAATTTCCAACATTATTTTCAGACGAATTACCCATTCCGATATCCTCGCTTTCTGGATATGACATGTCATCGTTAATGTCATCGTTAATGTCATCGTTAATGTCATCGTTAATGTCATCGTTAATGTCATCGTTAATGTCATCACTTTCGAGATCTGGCATGCTACTGTCACTTTCGAGAGCTGGCATATTGTCATAGTTAATGTCATCGTTAATGTCATCATCAATGTCATCGTTAATGTCATCGATATCATTAATAACTAGTGGTGAAGGGATTTGGTGTACAAATCTTCTACAATTATATTTATGTTGTATTTGACGAGCCATCTCACAGTCTGAAATCTCTCTTATATAATTAATATATTTATTAACAAATATAGATTCTACAATTTTATTATTTATATCTTTATTTCGAACATATGCCTTAATCTCAATTATATTTATATAATTAATTATATCAGTCATCGTTACATTAATTCCAATTGAATTGGTATACATCATAAATTCACCAGTATCTGCATTTTTTTCTTTAATAATAACATCGATGTTCTGAATAGCATAAATATAACTATTTAGAGTTGAAATTATTTTTGTTGTTAGTTTTCCGAAAGTATTACACTCTTCAAGTTTTATATTGAACTGAGTTACTTCATTTTTTGATATAAGTTTTAACATTTTATTAATATAATATATAATATTAAATTAATTTTAAAATCATTTTTTAAACATTTCATTATAGACACGATAATTGAATAATTGAATAATTGAATAATTGAATAATTGAATAATTGAATAATTGAATAATTGAATAGTATATAAAGATAATTAATTATAATTAAAATATATGAATACTCAGAAAGAAACAATTTCATCAGATGACCAGTCAGGTACACAATCAAATACACAATCAAATACACAATCAAATACACAATCAAATGCACAATCAAATACACAATCAAATACACAATCAAATGCACAATCAAATACCACGTCAAAAGACGATGGATTTACTATTTTTCGTCGTGTACGAACATCTCGTGAAGACAATGGGTCCAGGGGCAAAGGGAGAGGTAGAGGTAGAGGTAAAGGTAGGGGGAATGTAAATAGAAATGGAAATTATCGTAGAAATGAAAGAATGCGACTTCTACATGGTGTTGCAAATGGAGAGATTGATCCAGATGTTGCTTCTCGTCTTTTAAATAAAACATATTCACAACCACCCGCACGATTTCATCACACAGTTACCCGTGATGGGAAAGTATCAATTAATGGACTAGTTGATGGTCAGTCTATTGTTCTTTTCGTAGACGAGTGGCAAAAATTTTCAGCTTACCTTGGAGGAAACAACTTCAAAAATTTCATTGAATATAATGTTAGTAAACTTAAAACAAAACGCCCTTCTAGAAAACCACGTGTTAATTCAGATGTACAAAATAATAGATCGAATGATACCCTTGATACAGTTGATACAGTCGATACAGTCGATACAGTCGATACAGTCGATACAGTTGATACAGTCGATACAGTTGATACAGTCGATACAGTTGATACAGTTGATACAGTCGATACAGTCGATACAGTCGATACAGTCGATACAGTTGATGGGGTTAATGTAGTTGATGGGGTTAATGTAGTTGATGCTGTTAATTATATATAAGATGGGATATAAGATAGTATATAAGATGGCATATAAGATAGTATATAAGATAAAAAAAAAATAATTTCATATTATATAATATTATAATATGAATAAGGAAATGCGTGGAGTGATCCCCTGTAAAAAAAAAATATTAGTTATAGGGGACTTACATGGTGATTATAATACAACTATAAAGTGTTTATACAAAGCAGGAGTCATTGCAAAAGGGGTAACAAAGAATGGTATAATTATAAAAGATGTTAAATGGATAGGAGGGAACACCGTAATTGTACAAATGGGTGATCAAATAGACAGGGGTGGTAGAGGTTTTAATATAAAAGATGAAAATTCAGATTTAAGAATAATAAATCTATTCGCAGATTTACATTTACAAGCTATTATGGTAGGTGGTGGGGTTTATTCTCTAATTGGTAATCACGAATTAATGAATGTAATGGGTAATTTTGATTATGTTAGTCCGTTGGGGATAAGTGAATACGGAGGAGAATTAAATAGATATAACATGTTTAAACCTGGGGGAATGATTGCTAGATTATTATCAGAAAGATTTATAATATTGAAAATTGGAAAATGGATATTTGTTCACGGTGGTATAAGCATTAAATTATTAAAAAAATATAGCATTGCTGATATTAATATATTAATGAAAACATATTTACAGGGGAATATTAATTTAGAAAATGATACAAAGTTCAAACGAATGTTTTTACGACATGACAGTTTTTTATGGAATAGAAAAATGGCAAAAAAAAACCCGGACTGTAATCAAATATATAAATCACTTACAATGCTCGGATCAAGCTTCATTGTTATTGGACATACCCCTCAAGAGGAAGGGATCAACTGTAAATGCAATGGTTCGTTGTGGAGAGTCGATACAGGAATGTCAAAGGCATTCGGACATGGGTCAGAAGATAAAATGCAAATATTAGAAATTTTAAATGATGGTGAAAATGTTCATATAATAAATATTTAAGAAATAATTGCAACAAGTTTAAGCCATTTCAATAAGGCAACAATTAAACCAATACCCAGAGCAATAAGCTCATTGCGTGTAATATTAACATCGCCATTTTCATCACGATGAGGGGATAAAATATATACCATTTTCATCCAAATTAAAATTGATGTAATAATACCAAAAACAAGACCAACCCATTGAATTTTCGTTATATTCATAAAAAAATTTATTAATAACATATATATATAATGAAAGATTTTCTTAATGAGATTGAAAGAATGTTTCCTTTTTTGATTTTATTATATTTTGCATATAAGGCAGTAGATCACGGTGAACATAAATTGTTTATTGCATATATATTAAATAATGCAAGTAATCATATTTTAAAAGAATATATATTTAAACCCATAATGGGTAATAAAAGTTTTCCGTTACTTGGAAAAGGAACTCGACCTGTTGGTGCAAAAAACTGTAAGATTTTTTCAGATGGGACCATATCAAAAAGTTATGGTATGCCATCTGGACATGCCCAATCTATTGCTTTTTTTTTAACAAGTGAATTAAATAATAATTCAAATTATCTATACAAAGTATGCTTAACCATAATATCTATTTTTATGATTTATAGTAGAGTTAATTTGGGATGTCATACTATCCAACAGGTACTTGTTGGAAGTATAATTGGAATAATGTTTTTTTATTTTTATAATTTTACATTAATTTTACAATAATTTTACAATAATTTTACATTAATTTTACATTAATTTTACATTAATTTTACATTAATTTTACAATAATTTTACAATAATTTTACAATAATTTTACATTAATTTTACATTATTAATTAAAATGTTTCAATATATAATTAATTGTATTTTCATACATTTCATCAGATAGTTCTTTTTCATACTTAATCTCAGTTCTTACATTACGTATAATGTTATAGGTTGAAATGTCAATATTTAAATATATGCATATTTGATTAAGTTTATCTGGATCTGTTCTATCTCTCATTAATTTCGAAATATACAATCTATTACTTACCATTTCTCCACTATGGTCGTTAATTGTTCCAACAGGTTCATTCATTCCTCCAGTATAATTGTTCACTTATTCAATAGTATCGTTCGTTTTAATTTATTATAGTTATATTGTAAATATTGTAAATATTTTAATCTATGTAAATCTTATTTATAATTGTGTCATTTTTTTTACATTAAGTGTCATTATTAAGTGTCATTATTAAGTGTCATTATTAAGTGTCATTATTAAGTGTCATTATTAAGTGTCATTATTTTTACATTGTTCGTCATTTTTAATTGCTCCAATCTTAAAAATGCTTCTGTCATTTCAATTAATCTATCATTGCTACCTGGAGTATTATCATTGTATTTAATATGTTCTGCGTTAGTCTTAAGTGTAAACTTATTTTTTAGTGCGAATTCGTGTACATCGTCATTATACCGTAACTCTTCAAAAGGTAAATATTTATCTTTTTTATTATTAGTGTCATTGAAAGAGTTGTGGTCGTGTGCGTATTCGTGTTTTTGTTTTTTCTTAGCATCTATTTCGAACGTTACATGTTTTCTTTTTTTACATATTGTGTTTGTGTTTTTGTTATTGGATAGCATATTAAATATTAAAACAATAAAATAACCATTGGATGTTGAAGTATCATTTTTTTTAATATATAAAAATCAATAATCATTTTGATAAAATATACCTGGCTCGGGCCAGGCAGCAATGTCTATTTTATCATCAATATTTTGTGATTTAATCCATTCAATTATTTCACATGTTGATTCATTTATTAAATCAACATCTTGTTTTTGAAATTTTAATTTTCGAAATTCAATATTAAGTGCATATTTACTAAATATATATTTCTCCATAGTTTTATTTAAAAATTATTAATATCAGTTAATATTAATATATTTTAAGTGTCATTTTTAAGTGTCATTTTTAAGTGATATTAATAATATATAAATAAATAAAAATAAATAAATAATATGATCGGAAATATATATATTGCAAGCATGAATATGCGTGGTAAATGGGCAGAACCTATATTGGAAAAATCTATAAAAATTAATGTAACTAGTGCACAAGCAAAGGCTAGTAAAAATAGACTTGACTTCAGTCCAATGACACAAATTGTAAATGGATATAAAAAATATTGGAATTTTGAAAGTTATTGGCAATCTGGTAAAGTATATGAAGATATCCCTATTGAAAAAACTAAAAAATGGTGGAAGGAATTAAAAAAACCTAAAAGAAGGTTTCCGAATTCAAAAGGGAAGAAAGTATTATATGCATTATTTGATGGAAATAATGAAAAAATGGATTATATTACTTCTAGAAAAAAAGTATATGTTCCCGAATATTATGAATTAATTAAAGATAAAGAAATGATGATACATTGGAAAAAAAAATTAAACGATGGTTATAATATAACAGTATATGATTTCGATGGTCCTAGGACTAAAGATGGTGGTGTAATCTGTATTAAATTAACAGAAGAACTATTAATTGATAAAATCAATGATACACAATTTCCATTTGGACATGGGTATATTGTTGCTGCTTGTATAGCTGGCATATATCCCAATATATATATGATTTAAGTATCTGCTATATACATATCAACCTTCTCCAATAAGTGTGTTTGGTTCTGAGAATGATGTCATGATTAATTATATTCACCAATTTCATTAATAATATGTGTCATTTTTTATACATTGTTATACATTGTTATACATTGTTATACATTTAACAGTTACTTCCTTTACGATTTACACGAGCAGTCCGTCCATTCGGACAACACCCATGTCGTGTACCTGCACATCCGCCGATTAATTTTCGTGGATAACAATTACTTCCTTCTGGATCCTCTTTGGCAGTTTGTCTATCGGGACAGCATCCAAACCGTGTTCCACGACATCCTCCGATTATTTTTCTATAATGATGATGGGTAGTACGAGTACTTCTAAACATTAGTATTACACTCAATGTAATTAATATGATTAATATTGATAATAATATTGCAGATAATAATTCGTCCATTTTTATATTATATAGTGATAAATAAATCTAAACAAATAGTATAATGGAATTAGTATTAATATTTGTTTTATTAACGATTGCTTACATTGTTTACAGTAATTATGCTAATATTTTTGATTCAAATGAAGGGTGGGTTGATTATACCCAAGAACCTTACAAATATGTAAAAGAAGGGGCAGATCCAATACATTATTATAGAAGAGATCGATATAGAAAACCATATAGACATGGATTTAAATTTAACCAGTCGTACCCATATCATCATAAGGAACCTTTGCCATAAACAATCATCATATTTACCATTAAGGGCTGGATATAGTATGTAAAAAAATGAAAAATATTTATTTAATAATATTCATTTAAATAACAAATAATGTCAACACAAACTAAAAAAAATATAAGAAAGGGGTATAAACAATGTACCCTTTACAAAGGCGTAATTAAACATGTTAAAACTGGAAAATTCAGGTCTTTGTTTAACAATAGACTTTCAAGAGATTCATATACGACTGCATTAAATGCATCAAACTCATATGATATGAGAATCGTAAGCAATAATTCTAAATTAGAACTTAACTTTCCAGCTAATATACTTAAATATAAGCTGAAATTAGATAAATATAAAAATAAATATAAAAATAAAACGGATCAAATCGAACATATTGGATCAAAGCGAAAAAGGAATGATGGCGATCAAGTATCATCTCAAGTATTAAAGAAAAAAAAAATGATTATTACAGAATATACGAAGAGAACAATTGCGTTCAGTCAAAAATGGAAATGTAATTTATGCAATTCATTATTGGACCCTTCGTTCGATATTGACCATATTATACCATACCAATATGGAGGTCGAGATGATAAAACTAATTTTCATGCACTATGCGTAACATGTCATCGATATAAAACATACAGCATTGATTCAAAAATATTAAAACCAATTTTGGATGGAACCCGTGGAATTACATCTGGTACTATTTTAAATATTATCAAAGAAAGTTTTGCGAAGGACCATTCAGCAACCAATGTTAAAAGTGAACATATTTCATTTACAATAAATAAAGATGATCGCAAAATAACTGTATCATTTTAGGCAGAGATTAGTTTTTACATAATAATATGTCTTTTTAATTATAATTCTTTAACAAATAACTGTATCATTTTAGGCAGAGATCAGTTTTTACATAATAATATGTCTTTTTAATTATAATTCTTTAACAAATAACTGTATCATTTTAGGCAGAGATCAGTTTTTACATAATAATATGTCTTTTTAATTATAATTCTTTAACAAATATATTTATTTGTTAATTATTTAGTCACACTAATTCGTGTAAAATAAATATCATCCGGACACATATGTCCAACAAGCCCTTCTTCGAAAAACACACCTTTATTAGGACCGTCTATGCATATATGAGGACATATCCATCGTGATGTAAAATAATCTGCAATATCATCTACACTCACCTTTAAATTCATGAGATAATCTATTGTAGATGGTTCAAGTCTCGGGTTGAATACATCAGATATTCCATCTGAATATGAACATCCGATATATCCGTTTTTGACAAATCCTTCTATTGTATGGGACATTATATCCATTTTACAATTACGTCCTAAGCAGTTATACATTGAACATTTTGATAAACTTTGATTTTCCCACCCTTTCTTTATTGAAGGCACGGTAAAATATGCTTCTTTTGTTTGAGCAAATTGAAAAATTCCATCTTTATTTATTCCACGAGGAGATAATCCCCAAGTGCATTTATATTCAAAATCTGTCATTTCACCAGAAGATATTTTTTTACAATATACTTCATATGTTGGTATATTATCGTCATTTGACCACACAATTTCTCTATCATTATTAAATATCATAATAATAGAATCACCACACCATTCTACAAATAGGTCTCCTCCTGGAGTTATATTCATACGTGTATATGTGGCACCCGAATCATGTGTGTTATTTTTATTTATATCTATAATTAAATCTGAAGTAAATGTAGTGCTATCTAAATCATGTGTTGGTACAAATGATTCAATTATGTCACACATGGTGTTTAATCCGTGTCCATCGATTCCGACGGTTGAATTTGATGAACAAAATGCCATATCCTGATTTTTATCATTGCCTCTTACAGCAATTTCTGTTGTTATTGTTGTTTTTGTTGTTATTTTTGTTTCTGTTGTTGTTTCTGTTTTTGTTTCTGTTTCTTTATTTTTTATTAATGAAGTCATTTTATAAATTATGTAAATACATCGTATGATATATTAAAAGTCATTTTTTTATATTAATATAATTGTGTTATTTCAAGAGTGATAAGGTTCAACTTTTCCAATGGAGATAATAAAATATTAATATCCCATTTGTTATCTTTAATCATCGATTCGTAAAACCCATATCCAACGTCTCTTCCATATGAATTGGGGATAATTGTAATTCGTTGCCATTTATTGTTTTTATTAAATATAAAGTATGTATTTTTAATTTTTTTTAATGCACCATAAGTAACTTCATCTAATGATCTATTTACAAATATTTCATTTTTAAATAAAAATTGTGCCTCTTTTTCATCTAATTCTAACTTAATTCCTATATCCATATATCTCATATACCCGTAAACCTGGCAATATTTATACGGTATCGAATCTGTATATGTAATATCGTCATACGAATCTCTTCTCATATTAACAATAATTCTTCTGATGCCTTTTTCACTTTTGATATTTACAATATCTCCTGGGCCATAATCATCGACTTTAAAAAAATCAATATCAACATAAGAATTTATTTTACCATACATCTCGTCATAATAATGATATTGATTTGGACGAAGTGTTTTAACAAAATCATCAAATGTTTCTTCTATATCCCTTTTTTCATATATAACTTTATATGAAGATTCGATATAATCATCTTTTATACTATTTGGTGTGTTACACAAAGGGTTAAGTTTATCAGTATGATACTCTTTTGATGTATTTTTGATAAAATAATGCTTCCTAAAATATAAATATTTCAGAGAGTTAAGAGTATTACTTGTTACATTATCTATAATACGGATTTTACCGTATAATTGTTTAATTGCTTTTTGTTCGCAATCATAAAATTGTTTACTTTTTATTGTTATCATATTTATAATATATATTCGAATGTTAATTATGATTTAATATCATTTTTTATCGAATATATTACTGGCAATGTATTTGCATTTGCATTTGTATTTGCATTTGTATTTGCATTTGCTTTTGTATTTGCATTTGCTTTTGTATTTGCATTTTATTTTTTAGGTTTTTTAGGTTTACTATAGTTTACCATTAGAATAACATGGTCCATTTTATGACCATTCATTTTTTTAATTGCTCTTTCTGCCTCATTTTCTAAATAGAAATTGACAAATGCCATGCTATCTCCTGAATAATTCACAATAACCTTTACATTTCGAATTCTTCCAAATTCCTTAAATAGGTTATGTACTTCATCATCTGATATATCTCTGGGCAAATTGCGAATAATAAGTGAATTTTTTCTTTCTTTTTTCTTGAAAACAAACTTCCCCTCCGTTTTCACTAAACCAACTGCTTTTGCTTTGGGTTTATATGGATTCTTAAACATTTCCTTAAATGTAAGTGTATTGCTATCCTTCCCTATGATATTTTTATTATTATTTTTTGTAATATTCATATAATCAGGGCGACCAAGAATAGATCCATCAATATTTTCTATGAAAACATCTTCTTTTGAAATGATAGTAACCCCGTCATTCGGATTACAATATTTACCTTTACCTTTACCCTTACCTTTACCTTTACCTTTACCATTACTTGCAGCTCCAAATTTATTACGTGAATTTAACACAAACTTCTTTCGGTTTTGTATTCTTCTAAATTTATTTTTTTCAATTTTGTAATTTATGGTATTAACCTTTATTTTTTTAGTAATAACTGTAACAGTTTTATCTTCGTTTAAAGAAAAAGTAATATCTTTTCGGATACCATATTTATTCATCCGGGTTTCAATCACAAAATGTGAATTTATTTTTTCATTTTTCATATCTTCTATAACTTTTGCTTTATATTCATTCGTTATATAGGTATATTCATTGTATTTAGTACATGGTTCTTCATGTATTAGTATTTTTTCAGATGCAAGAGTTACCGTGTCACATATCTGATTGTTAAACGTATGTCTAATAATAATATTAGGATCATCAGTTTGTTGTTTGAAGCTGTAGGGCAGCGTTATTGTTTTATTTAGTATCTGATCTTTAATTTGACTGAGCAATTCATCAGATATTCTAATATTTGTGTGTTGTTGTATTTTTTTCATGTTAATTATAAATACAAATATTACAAATAATATCAATGTATAATCAATTTTTATAAAAACTGATTTATTTAATATTTAAAATATAAATTATATTTATAATTATCATGGACATAGCAGAAAAAAAAAATTTTTTTAAATCATATAAAACAGTATTAGAAATGCTAACTGATAGAGGACATGTACTTCCAGAAAAATTAACATTGGTATATCATGAGTTTGAAATACTATATGATGCAAACAATTTACATCTTTATACAGAATCTAACGATATGAAGATTTATGTATATTTTCATACATTAGCCAAGAGTTTTGCAAAGAAAGATTTTACATCAGTATTTGCAAGATTAAAGAAAGAATATGGAGATGATTTGCATATTATTTTTATTACAAAAGATAAACTAAATCAGACACTTTCGAAAGATATAGGGAGAATGAGTCAATGCGAATCATTTGTATTAAAAAGTCTTATTTTTAATATCACAAAACATTATTTAATCCCAGATGTTGAAATAATTAATATAGATGAAGAGAAAGAACTGTTAGAATCATATAACACAACAAAGGTAAAGCTTCCCAGGATTCTGATAACAGATCCATTAGTCAAATATTATGCAGCTAAAACAGGCAATATATTCAGAATTATGCGTCCAAGTAAAAATTCAGGAATGATATTATCATATAGATGTGTTAAATAAAAATATATTTATTATAAAATATATTTGTAATAATTATAATGAGTATATTAACAAGCAAAATAAAAACATTCAAAGGATATATTTCATCACCAGTCCCAATAAGCCATGGTGAACCACGAATACAATATGAAGACGGGCTACGAGGAGATTTATTAAGCTATGCTTCTGCTCCAAATGCATTCCAACGTGAATACCAAACAAAATTAGATACTAATAACTATTTACCACCCCCTCCCCGTAATCAACTCGCATCAGACCCAGTTAATTTTATGGCACGTAAAAATCCATATAAACAAAATGTTGGAATTTATGGAATAATACAAGAACAAATTAATAATGCAAATTATGTTAGGGGTAATCAATTTTCAGCAACAGAAGCAGTAAAGCGATTGGATTATACCGTTGAATTTCCTGTTAGACAGACTGCAACTAAAGAAATTATTACAACATCAAGTCCTTTTTACCCATACCCCAATTACGACTTAATATATAATAAAAAATATAAAACATATGCTCATCCGAAAAGATATATTGACGGATTACCTATAATTGAAACATTCAGTAGTACTAATATTAGCACTGGAATTATAATAGTTCTTATTGTTTGTTTTATTGGTTTTAATAAATAAAATCAAGGAACTCGATCAGTTGGCTTGACATATGTTTCACCCAAAATAGTAAAAAGTTCTTTTTCTGAATTCAGAAAAATATCTTCACCTGTTTCGACATTTTTAAGTTGATATTCGCTTAGAGAATATCCTTTTTTCAATGCACATTTTCTTATTTTAATATTAAAATCTCTTGATCCAGTAAAATATAACATTGCTGTATAATAACTTTTTCGTTTAATAAATCTAATATCAATTCTTCTTGAAATTTTATCAATATTGTAAACACCCATATATTTTTTATCACCTAGGGCTGTTAAATTATCAGTAATACATCCAATATTTGTTAATCGTGTAACAAGTTTTTTAAGATAATTCTTGTCTGTTTGATGAGATAATAATATATCAACATCACCTGATGTTTCAAGACCCCTCCTGTACGATCCACATATTTCAACCATTATTTTTTTATCATTAAATGATTCAATTACTTTTTTTAATAATATTTCAAATAATTCTATTTTAAGTCGAGGAATTCTTTTTTCAAAATCATCCAGATATTTTAAACCAATCTTAATGTGATGTGTTATTGTTATTTTATTATTATCAATCGCATTTTTAAGGGCGTCGATTGTATATATTTTTTGTTTAATCCATTTTGTTGCTCTTGATGGCCCTACTCCTGTAATTCTACTAAATTCTTTTAACGCAGTATATTCTTTGGTTTCTTTTATTTTTAATTCTTTCAATTCTTTCAATGTACCTGATTTAATTATTTCATCAATCCGTCTTGCGATACCATTCCCAATATTTGTAATTAGTTTCTTTGCCTGTGCCCCGGATATAATAATTACATAAGAGGAAGCTATAGACTTAATTGCCTTGTCTATTGCTATTTTTTTCCATTTATTATTGTTATGTAAATGTTGTTTAGATAATTGCTTAAAGCAAATAATAAATTTTTTGTTTTCAATTTGTTGTATATGCATTTTAGTTGATTATACTTGTATATATGCAATAATATAATCAATTTTATATATTTTTTTATTCACTTATAATATATAATGAGTCAGTCTGTAAATATAAAAGAAATTCAAAAATTTGAAATTCAAATTAAGGATTTAATTGGTTCAGTCAAACAAAGCATTAATAGTAAAGCTACTGCATTAATGACAATGCCAGCTGCACAAAGAGATGTTGAAATGACAGAATTAACAAAAGCAACAACTGAAATAACAAAATTATTATCATGGTTAAAAGTTTACCGTAATTCAATTTCATCAAGTTCTGATAGTTCTTCTCATAACTCACAACAATTAAGTCAATTAGGAGCTTCACTTGATTCGAGTATCCAGGATATGACATCTGAAACAAATCATTTAATAAAAGGAATTCAAAATACACATCAAAAAATCCAAACATTAGAAAATGAATTAACTGCAACAGGTGGGGATTTAGAACTTAAAATTCAAAGACAGCGTCAACAAGAGAGTGATATTGGAAATAAACAAAAGTTATTGAGTTCTCGTGAAAGAATGTTACAGCTAAGCATTGAAAAGAATGTTTATAAAAGAAAAGTAATTTATACATACATATCGATTAATTGTTTGATTTTATTATTAGTATTTAGTGCATACTTTTATTATAATAAAAAAGGATTAAGAATGAAAAATATGATAAAATAATTTGTTATAATATAATATAATGAATATTGATAAACAGAATGCTGTTAACACATATCATAAAATATTAGACAATGTTGGTATTTATAAAAATGGCCAAGAACCAGTTAATGCAGAAAAGAATGCCACATTGAATATTGTACAACAACAATATAAGAATTCCGTCCAAGATACACTAACAGGGGTACAATCTAAAATGGATAATAAATTAATGTTTTTGAATGAAAAAAAGAATATTACATACTTATCCAATAATATTAATGATTCTTTATCAGAAGGGTATGATGATGATTTTTATAATAAATATGATAAAATTAATGATTTAAATAGCAAAATATCAACACAGGATAGAATTATTAATATGAATAATGAACATGCATCAAAATATGAAAAAATGACAAAAATTCTTAAAATAATGATGTTGTCTCTTGTATTTATTGTTCTTATTTTTATTATATTCATGATTAGTGGGAATAATACGATTCTTGTATATGGTAGTTCATCAGTAGTTGTTTTAACACTTGTTTATATTTCAACGATAATATTTAAGAAAACCTTGAAAGATACATCTGATACGTTTGATAAATTAGCAGAGGCAACTGGAAGAGGAATGGTGAAGGCAGTCGCAATTAATTTATTATCACCTGACATATATAAATGCCCCAAAAGATGTATTAAAAAACACAAACACACCAACAAACACACCAACAAACACGCTGGCAATAATGGATCCAAAAATGATTTAACACATCCCGTCACAAATGATACTGATTATAATTCTTCATTCCCAACTGATATTATAGGTGATATTCCATCAGCCCTTGGGTATAATTTCATGGGCCCAAACCCATTAGATAAGAAAATTGAGGATGATAGTATTAAACGTGCATCTCGACCTGATAATAAACCAGAAGGTGGGTATACAGGAATAGTTAATTATAAAACATTAAAACATGCTGGAAATTTAGATAAGGAGTTAGAAAGAAAGGTAACATGCAATACATGCGTATGGGATGGGGGGGAAATTCATGGCGATGGTCGCAAAAGACCCGATATTATTAAGAGCACTATTCCATGTGATCATTTACCAGGATATTCATTTAAATCAAAATCATTTATAAGTGCATCTGAATGCTCATAAATGCTCATAAATGCTCATAAATGATCATATCAAAAACAATGATTCTAAATATTCCTGTTTTACAATATCAACAATATCAACAATTTCAATAATTGACGGATTAATATATATAATAAAAAATATAATTTTATTAAATATATTCTATATTATTATATACAATGGGAACAACTCAGTCTCGACATACAACTCAAGATCCCACGTCACATGATACCTCGTTACATACCAACCATAAAGAAGGACCACGTCCGCCAACTAATATGGAGATATCGCATAAATTGTTAAATGTATCACAACCATATTCTTATACTGATTTAAAATGTCAAAGAAGAAAAGATATTTCGAAAAATTCAATAAATGGCAAGATGTATAAAACATTACTTGAATGTAAGAATGATAATAATAAATCGTGTCCTCCTAATAATGAAGTTGCAAACGAATACACCAAATATGGATTCAAATATGAATTTACGGATGGTACTAACAAGTCTTATTCAAAAACCCAACCAACTGGGAGTTTTGATAAATTAAAATCAAGTAATCAAAATATAATGGTTTGTGATTATCAATCAGCTGGTCCAGTATGTAAGGATGATTATTCAAATTTTGATACATGCGATGTATGTGCATCTGATGAAAATAAGGGTGGTGTTTTAAAATGTTCTGATTTAGATAAAAGATATAAATATATTGGTCATTCTGATAAAGGGAACTTATTAGATGAACTAGGAAAAATGCAGCCTAAATATTTTAAATTGAATGATGACGGATCCGCTGTTACAAAACCATCTGTTACAACCCCACTTGATTGTTATAATAAAGGAAAAGAACATGGGAATGGTGTATTTGCAATGATGAAAGAATCTAAGTCAACATATGGTGGTTTACAAAAGGTAAATTGTAAAATTATTAATATAAAAGATGTTCCTAAAATACAAACAGGTGATCCAATAATGATTAATTATGCTACCGGAAAATCAATTAAGGTTGGAAAGGATAACTATGCTGGTTATTTTATAGGAGATCGTGCAAAGATAAAAGATGAACTTAAACATATTATTGATGGTATTAATATAAATTCTGGAAAGGGATTCGATAAGTGGGTTGAGTCTGAACCTATTTGGAAAACTGCAGAAGTTATTGCATCAATTTTTGATCCAACAATTTCAGTTGAATTAAAAAAATCAATTACATTGGCAGATAAATTAAATCAGACAGTTGGATTGAGTGCAATTAATAATTTTACAACTGAATTAACAAAATATTTTATTACATTGAAAGCAGAGATAAAAGGTAAAAAAACAAATGGATTATTGGGAACTATTATGTCAACTATTAGTCCTAAATCCACTATTACAATTGGAGATGCATTGACAGGTAATACATGGTATGATTTAAATAAAAACATTAATGCAGATAAAGGAATTGAGATCAAACAATATATTAAGTCATTGGCTAAGTTATTTGATTCTATTTCACAAAATAGTCAGGACGAATACCTTAAAATGAAAGAATATTTTTTACAACGAGATCCTAATTTTATGAATAGACTGGCATCAAGAACAGCATCCGAAATTTCAACAAAAATTAAAAATAATTTAAATAAATTAATTAGTTCGCTGGGAGAAGAATACAATATTCAAACAAATACATATAATGTTGGTACAGTCGCATTAAAAAATTATGGTTTATATGATGCAACTAAAAAAAACGAATTAGAGCAACAGTTGAATAAACTTGAAACAATTTCTGACAAAATTAGCACAAGAGATAGATTAATACAAATTAATCAAGAACAATCTGGTGTTAATAGTAAAAGAATTACAATACTTAGAAAAATTTACATTCCATTTATTATTTGTATAATTATTTATACAATGATGACAATGAATGGTTTGAGTAATGCAAGTGGCTTTTCGGCAATGTTTGCAATAGTGATACTTTATATTATATACGTTGGTGTTAAATTTTATTCGTTCAACATGTCAAACGAAGAATCGGTCGAAGTTGATAAAATTAAAGGATTGTTTTCGGATGCCGAACAGGCATTGAATAACGAGGCAATTAAAGCTGAACACAAAATTGCGGAATATACTGATAAAAATTGTGATTGTCCATCTACTCATAAAAAAAAAAAGAAACAAAAAGTTCGAATTGGTGATAGTGATGATGCAGTTGTTTATGTAGATAGTGGTAATTTTTATTATGATGGGACGAGTCCAATGGAGAAAATATCTGATTCCGGATTAGAGCCAATTTCACCTTATATAATTGATTGGGAAACTGATAAGTATTTTGGAAATTCTGCAAATAACAAACTCAATCATCCAAAAGCACCTTATCTTAAATAAAAATTATTATTATTATATATATAATAATTATATGAGTGCTTCAAAACTAATCCCAATTGGATGTTCGGCAAATCCACCACTGAGTAATTTTAACAAAGCAGATAGCAGTGCTAAAACATTACAGGCATGTTTGGCTTACGGGAAAGACCCAAAAAATGGAAATTTATGTCATATGCCATCGGGAAAAAGTTGTACAAATGTATTATTTGATTCCAAAAACAAATTATGCTATTTACCCACTAATCCTGATCAATTAACCCGTGTTTTACAAGCAACAAATTGTCAAAAATCCCAATATAAATATTACCATATCCCAGGATCATCTGATAATAATATGGTCCAGGATGAGATTGTTCATAATAATAAACGTCTTAGTATTTTAAATGCCGATATTGATTCTTTGAATAAAGAAAAGAAAGTTGTAAATTTATATAATAAATCACTTCAAAATCCATCAATGAATGTTGAACAAGTTATGAATATGGAACGAAAAAAAAAAATGAAAGAGGCTAATAATAAAATGATAGATAATATGAATAAAGAAAAAGAAGATTTACAAAAAAAATCTGATTTTCATAATACAATTCAAGATAAATTATTATCAGTAATGTCGTTTGAAAAAACAATGAAATCAAATCAAGAGGGAATTTTAAAACACAATGTTAACAAATTAAATAATTTAGAAAAAAATATTAACACAGTATCGCATGAAATTAGAAATAATCATGATGTATTTGATGTAAATAGTCAACTTCATACAATTCTTTATTGGAGTATAATTATTGGAATTATAATCCTAATAGGAGTTTTAGCAATGTATAGAGTTCATTACGACTGATTTTTTCAGTACGACTGATTTTTTCATTGCGACTGATTTTTCATTTTAGTTTTAATAAGTTTGATTCTTTTTTTAATAAGTTTGACTTTTTTATTCAAACTATCATTCATATCTTTTTCGACTTTTATTAGATATAATGTTAAAAATATACTCATTAACACAAGAATAGTGAATATATTAACTTGATGTATGTTTGAGAAATAATATATAAATGTTATAATAAAAATACTTGCAATAAAATGCTTTGAATACTTATCAATATTATATCTTGCGTCAAGATAAGTATACATTGATGTTTTTTTAAGATGATCCATTATAATATTGATGCATATAATATTATCATAATCATATATTTACCGTATAGTCATATACTTTATATCTGTTTTTTATAAAAAATTTTACATCTTTCTTAAATTTGTTTGTTTTCGGATATTCGGGTAGTGTATATTTATCTCCCAACAATTTTTCAACCATTAAATAATCAGCAACAGCCCTCGGATGACCAGATCTTGTTATTCTGGTATTACTTAAATCAATATTAAGAGTCATGAATTTAATTCCTCTATAATAGAAAAAATTAGTTGGTTCAAGTAACATATTCATAAAAGTATCATAATCCACACCATCGGTTGTTTCAATATTTTTAATGTCAATTTGTTTGTTACTACTAGGGAAATTATTATCAAATATTTTACGACTTGTCACGCTGATGTCAATATCAGACATATTTCTTAGCCCATATAATAAAAAAATTACTCCTGATTTTAATTCAATGTCATTTAATTCTAACTCTGAATACTTAGATGTTAATAAATCACAAAATGTATTTAATATATGCATTGATTTATGTAATTGTAATTTTTTTGCTCTTTCTATATACAATGATTTTTGCAACCACTCAATTGTTGTATCAGTTAAGACTGCTTTGAAAATATTATTATCAGATGTTTCTAGATATGGATTACTTATTTTGAGTTTTTTTTTTGATATATAAATATACATTGTTATTTCATTTCCTTTGCTTGGTTTATTTAAAATAAAAAATTTAAAATTACGAAATCCTCTTTTTGTAAAAGGTATTATTTTTTTATATTCAAAACCTATTAATTCAGGATCATGATTTAAGAAAATATACATGTATTTCCTTTTTAGTGATAAAAAATAAAGTAATAATTTATACTCTTGGTGTACATCTGCGTTTATTTTAGGGACTGATAATTTTGAAATAAATGGAAAATAAATCGATGTATCGTATTTTTTTTTATATTTATTAATAATATTATTCATTTTATATAATAATTATAATATATATATATAATATAAAATGAATGGACCTTTAGGAAATATGACAGAAGACGAACTAGATGCTGCACTGCGTAATGCAAATACATACGGTGAAAATATGGAGCTGTCACGTAAGGAGAAGATTGACTTATTAAGAAAATCAATAAACCAAAACAGAGGTTATGGTTATGGAAAGGGATGGGGGGATCCTGATTATGAAGAAAATTCGAATTATGGCGATAATGCACACCCAGGCCAAGAATGGTGGAATAATACACAACCCCAAAGATTTTTGAGTGGTCCGGCGCCATGGAAAGAATCTCCTGACAAAACCATGAGAAAGGAGAGTGGTGCAAGCTCGGGATCAAATATGAACTCATGGAGTACGTCACCAGAACCAATATCAAACTCAACTAAAAACTCAACTAAAAACTCAACTAAAAACTCAACTAAAAACTCAACTAAAAAAAAAAAAAAAAAAAAAAAAAAAAAACTAAAAAAACTACTAAAAAAACTACTAAAAAAAAATCAACTAAAAAAACGTTAAACGCAACATTACTTGAAAATCCACCTACCCCCAAACGAATACGCTACGAGTCGGGTGGTTATTTAAGAAAGGATGATCTGGAATCTCCAACTGATTATTCTAATCGAATTAGAAAGATTATTAACGAACTTGATGATACACCGCACTTAAGTGCAAGAGAAGCTGCAACAAAAATTTTAGAATATGGTGGTTATCCATCGAAGAATAAAAAAACATTATTCAATATACCAACAGACATTGAAAAAATCAAGGCTATCAGGAAAGAATATGCAAAAAGATTAAACATTCCTTCATTAGACAGAACAATTGTGTGGAAAAACCCTAATAATAAAGAAGGAACGACACAATTATTAGAAAAAGACAGGGATATTTTTTTTGAATCAAGAAAGTTAAAACAATTAATGAACACCATTAATAAGGAAAATAAGTCTGCTAAGAAAAAGGCAGCCATTTTACGAACAATAAAACAAACTAAAAATGCAAGAAAAAAATCACTTCAAATTGTAAAAAAAGCTGAGACCGAATCTATCAAAAACAAAATAAAAGATTTAACGGATAATGAAAAACAAAATTTTTATATTGAGACTGTGAAAAAAATGAAAAACAAAGCAAATCAAGCGAGTTGGGGTGAGCAGGAACAATTGATGAATGAGTTGGATGAATTCATGGAAACTCATAATATTAATGCAAAAGCAAAAGCAAAAGCAAATACAAAAGCAAATACAAAAGCAAATACAAAAGCAAATACAAAAGCAAATACAAAAGGAAATACAAAAGCAAATACAAAAGCAAATACAAAAGCAAAAGGAAAAGCAAAAGCAAAAAATGTCAAAATGGGAGGTGGTGGTGGCCCTTTAAGAAATTCAATAAAAAAAAATAATTATCACAAAAAGGGATGGGAGGTTAATGAAAATGGATATAGTGATAATGAAGAAAATTCGAATTATGGCGATACTACACAACCACACCAAAGATTTTCTCGGCCGCCAACAAGAGTTCTAAAAACAATAAAAAATACTAAAAATGCAAGAAAAAGATCACTTCAAACTGTAAAAAAAGCTAAGACCGAATCTATCAAAAACAAAATAAAAGATTTAACGGATAATGAAAAACAAATTTTTTATATTGATACTGCGAAAAAAATGAAAAACAAAGCAAATCAAGCAAGTTGGGGTGAACAGGAACAATTGATGAATGAGTTGGAGGAATTCATGGAAACTCATAATATTAATGATGAACATTTAAACTCAAATACAAAAGCAAATACAAAAGCAAATACAAAAGCAAATACAAAAGCAAATACAAAAGCAAATACAAAAGCAAAAGGAAAAGCAAAAGCAAAAAATGTCAAAATGGGAGGTAGTGCACGGGTTGTTAAGAAAAAGGTAATCAAAAAAAAACCAGCTAAGAAAAAGGTAATCAAAAAAAAACCAGCTAAGAAAAAAACAGTTAAGAAAAAGGTAATCAAAAAAAAACCAGCTAAGAAAAAGGTAATCAAAAAAAAACCAGCTAAGAAAAAAACAGTTAAGAAAAAGGTAATCAAAAAAAAACCAGCTAAGAAAAAACCAGCTAAGAAAAAACCAGCTAAGAAATAACCAGCTAAGAAAAAACCAGCTAAGAAATAAACAGCTAAGAAATAAACCAGCTAATAAATAAATTATAATAAAATATATTATAATTTGTAATTTGTAATAATTTGTAATTTGTAATTTGTAATAATTTGTAATTTGTAATAATTTGTAATTTGTAATTTGTAATTAAAACATCGGATAGGAGACACTGATTGGTATACAGTATTTAATTCAATTATAATGTTTTTTTGATAAAAATAATAGTTATTCATATGATTAATTGTGTATTTAAGCTACAATTTCTTCATTTATATCAGAATCACTATCATTATCATTTAATAATGTTTTACCATCCACTTCAGGATTCATTTTGTAATAACGCAAGTGAGTTCTTCCTCTATATTTTCGACGATATAGTTTTTCAAGATATTTATTAAATTCTTTTTTTGTTAATAATTTACGAATACCGCTTTCATACGCCCATAATTTATATTCATTAAACATGTCAGAATATTTAATACAATCATTTTTATCTTCAGTGAATAATACATATTCTGTAAAGAACATCATTTGTGCATCACTCGTTTCCTTATACTCTTTTGTATATTTGAGAACTTCGTCTGGTGTTTGCATTTCATCATTTGAATTTTTCTCATGATAATCAATTAACAATGACATAAAGTTTTCACCCCATGTGTTTATTTTTTCAGATAATCTCCCGTCTTTCTTATATTCATGTGGTTCAATTGGATTATCAACAAAGTTGCTTTCAAACCCAATCACTTCCATTCTTCTCCAAACACCGTTATCGTTCCCTGGAACTTCTGGTAATTCATTACAAAGTAAAAACATTTTGAACTGGGGTTTGAATTCAACGAATGATTGATATAGGCCTCTACCTTTAATCTTATCCCCTCCTGTAAATTCTTTCATTAACCCGCAGTTAATTCTTTCGCCTTCATTCGGTTCTTCCAGATAAGCAAATCTTTTGCCCTTTGATGATACAACTTCGGGCGTTGCTGCATTTGATTTTGCTCTCTTCCCAGTTAACAATGTAATTGGAAATTTAATACAGTATTCACCAAGAGCTTTTAAAAAAAGCTCAATAAGTTTACTTTTTCCATTACCACCAGTACCTGTCCATATTCTAAATTTTTCTTTTACATTAACACCTTCTAAACAAGAAGATAACTCTGTTAAAAGATATTCTCGTACTTCTCTGATTGGTTGAATTTGTTTCATAAATTGTTGAATATCATGAACATGTTCTGAATTATCTGTTAGTGGGATATAATTAAGACCAGTTGACATTGTTACATAATCATCTGGTCTACCATCACGAAATTCGTGACTTTTTAAATCATAAATACCATTTTCAAATCCAAGAAGATATGGATTTTCATCCAATTTATCTTCAAATTTTGGATTATAGAAAAGATCAATACATTCTCGCATAATATCTTCTTTAAATTTTGTACATTTTAGACGAATCATGATATCGAAATATTTTTCTTGTTTATTCATTAATTCTTCACTTTCTTCATCAGTTAAATCGCCATCAGTTACCTGGTGGTTGATTTTATCGATATATTGCATAAATTCATATAATAAATACCCGGGACTATTTCCTGAAATTCGCTGTCTTAGTGAAATTCCATTTTCAGTCTGGATCCATCTATTATTTTTAAATTCATACCACACCTTGCCTTTGATTTGTGTGCAAACAAATTGGTGTTCAAACATTACATGTAGTACCTTTGCAACATCATAATTAGTCGAGTTTTCACTTTCTGAAATATAATATTGAATGTCTTTACGTAATATTTTTTCCCACTCTGTTTTGTTATCCATTTTTGCCCAATAATAAATACTGGCCAATGAATATCCGTCATTTTTAAATTTATCCCATCGATTTTCACATTCACCTTCTTTGTATTTTTTACTTTTTTTTGAAAAATCGATCCAAATATTTAGAATTTCAATGTCATCTGGGTTAATATTATGCAAAGCCCATCCAACTTCCATCCATGTATGATAATCATTCGCCCTTTCGGCTGTCATGATGTTAACTAATTCGCTAATTCGTTCTACATTGTAATTGTTAATTAAATAAACTTTCTTTATTTTTTTTTTCCTGATCTTTTTTTGACTTATTTTAAGGATTTCTTCTTTGAATTCATCTTGTAATTTTATATTTTCAGATGAGTATCGTCTGATGCTAAAAAACCCAGCCATATTATCAAATCCTTGATAATCTACATCTGAATTATCCATATCATTTAAATCCATATTATATACATGAACTATTTTGTAAGCATCTCTGTTGGGCTTTGTACTCCCGATTAAGAACCATCCATTTTTTTCAATGACTGCTCTATCAACGACATCATATAAATTATTCTTTAAATTTAATGATTTTAATTCATCTGTCATATTTAGCAATACCTGTTCTCTTAAATAATATTGAGCATTTGGTTCAGTTATTATGTAAGGGAACATTATGTGTACACCATCTCGTTTGACACCATTTAATACATATGGACCATCTCTCTGAAAGACAAATGATATTAATTGTGTTTTTTCATCTAAATGAAATAATTTTCTAATTTGGTCATAATATATTTTTAATACTTTTTTAATATCATTCTTTGTAAAAAGTCTTTTATTTTCTTCATCGATGTCATGTCTAAAATCAAGGTCAATCAAAATTGGCCCATATCCTTTATGTTTTTCTATTAATGATAAATTATTTCCTTCAAATAACGAATTTTGATAATGTGTTAAAAAATCATCATAGTCATTGTCAGGTATATAAAATGCTCCTTTTGGATTTCCCATACTCGTATTGGTATGTTCACCTCCCTTTAAAGATCTATGTTTTTCTAAAAAACTGATCAGTTTTTGTTGTTTTATTTTTTTTGCGTTGGACATTTTAATACTATTACTTAATAAATTTATTTAAATTTAAATACTATTTATAATTCATTTTTTATGCAATTCACTTTAATTATAACCCCAACGCAGTCCAATGCAGTCCAATGTAGTCCATTCCAATTATTAACCGCACAATGTTCCTAATTATAATACTCTTTAAAAAATGATTTTAAAAAATAAAACTAAACTATAATAATAAAATAAAATGACAATTAAACGAATTATGAAAGATATAAGTGCAATACGTAAGCATCCCCTTACTTCGCACGGTATATACACAATTAACGATGAAGATATTATTAATAAAATATATGTATTAATGATTGGACCGGAAGGTACTCCATATCATGGAGGATTCTTTTTTTTCCTAGTAACTTTACCATCTACCTATCCAATTGACCCCCCAAAGGTACGATATTTAACCCAGGGATCAAAAATTAGATTTAATCCAAATTTATATACTTGTGGGAAAGTATGTTTAAGTATTATTAATACTTGGGAGGGACCAGGATGGTCCCCCTGTAATACACTAGCAAGTGTATTAATTTCGATCCAAGGGATGGTTTTTATTAAAAATCCATTAACGAATGAACCTGGATTCGAAACTGCAAAAACCTCGCAATTAAATCAATACAATGAAATTATTAGACACGAGTCGATGAGAACAGGGGTATTAAAGATGATGAGAGAGGTCCCATTACCAGAATTTAAGAATTTTTTACCTATTATGATGAAATATTTTGTTAAAAATTTTGACAACTATATTATCAGAATGACTGCATTATCAGAATTACATGACGGTAAAGAATATTGTTCAACATATTCACTGAAATGTGCTCCATTTTATGGAAAATTAAAAGTAAGATTTAAAGGGTTATATGCAAGAATTGTAAAAAGCAACAGATATAAAAATATGCACCTTGTCAAAGATACTATCAAAGATACTGTTAAAGATACTGTTAAAGATACTGTCAAAGATACTGTTAAAGATGCTGTCAAAGATACTGTTAAAGATACTGTTAAAGATGCTGTTAAAGATGCTGCTGAAGTTCTTATATGTTTTGGTATAAATACCAGTTCTATTGATCCACCAACAATAGTACTAACAATGAAGGATTCATTAAAAAAAATGAAAGCAATTGCAATTGGTCTTAAAATTAATGTTAAAAAAAAATCTGATAAATCAGGAAGAATGATTAACAAAAGTAAATCAGAACTTCTATTAGAAATTAGCTGTGAGAATATGCTTAACACCCAAAAACAATAAACGATCAATATTATAATATTCGGAATTAAATTCCAACCAAACTTTGACCAATAAGGGTTAATGTAGGTTTATCTATAGAGGCAACCTCTGGGATTGGACCTCCATATGTTCTTGGTTTTTTTGGAAACAATAAACACCTATGTGGTGTATGCGATGTCATTCGTAGGTTATTAAATGCCTTAATTCTTTTTATATTCGTTTTAGCGGTTGAAAAAGATTTTGGGGTCATACATAAATAAACTACATTTCTTATTTTTGGAACATCTCTTCCTTTTTGTGGTTCAATGCCACAATGGATTGTTCGACTATCCCAAAAAACCATTGACCCTGCTTTACATTTAATATTTTTAATTTCACATTGTTTCTCAATTGTATAAAATTCACGTTCATTGTCATCTGCTAATTTATACCATTCCCCTTTAAAAACAGTATCATGATTATCGTAAAAATCCTTATGGTATTTATTACTGCCTTCGTAAAAAGAAAGTGTCCCATCTCCATCATCGATATCATATGCAGTAATCCACGATTGAATACATTCAAAATCATTTCGTTTGAAACTCTGGTCGCAATGATACCATGGATTTCTAAACCATCCTCTATTTGTTGTTTCTGGTGGAAGATGGAAACTTGCCCCATCAAAACTTGTAAATAATTCATTATTATCGACATTCCAAAATTTTGAAAAAATATTAACTACTTTTTCATTTTGTCTAATATCCCAAATATATTGGGAATGTCCTATTTTAAAATGCTGGTGTAACATACTATGTTTTGGATAAAGACTAAAAAACCCTTTCCAACTATCTTCATTATTTCTAGAAATCGGTGTTTCAAATACTTGTGTGATATGTTCGAAATAATCCCATGCACCATTTTGCATATCTTTAATTTCACTCTCATTTAATACATTAGGTATAATACCAACTCCGTATAGATCAATTGTGTCTTTAAGATTTTCAGGTGTTGTTAAATATTTTTCATTTTCATAATTCATAGTTACGTATTAGTTATAAATTATGATTTACTAATATAATAATCATTTTTTATGATAATTTAAAAAAAAAGTAAAAATATTATTTAAATATATATTACATAATATAATATAATATGAAATTCTGTCCAAATTGTGAATTTAAATTTTACCAAAATGAAACACCAGAGGGGCTGGTATGGCAATGTAAAAATTGCGGAACATTAGAGAAATCAACAGAGGTTGTTATTTTTAGAAATGTATATAAAGGACCAGAGATAGACAACCTTAATGTAAATGATATTGTTTATGACCCGTCTTATCCAAGGTCACATTCATTTAAATGTCCAAACCAACACTGTGAAACCGTTAAAGATCCGTCTAAACAAGAATGTATATTCTTGACCGGAAATAATATGAAGAAGATTTATATTTGCATAACATGCAAAACTCAATGGGGTTACTAAAATCAATAAAAAACTACTTGATATAAATCATCTGAAGATTCATATCAGAAATTATTAAAAATAAAATACAAACATATGGTATTTTATTTTTAATATACCATACTATATTGGATATAATATATCAGTATAAAAATGAGTCAAAAAAAAACTATTTTAATAAGGTATGCTGATAAATGACGATTGGCTATTTCCATATGGTTTTAATTTTTTTTTATCCCATCTACAATGTTTATTGAGTTTGAATGGAATATATTGTTTAATATATAATTTATTTATTAGCTTATAAAAATCAATAATCTTAGAATAATTTAAGATATGTTGATTGTTAACATGTAGTGCATCATAATCAAACCCATATTCAAGGGTTTTTATCAAATCAATATGAAGGAATTTAGATGAAGTTATAAATAATCTTGTTTTTTTTGCCATATAGTTTGATAAATGGACATCATCTGCAACATTAAAAAGTGGGTAATTAACAATATTAAAAATATCATTTTCAATAAATCGATTATTGTAAGATATACTTGCAAACCCTTCTAAAATAGATACTTCTGTTAATTTAAGTGTAGGTGACAATGGTTGTATTACACCGCTTAATTCGTGCAATGATCTATATGATAATCCAGATATACCAATAGTACACCCAGTAACTTTACTATTAATATATTTATAATGTTTCATCATATTGGGTGGATATAAATGGTCATCGTCAATAGTAATAATAAAATCATAATCTTTAATTTTATTGTATTTTAGTGCTCCTAATAACTTAGTTGCAGGTCCATAGTCTCTATCTAAAATATTAATTGTTATATCATTCTCAGTACAATAGTCACGTATTATATCAGGAATATCAATTTTTGGAATATTTAATAAAATAATATCAGGATTTATTGTTTGATTTTTAATTGAATCGAGTGTTTTGATTATTTTAGAAATTCGTATTTGTGTAGTGGTTAATGATACTGCATAAGTATGATACCGAAGTTGTGTGTTATTATTCATATATAATAATAATTAAAAAAAAATGAATAATTTATACTTAAAATATAATATATTTATTTATAACTATAATGAACTCATATGAAAATATAAATAATCTAACCAATCATATAAATGAAGACTCTGGTGAAGACATTGATGAAGAACCAGGCAAAGAATCGGACAAAGAACAAGATTATGAATCAGGCAAAGAATCGGGAAAAGAATCAGGTGAAGAATCAGGTGAAGAATCAGGTGAAGAATCAGGTGAAGAATCAGGCGAAGGATCAGATGAAGGATCAGATGAAGAATCAGACGAAGAATTAATGGAGGAAGGAGACGATGATTTTAAAGTTGTTGATTTCACAAATACATATGAAAATATGATAGAAAAAGAAAAAAAAACTCTCCCCATTATGTCAAAATTTGAAAAGGCACGAGTAATTGGTGTAAGAGCACAACAAATTGCCGATGGTGCAATTCCAACCGTAAAGGTTCCCGTTAATATGGTATCTACCATCGATATTGCAAAACTTGAATTAAAAGAAAGGAAGCTTCCACTGATTGTTCGAAGAGTTTTATCAAAAACAAATTATGAAGATTGGCGTATTGATGAATTTGAAATGATTGCATAAAAATTGAAAAAAATATTATTTAAAGACATTGTGGTTATTAAATATATAAACATGTCATCTAATACAACAAGTACAACAACCCCAACAAAAACGAAATCTTCTAAGAAATCTTCTAAGAAGTCTTCTAAGAAGTCTTCTAAATCTAAAAAATCTTCTAAATCTAAAAAAACCAAAGTCAAGCAAGTCGCTGCTGCGGTAGTTGAAGAAGTAGTTGAAGAAGTAGTTGAAGAAACAGAAACAGTAGTTCCAGTTGAAGAAGTAGTTGAAGAAGTAGTTGAAGAAAACTTACCTACTACAGATGTTACCGAAGAATTAACAACCACAGTGGACCAAGTGGTACAAGTAGTTAAAATTCCCCAGACATCTGAACTTTTATTAGCCCTTTGCGGGGAATGGAAGGAATGGCAAACATCAGGAAGAGAGCTCTTGAAAAGAACGAACGAACTTCGCAAGGATGTTGTTAAAATGGAGAAGGCCCTTGATAAAGCCCTTCATAGTAAAAAACATACACGAAAACGTAATTCAAATCACAAGTCAGGTATCATGCAACCGCATACAGTTTCAGAGAAACTTATGACGTTTATGAAATATGTACTTGAAAATGAAGAAATCCAAGAAACTTACTCTCGAGTAGATGTTCTTAAAGCGATTAGCAAATACGTCAAAAAAGAGGTTCTTCAAGATACCGATAATGCAAGATTTATTAATCTTGATAAACATCTTTTGGCAATTTTTCCAAATCTTAAAGGGTGTGAGGGAACAGATAGACTTCAATTCACAAGTGTGATGAAGAACATTGGACAACATTTCCCACCACCTCTTAATAAAAAGAAAAAAGCAACGACTGAAACTCCAGAAACAAGCGTATAAATATAAGTGGATTTATATTAAAAAATATAAAAAATATATAAAATTATAAAAAAGAATTAAACAATTTATAAAGTTGTTTAATTATAATAAAATTATTCATGAATGGTAGTTAAAAAAGGTGGGATCTGCAAAGATAATGTGTGTTGTATCATTTTTTATTTTTTAAGATAATTATACATTTTATTAATAGTTTTTGGATAATAGTTTAGAATCAATTTTTTATTATCCATTGCATACATATTTTCTAATGGAATTAAATCATCTTCTGGAATATAACTCATATCATCAATTGGTCTTTTTAATATAATAGACTGTTTTAGTTTTTTATTAAACATAGATGCTAATAAACCAAATGTACTGAAACTTAATACAGAATATGTACTATTTTTTAATAAATAAAATGAATCCCAATATGATACTTTTAATAATTGAACTCTTGGATTTTTAACAAATGGTAATATGAATTCGCCAACGACATTATTTGAATCTGTTAATATGTATATAGGCAAACTAGTATTTTTTAAAAAAAACTTTATTAATTCTATATAATATTCAGGTTTATAAATAATAAATGTTGTTGTTTTTTTTTTAAATGCAATTTCAAGTTTATCACCATATCTAATATGAACACAAACATATTCACTTTTTGCAAAATTAATAATTTCGTTTGTAATTAATTGTTTATTTATATCAAAAATATTTTTAAATTTTGTTTCTTTGATTTCACTGTACATCTCTGTTATAAATCTGTACATATAATGTTTTTTATTTATATCATAAGTTCCATTTAATAAATTAGGCAAATCAGATAATTTTTTAATTTTACTAACATCTAATATTTGTGTTTTATGATCATTTTTAATTTTATAATATTGATATGGTTTGATAAATTGTAATTGTGGTTGTTCTTTAAATCCGGGGAAAATATCATATATTTTTGGGTCACTTTTTTTATTATGTTTTGATTCTTTTATTCCAACATATATTTTACAATTGTTAATACTGTATCTATTAATCAAATATAATATTGATATAATATCGAATATTTTATTGCCGAAGCCACCTGATACCAAATAATATATTTTGCAAGGCATATATTATATTAATAGATAATATATGAAATATTCCCCGGATTAGAGGGAACATATAGATTGCAATTTACAAGTGTTATGAAAAATATTGGACAACATTTTCCAATTCCAGCAAGTAAGTTGAACAAAATAGCTGAATTGGCTGAATTAGAGGCATCACGCAAACAAAATTAATTTGTTGAAAGTTATCTGATATTATAGATATTATAATTTATAAATTATAATTAAACAAAAATTTAATTATAACTTTTTTCATAATACTATTAGATAATATATCTAATATAATTATATTATGAAAAACAAATTTGAAAAAATAAGAAGTAATATTTTAAAATTTGAATATAATATATTAAGTATTGATGTTGGTGGTGGTGGTGTAAAAATGGGAATTTATAAAACAAACCCACTTATAATAAATCCATTGTTAATATCTAATTTATTATTTTTTAATATAGAAGGAGATAAAACAGAAGATAATTTATATAAATGTTTTAAAGATAAAATAAAAAAATTGGAGAATTTACAAATTATTGATATTGTATGTACAAGTATGTCAAACGATTATAAAATATTTAAAAATTGGCGTTCTTTTGATAAAAATGAAAAAAATAATTTAGAAGGTATTTTGAAAAGAATGTTTATTCAAAAATTTAAATTAAAATATTATGATGAAAATGATGTTAAATGTCATTCTATTGGGTGTCGTGCCGTACATGGTATTTTAAATAAAAAAATATCAACATTTACTCTGGCATTGGGTACAAGCCCGGGACTATATATTATAGATCACAATGGTATAAAAATACCATATTCTGGTGGTTTAATTAAAAAAAAAAAATATTTGTGGGAAACTAATTTGAAATTAGGTTCTAAACATCTTACTAAAAATACACTCGAAAATAAAAAAAATAATAATAAACAATTAAATGAATGGATAAATAAAAATAAAAATTATTTTATAAATGTATGGAATAATATTATTAAACCAATATTTATAACAGGTGATAGTAAATTATTATATAAATGGAAATTAAAACAACCACCTAGATTTATATTTATGGCAGGTGGAATGTCAGAATGGAGATTATCTGGATATATATCATTAATGAATGAATGGTTACAATCAAGTTCAAAAATTTATAATAAAACTGAAATTGTAAATGCACCAAGACATAGTGCATTAATTGGTGCTGCGTGTTTACCTTTTTTATAATTTAAAATTTTATTTAATACTATAATAATATATTATTATACTATAATGAGTAAAATTACTTGTATTGATAATGATTATATGGATTTTTTATATAATAATTTATCTAGAATAGAATATCCATTTAAGAATCCTGGATTTAATCTTTCATTTAGTAAAATAAATAATAAACATGATATTTTTGTAATTAGAAATGTATTTCCATTTAAAATTATTACAAATAATAAAAATAATAAAAAATTAATCCCTGGTATTTCAAAAAAGCACAAAAAATTGGTCGAAATATTGGGAAATGATTTACCAAATACATTATTTTCAAATAATTTTATATGGGATTGGAATAATTGGTATGAATCAAATATATTATTTGTTGGTAAATTAGAAAAAAATGGACATATTAAGGTAAATAATAAAATTAAACCAATTTCAATAATTGATCCATTATATAATTATCCAATACCCAAACATTTAGAGAAAGGTGGGATATTAAAATGGCAACACAAAATAAGAAAAGAAGATTTTAGATTATTAAATATTAAAAATAAAACATTTATTATGGATAGTCATAATAATACAATAGATGAAGTTGAACTTATAAATAATAAAATAATTATTGGAAGGGGGATAAAATATTATAATATATGTTTTTATAATTTTAATAAAAATGTACAAACTAAATTTTATAAAACACGTAATATTAAGAGTCATTTGCCAAAAAATTGGTCTTTATATAATACAAAATATAAGAATGGTCTATTTACTTTTTATTTTTTTCATAATTATAATAAAATGGGAATTAGTGCAATTATGTATAATAAAAATGAATGTAATGATTTTTATATTGTTAAATATAATAATGATCCGATACCTTATAATGACAATGATAGTGTAATAAGATTATCCTTTGGTTCGACCATTTTAAAAAAAAGAAATTATTATTATGGAGTTGGTCATTTTAAATGTTTTTATAAACCAAAAGATATTAATGATAAAAATAAACACATTTATAACAAATATATATTAATAATAAAAGAACTTTCTAAAAAAAATAAAAATAAAAATAAAAATATTAGATTACACCCCTCAAAAATGTATGGATATTATTATTTTAGATATGATGAAAAATCAAATGAATTTTTATTATCAAATGGGTTTTTTTTATTTACAAAATGTACTAAATATATTATCCCATTATGTTTCCCAATGTCAATTGAAGAAAGATATAATAATGTATATATTAGTATGGGATATGGAGATTATACAAATCTTATAATGAAGACTTCTATTAAAGAAATTGATAAATTATTAATTCATGATGCAAAAGAGTTTGATTTAAAAAAGTTTGATTTACAATTGAATATTTTATAATATATAGAAATATTATATGGAATTAATTATCGCAACCTTTAATATTTTAGCACATAAATATACTAATTTCACAAGAGGTCATAAAACTGATAAAGAAACAGAAGAAGAAATGAAATTTAGATATGTTAATATATTAAATATACTAAAAAAAGTAAATGCTGACATATATTGTTTACAAGAAGTAGATGAACTTGCTGCTACATTTTTATCAAGTGAATTCAAAAAAAATGATTATAATTATTATCACGTTTGCCAAGATAAAAATAATGGATTATTAATTTTATGGAAAAAAAAATACTCTCTAAAAAAAAAATTTAAAAAGACTATCACAAAAAAATATTACAAAAGTAATAAAAGTTATCCATATAAATCTCAAATTGCTCAATATTTAATATTGGAAATAAATGGTCAAAATTTTATGGTCGTAAATACAAGATTGTGGGGACATCCAGACCGTATAGATGTCAGAGAAGATGAATTAAGAAATATATTAAAAAATATAAGAACATATAATAAAACAATAATATGTGGAGATTTTAATGAAACAAAATATGAACAGATTGAAAGTGTTGTGGGAGATAGATTCAATCTTTTTGATAAATATTTTAAAACAAAGGATTTTGCAACATCTTATCATCCATGGAATTTAAATAGAGAAACAAATGAAATGTATAAAGAACCACCGCATCATAAATATAAAAGTGTTGATTATTTATTATATTCAAAAGATTTGACAGTTACAAAATTAAGAGTAAAACCGAGTAAAAAGGGCGTTTATGGAATAGAAGAACCTTATAAAAATACAAACACAAAATATAAATTAAATATGTGGCCGTCTGATCATGCACTATTATTATTTACTATAAATTTATAAAGTGTAATCCCCGATATCATATTTATACTCTATTTTGGTTGACATGGTTTGAAACTTTGTCGATGAAACTTTGTACTCCCATTTACACGAAGTGCGCTCATGTGTGTTTTTGTCCCATATCCCATATTATTTAATAAATCATACTTCTCTAACTCTTTATTATTTTCAACCAAATCTTCAATATATTCGTCATGATAAACCTTGGCTAAAATTGATGCAGCAGCAATACTTTTATATTTATCATCACCCTTTGTTATACAAATATAATCAATATAACTCATATCAACGTAAGGGAACGGTTCAAAACGATTTCCATCTACCAATAAAAGCTGGGGCTTTGTAGTCAATTTATTAACAGATCGCTGCATTGAACGAATTGTTGCTTTTAAAATATTAATATTATCAATTTCAGAAGCTTCCGAATAATCAACCGCATAATCCACTGCATTTGCAATTATATAATCTCTTATTTTTTTCCTTTTCTTTTTGGAAATTTTTTTAGAATCTCTTAATTCAAATCCGATTGGTTCAATTATATCCGGATTCCATATTACAGCAGCAGTATATACTCTACCAATTAGTGTTCCCCTACCTGCTTCATCAATACCAGCTTCAATCGTATTTTCTTTATAATATTTTTCAAGGTACGTGTTTTTTGAAGATGACATTTATATTTTAATATAAAATTGTTTTTATACTTCATTAAAAAATTGATTTACTTTGCATATATTAATAGTTTTAATTAACCAAATGATGCATATAGAACAACAAGACTTATTTCCACACTTATTATCGAGTAATGAAATATTAAAACAACATCCTTTTAAAGTAAAAGGATGGAGAACGAATAAAAGAATACAAATATTAGAAAAATATAATGGAAATTTAACCCCATTATTATACAATTTTAAACCACATTGTGGCGATGACAACAGAGAAAGTTATATGAGACACAATGCATCAATTCACATATATTTAATTAATCAAGAATTAAATATACGTATTAAGTCATGTTATATTAAACGAATCGACGATAAATATGCAACTTTATATTTTTTATACAAAATTTCCCCACAATTGTCACAATGGGCAATGATGCATAACATTATTAATTTGTTATTTGGGGATGAAAAAAAGTATAACTACTTTTTTTCTCCATGTACGCAAACAATTAATTGGTGAGTCCTTAATAAATATTATAAAACATGTAAACTAAAAACAGTCAAAATTATGATGCTATATTAAAATAGCACCCGGGTATAAAAATGAGTAAATTTGGTTTTTAATTTAAAACAAAAATGCAAAAAAAACACAAAATGATCAAAAATGACCAAAATGAGGGCTGCCGGGTATATTTTTGGAATCAAATGACCGGTTTATGAACTTTTTTTTTTTGGTTTTTGGGCCATTTTGGGCTGTTTTTTCGCCATTTTTTGTCCATTTTTACTCGTTTTTGATCGTTTTTGATCATTTTTTGATTTTTAAGATTATTTAAAGATTTTATAAAAAATATTTAAAATGAAACATTTATTGTTATTTTAACGTTTTTGTAAAAAATCACCAACAATTGCCATATTGTAATTACAAATACATTGTTTTTTAACAAATTTATGACTAATATAGCATTTTTTTCAAATGGGGTATTAAATACACTTTTTGATGCTATATTTACAGCTTTTTTTCATACTGGAGACTTCGTGTATTATTTCACATAGTATGTTTTTTATAAACTGGTAATGTATATACCATGACACTTTATATGCCATGCAAAACTACTTTTACTAATGCTATATTCAATGACTACTTTTTTTACAAGTATAAAAATATGTTATACTTGAATGTAACTGGAGTGATTAATAATGGTGTTAATAAAAAGTAGTCATCGACGCAACATATAGCATGTGACTACTTTTTTTTGGGCATGACTAAAGTGCTTTTACTATAGAATAAAAAAACGTCATTATTATAATTTTACACATTTCTTAATATACTTTTATTTTTTTATAAAAAAACAAAGTAATATAATTGAACAATGCTATATTTTAATATATTTTAAATGTATATTTTGAATACATTTATTTTAATACCAGTTAATGTATAATGAAATAAAATTAAAAATGTCAAAAAAAAGTAGTCATTGAATATAGCATTAGCAAAAGTAGTCACTGACTACTTTTTTTAAATATTGTGTGGTAAAATGTATAAAGAAATATATATAACAATAAATATAAATGAATGAAAATATGTGTTTAAGATGCGGGAAGATATTTAACCGAAAATCAAATATGAGGCAACATTTTGGGAGGAAAAAATTATGTAAATTAAACCTACTGGATGTGTCTTATGAAGAAATGACAAATGAATATTTTGAATTGAGTAAATTAGTAGTTCGGGTATATGCTCAAAAACAGGAAAATATAGCATTAAAACCGTCATTTGGGTCCAAAAAAGTGTATTTAATACCCCATTTGAAACACGTTTTTGCAAAAAATAAAATAGAAACCAAAGAAAAAATAAAAAAACCCGATCTCCTCAACCGGGTATATTTATGCAAAAAATGCAAAAAACCATTTAAATATCAAAGTAGTTGTTCACGTCATTTTAGCAAATGTACTGATGGAATGACCAGTGGGTTAACAGATGGAACAACTTGCATGTTAACAGATGGGTTAACGAATGAGGTAACTGATGAGTTAACAAGTTCAAATCCAACATCTTATATATGTAATTTTGGAGAGGAAAAAACAAATTATTTAATAGATAAAATACTACATGAAGTATTTATGACTCCCGAGATTGCAATTCAGAGAATTTGTAAAGAAGTTCATTTTAATAAAAAATATTCAAATAATCAAAACATAAGACTTACAAATAAGACGGGAAAATATATTAATATTTATATTAATGATAAGTGGTGTACAATTAGTATTGATAAAGTGTATGATAAAATTATTAATTATAGTATGTTTATATTAAATGATTTTCTTAAAAGGAATTCTCATAAATTAACCTATACTGATCGTCAGAATTTTGAAACATTTAAAATAGGAATCAAGCATAATAAAAAAATAATTAAAAATATAAAAATTAGTTTGAAAGAATTATTTATAAATGGTGAAATTATTAATTTAATATAATGCTTAAACAATTATTAATTTTAATAAATTATAATGAAAGAATTAACTCTCGCCATTCCAACCAAGATATCAATAAACGCAACAACAGTATTATCATTGCTCAACTCTATTAGAACAATTAAAGGATATTCTGTCAAACTTGAAATTTTACCAGGTAAATCAAATATCGACCAAGCAAGGTCAATTATGTTAACAAGGTGGTATGATACATCATCCGACGATGATATATTTATGTTTATTGATTCAGACCAAACATTTTTGGTAGAAGATATAGATAATGTTATAACATTAAATGGGGATGTAAATGTTGGTATTTATGTAAATCGTGCAAATTTACCAACGTGTTATCCCTTAAATCATCAAAAATTTTATACTAAACAAGATAATAGGTTATTATATGGAGCAACTGGGTTTATGGCAATAACACGTCCAATTTTAAAAAAAGTGATAGATTATTTAAAAATTGAAAACAGAATGAATACAGAGCCCAGATTTTGGATTGATGACCGTCATCAAAATATTATTCCATTTTTCACACAAAGGTTAATTGATTCGGAGATAAATCCAGAAGTAACAAAAAAACAATGGCTGGGCGAAGATTATGGGTTTTGTTGGCTTGTGCGTCAATGTGGCGGTACAATTAAAGGACATCTTAGTTCAACCATCGGTCATGATATCAATGACATTAAATATTTTGACCATGTTAAAAATATTCCAGATACATGGGATGAAAAATCAGTCGTATATTATATGGGAGGGTCTGAATTACAATGGTCTGCAAATAGAATTCATATGGAAGGATTAGGTGGTTCAGAGACTGCCGTTATTAAATTATCAGAGGAATGGGGAAAACTTGGTTATAATGTAACTGTATTTGGGAATTGTCCAACAGAAATTGTAAATAATGTTAAATATATACATTTTACAAAGTTCAAGCCTGTTGATAATTTTAATATTATAATTTTATGGAGAGCATTTGGAATAGTTGCATTGAATCGTATTAATAGTTTTAATAAATTATATATCGATTTACATGATATGCCATATGAGAACCGATATATGATTTTAAATAAGTTTGGTGAAAATATTGATAGAATTTTTGTTAAATCGAATTTTCATAAAACCATGTTATTGAATTTGCTTAATAACAGTAAAATATCAGATAAAGTAACTGCATTGGAAAATGGGATATTGATTGATATTTTAAATAATGCCAAGTCAAAAGATATTATAAGGAATGATAAAAGATTATTGTATACATCATGTTATACAAGAGGTCTTATGGATATGTTAAAATATGGATATCCATATATTAAGAAGCATATCCCTGATATTGAATTTCATATATGTTATGGAATGGATTTAGTAAAAAACAATCAGTTCAAAAATGAGATTAATGATTTGTTAAAACAGGATGGGATTGTACATCATGGCAGAATTGGACATAAAGAGCTATCAGAACTGAGGGAAAGTTGTGGAACACATTATTATGTTGGACATTTCAAAGAGACTGACTGTATTTCTGTAAAAGAATCGTTGTATTCAGGATTAAATGTTGTTGTATCTGAGAGTGGTGTATTTAAAGAACGGTCAAACTTTTTTGAAACAATTGTTGGAGATACAACCACTAAACAAGTTCAAGAAAATGCAGGTAAATATATTGTGAATCTTATTAAAAAAAATAAACTTAAAAACAAAAGGGATAAATATGAATTTAAAGATTGGGCTGATGTTGCAAAAGAGTGGGCTAATATTTTTGTTGAAAAAAAGATCAAATACGGTATTTTTAAGATTTTAGATGATGTATTTATTAAGAAAAATCATGATGGACTTAAATTTAATAATTTAATGAATAAGTTTGTTGATAAGGGTTGTAATGTTAATAAATTTAAAATATACAATAAACCGGATGAAAGTAGGGTAAACCTTTCAGATAATATTTCAGATAACCAATATTTTACAAATATTACGAAGAATCAGATATTAGAATATATGTCAGATATGAGCATTTGGAATAATTTAGTTGATTCAGATAAGTTGGTTTTAATTATGAATGATGATACTGATATTTGTGAAGATTTTATTGAACAACTATCAAATATTGATTTTAATAATATTGACATGTTAATATTAACAGGAGATACAGAATTACACAAGGTTGAAAATAATTTCGACGATTGTTCTGCATATATTATGAAAACTAGTATGATGAATAAGATATCAGAAGATATTCAAACTAACCATTCGGATGTTTCATTGTTAGAATTTATGAATAGATATGTAAATATATTCAACATTCATTCAACTAATATTGCAAGCATTCCTATTCCAGTTAGCATAACTGAAATAAAAGAGATTTAACTCTAGTTTTAACAAAACGCTAGTTTTATAACAAAACAAGGTCTTAAACCCAGTAAAACATATAACAATTAATATGTTTTACTCAAATGTCGATACAATAATAACAAACAATAAAGTAACAAAAGTTTTTGAAAAAGGAATACCAGAAGATATTCTTGAAAAATTTCATAAAATTGTAAATCTTTTTTTAAAAAACAAGGACTTAATAGTGAAGGGGGGGAGATCCTTAAATAATATTATAAATATTTATAATAAAGATGATCTCAAATATTCTGATTATGATTTATATAGTAAAAATCCCAAAGAAGATTTAATCAAAATTGGGAAAAAATTAACAGAGATTGGTATAAAAAATATAACTGTTGACAATATAATATTTAAACCTGAAATATTTAGATTATCATTATTTAATATACCATTAATAGACGTGGAACCAGTTACCGAAACTGAATGGGCAAAAATGCCTAAATATATAGTAAATAATATAACATATATAGAGAATTCATTCCAGAAGATTGATATGTATAGCCAGTTTGGTAGACCAACGATCTTAAATATTTCAAATTGGGATAAAGTTTATCCAAGATTGCAAGAATTAAATAAAACCAAAAAATTTGAACTAAAAATAAAAGATGAAATTGGTCAGAAAGGACCAATATCAGTAAGTAATGTGGTTAAAAATATTTTAGATTTATTAGGTAATGATTGTGTATTAACTGGTGATATTGCGTATTGTCATCAAATGATTAAATATAAAGAAGATGTTTATTTCCCAAATTTATCAACTATAGAAATATTTACACATAATATCGATAAATATGTCAAATTAATCAAAAGATTTGATAATATTACTGTAGTTAATCATGATGGATTTATGAATATGTTAACAAAATATACTGTGATTTATCAATCCAATAAACCAATATGTTATTTATATTATATTGATGATTGTATAAATTATGATTATATTGATGGTAGAAAATATTCAAGTTATAGTCATTTAATGTTTTATTACAATATGATTAATTTTTTTGAACAGTCTGATAAAAATGATACAATTATGTATTATTTACATAAAAAATTAAATGATAAGGAATTACACACTGTTTTTTTTGGTAATAGAAATCCAGGAATTGTTGGACTTCATAAAATGTTCGTAAAAAAAAAGAAAGATACCGAATTGGTTAGAATAATAAATTTCTAAGAATAAATATATAGAATGATTAATACTTCAAAAAAGATTAAGGTAATCAAGAAGAGTAATCCAAATAAATTAAAGGTAGCTGAATGGGTGTTACCAAATAAAAAAAGATTCCCGAAGTGGATAAATGAAACATTTAGAAAATACCTTTTGGCTGGTGAAAATAAAGTAACAAACAAAACAAAGGGTTTTAAACCATTCACACATCAAAAATTGGTAAGAGATTTTATGCAAAACGAAAGTCCGTATCGAGGGTTATTACTATTTCATGGACTTGGGTCAGGAAAAACGTGCACATCGATTACAATTGCTGAAAATTTAAAAAATTATAAAAATATTTTAGTAATGACACCAGCATCAATTAAGAATAATTATATAAATAAAGGGTTAATGTTTTGTGGAGATCCTCGATATAAAGCACTCCCATCACTCATAGACGATCATTATTCATTTATTTCAACAAATGCACCAAATACATATAAACAGATGACTGATAACGGTTCACTGGATAATCATGTTATAATAATAGACGAAGTTCATAATTTAGTATCCCGGATGGTAAGTGGATTGATTGGAAATAGTAAACAGGGTAAAAAAATATATGAAATGTTAATGAATACGACAAATTGTAAAATAATTGCATTAACAGGGACTCCAATTATTAATTACCCAATTGAAGCGGGGATATTGTTAAATATATTGAGAGGAAAGATTGATGTTCATATATTCAGAATAACTAAAATGAATCCTGATCTTGTTTATAATACAGATATAGTAAAACTAAATTTAGAAAGAATAAAAGAGATTGATTTTATTGAAATAAATATTCAAAATAGAACAATTGAAATGAAAATATTAATTAACGAGAATGATGACAAATTCCAAAAATTTATTAAAACAATTGAAGCTGCATCAAAGGGGGTGGGTGTAGAGATAAAATATTTAATGCCGAAATCATATACTGCATTCCCAGAATCAGACGAAGAGTTTGATAAGTTTTTTTTAGACTCTACTGGCAAGGGGTCATTTAAATTAAAAAACAAAGATTTGTTCATTCGGCGCAGTTTAGGATTAATCTCCTACTACGAGTCCACAGATTCTAATTTCCCAGCATATGAAATTAAAAACATAGATATTACAATGAGTGGTTACCAGTTCATATTGTACGACAAAGTTAGAGAGGTTGAAAAAGATCGTGAAAGAATGGCAATGGTGAAGATGAAGAGTGGTACAAAGAAGGATAAACCAACAAGTTTGATGAGAATATATTCAAGAATGTTTAGTAACTTTGTATTCCCGGAAGATAACCCACGTCCATTTAAGAGGGGTAGTATGGCATCATTGATGAAAAAAAATAAGAATAATGTAAATAACAGTAATTTTGACAAGATAAATAAAGATATGGTGACTGAAAGCATGATAAGTGAAAATCAAAATAAAATTACGAAGGAATATAATGAAAGAATAAATAGAGCATTGGTAAAATTGGATAATACCAAGAGTGAATATTTGACTATAGATAAATTAGAGAAATATTCTCCAAAAATGAAAAGGATAATGGAAGAAATATTAGATTCCCCTGGATTAGTATTGGTATATTCACAGTTCAGAAAATTAGAAGGGATAGGTGTATTTGAATTAGTGTTAAGGGCAAATGGTTTTTCTAAATATGGAGAGAAGGGAGTTGATCCAAAATTTGCAATATATTCGGGTGAAGAAAACTCAGAGTATCGTGAAGAAACTTTAAAGGTATTTAATAGTCCTGATAATAAGATTGGTGCTAATTTAAAAGTTTTAATGATTTCATCTGCTGGATCAGAGGGATTAGATTTAAAGAATATAAGACAAATTCATATAATGGAGCCATATTGGAATGAGGTAAGAATAAAACAAGTTATTGGTAGAGGGGTCAGGCATGAATCTCATATAGATTTACCAATCAAGGATAGAAATGTAAAAGTATATCGATATTTTTCATTAATGAGTGAAAAAGATAAGGATTTTAGTAAAGAAAAAAAATCAACAGACCAATATATATACGAGGTTGCTTTAAAAAAGGAAGGAATCACAAATGATATATTGGAAACTTTTAAAGAAGTAGCATTTGATTGTGTATTAAATAAAGGTTCGACAAAAATAAAACAATCGTGTTTTAGTTTTGGAAATGATGAAACGGGACTAGCATCTTTACCGGATATATCAAAAGATTTAGTATATAGTTCAACTGTAACACAATCTAAAAAAATAAAGAGAAGTTTAACTCTTGCATTTATCACATCTAAAAAAATGGTTATAATAGCAGATAAGAAAAATAAAAAAGTTTATAGCATAATAGATGCAAAGAAGAAACATCCTTTAAAAAAAATCCCAAAGATTAAAAAAAAAGTTAGAGTAGATACTAATTCTAAAATTGTGTATGATGATAAATCTGCATCTAAAACTGGAGAATTAATCAAATTGGGTTCATATAATAATACTGGTAAATTTTCTAAATAATTTTAGTATTGATAATACCTCTATTTTGTTCTACTGTTGTGATTTCAAAAGTATAACTAATTTGTTTTTTTTTACGAATAAAGAAAATATCATTCATTTGATAAGCCGTAATATCAAAGTTTTTAGGCTTCGCCATCGAAAATGTTTGATAATAATAGCTTTCAATGCATTTATCATTAATAAGATGATTTTTTATTTCACTTTCAGATAAGGATGGATTCCACGAATGTCCTAGTGCAGTAATATTATTTTCATGTTGAAGTTTGTCATTAGTAGATGTATAAGTATCATTATAATTTGAAATAATGTTTAAATCAATTGTTGTATTTGATAAAAAGTTTATAGGCGTATCATTACCTGGACATTTAGCAATCGTTTCAATTGTATAAGGTAAAATTTTAAATCCTCTGTTATAATTAATATCATTGCAATTATCTGACACAAATCCTTTATTATTTATTTCAGATATCTTTATTGTTTTAATATCAGTAATAATATTTGTACCAGAAATCAACTTTATTTTTATTCTATCGTTGTTGATTTCTCCTGTAAATTTATAAAACCCAGTTCCAGTTCCAGTTCCATTTGAAATTTTTAAAATTTGATTTTTATTGATTAAATGTGAAAAAATAATATTTTTAGTTGGATATGGTTCTGGGCCTGGATCTGAACCTGGGTCGCACAATGTTTGTTTGACAACCAACCATCTATCATCACCATCGACTTCAATTGTTGCTTTAATATTATCATCGAGAATATCAAAGTTAAAGTATTGATTATTATAACATGTATTTTTGCAATAAAAATAAAGTGTTTCATTCCCAATTGCCTCTGCAACCATATCTTGTTCATTCATCCCCTGGTGTCTTTTTAATCTTATAAAAACCTTGAGTATTTCATCTCCACAATCTGTTGAACTTATTTTAGACAATGCGATAACATTAATTTTATCATTTCCAATAGAATATATATCATTTCGATTTGTTTTAACCTGAAGTGTCAAACTATTTAAATTTGCTAATGGGGCAGGTGAATAAATAAATGGACTATTTTCCATATTTTTTAATAGTGCAAATTTTGCGAGGTTTTCACCATTGTTGTTTGTGAATCGGGTATACTCTTTTGATGAAATTTTTGAAAATGCATTATTGCTTGCGATATTAGTACCATCGTATGTTGGATCTAATTCAGGAATATTTATTAAAAAGTATGGTTCATCATCAAAAGTATAAATACCATTTTTTGAAACTGGCATCATGGTTCCGCATAATTTAATCGATTTAATATTTTTATATGTTGTTAAAATAGGTGCTGCACGGATTCCTTCGTATTTAATTTCACCTTTATAAAAAATAACTGATATTTCTTTATCACCAACGGTTTTCATGACATTTTTTTCAATTAAAACACGACTATTTGACTCTGCATTAAATTGGACTCTAAAATCTGTAGGGTCTGTATAATTTTCCAAATCTCTGTCAATAGAGTCAACTGTTAAAATATGTTTTCTTTCTTTATATTCTACATTAGATTCTTTGATCAATGGATAACTTCCATCCAATCCTTCTTTATATTTCATTATATTTTTAAAAGTTTCTTTATTTTCATCATCCTTTTTAATCATATCATGTTGAATATTAAAATTTTCAGAAGAAAACATTCCATTATCAGATCGTGTATTAGAATGAATGTCGTGTATATTTGTCATATGATCATCGATATCTTTAATAATTTGTGGTGCTACATTTCCTGGAATTATTTTATTAATATCAATTTCATGATCAATATTAGCAAGATGTTCATTCATTGCAGAATTATTATCTGCGAATGATGCCATACTGCTTGCAATTGTTGGGAATTCATCAGTATCAACATTTTTTGTTACAGTATTGGAAAAAAATTTATCCAATTCTGATGGTTTTTCTTTTTTTTGCCCCTCTAATTTTCGTTGATTAATAAGTTGTTCATATTTTGACCCCGCATTCTTATCGGCAGTGTCCTGATCTTTACGAATAAAACTTATTTTTTTTGATGGACTATCATCTCTTAAATTATTTAATTCTTCAAATCTTTCCATTAACATATTATCTTTTGTAGAAATTATAGGGTGTGGTATTTTAGGGTCAAATTGGTCTTCTGATCTATGAAGGTTTTGTTTAGGGGCATTATTGTTTTGTTTTTTTTGTTTTTTTTGTTTATTTTGTTCTAAATTACTAAAATCATCTTTAATTTGCGATAATGCAACTTTCAAAACTTTTCTATTCATTAATTCTAAATATGTATTTTTATCAAACCCAGCTTGAACACTCAGCCCACCTTTTTGTTCAACTACCTCCATTGTTTTAAATAAGTTATCTTGGAATCTTTCTTTTACATCAACTCCATATTTTCTTTCAATGAATGATTTAACTGTCGAATGTAATTTATCAAAATTTCCTCTAGAATAATATGATTTTTCAATATTCATATATTTATATATAATGAATTCATATTTAAATAATATAAAAATAACTTATTATATATATAAATAATGACAAGTTTTAACATGCAGATACAAAAGCCAAATTATCATGATTTTATCGTAAAAAATAGAGATGACGTTAAAACCCATGGTTCAATCGAAAAAAGATTGATTATTGACAGTAGAGATAGGGATTATAAATTATATCCAAAATCATGTAATTATGTTGTTAAATTAAATGATCAATATAAAAATGTAACATCAATTGAAATGGTTAGATATTCAATACCACAAAGTGGTTATTTAATTAATAATACAAATAATATAATTATAATTGAAGAGACTGGTTTATATATAACATCAGACAATCAAACTATAGAATATAAGCCCAACCGAGTAGAAGAGTGTGTTGTATTAACCCCGGGTGATTATAATATAAATCAATTGGTAGAACATATTCAGTTTATATTATGTATAAATAAAAACTTAAAATCAAATTATATTGTTTGTATAAATACACTTACTGGTAAAATTTGTATCAAAAGTGACTTGAGAAATGGCGGATTTCATTTAAAATTTTGCGGAGAAACAGAATTAGATAATACAAGTTATGGATTTAAACGACTATATGCAAAGAACTCATCTGGGAAATTATTAGGGTATAACCCAAAAGATCATTTATTTGCAAGTGGTTATATTACAGACATTGGTGAATTAATCAATAATTCTTTAACTAAAACAATATTAGCAAATATACTGCAAACATATTATATAAATAAGGTATTGGCTAATGTTCATTATTTAGTAATTTATGGAAATAATACAAATTTCAAATGTGATTTCAGTTGTTATGATTTCATAAGAATTGTTGATTCTGATAATAAAACAATGCGATTTTTGATATTAAGTATTGAGACTAATAATAAAATGTATGTGGTTGCTCAGATTGAGTCTGTGTCCCCAGTACCACTTGATTTTACACCGCATTTAGAAATGACACCTGAAAAAAATTGCATGGCTTGTAAAATAATAGATAATCCGAATTTTGAATTTTGGAATACCATTCCGATGCCATTAACCGGTAAATTAATTAATTTAAGAAAGTGTTGTGGGAATACGAATGATAATATAAATGCATCTTTTAAGTTTGATGGTGTATGGATACAGGCTAGTGATATTAATTTAATTTTTAATAAATACACTGTAATTTATAAAAGTGCACATTGTGCTGAAAATAAATATGATTTGTTTTGTGATAAATATTTAGTATTAGATATTCCTGAATTACATAGACTAGATTCAAATTCAACTCCATTAATCGATAGTTTTGCGATTATCCCTTTATCAAACTGTCCAAATTCAAATCTTGTATTAGATGGATCACATGCACCACTTAGCCCTGAAATAAAATATTATAATCCACCTATGGGTAAAATTCAAAAATTTACAATTAAATTCCTTACATATGATGGAAAGGAATATGATTTTAATGGACGAGAACATTTTATAGATTTAAAAATTAATATGTTAAACCAGCAAAGTAAATATCTCAATTTATAATATATAATGAACTCGATGAATGAAATATTAATTACGATTATTATTATTATTGCAGCAGGATTACTTGGGATTGGGATTTTTCAAATAATGAAGTATGAACTTCATACAAAATATAAATCAATATATGAAAATCATAATCCTTGGTATTTCCCCAGACATCGGAAAAAACATCACCCAAAACGTTATCATAAAACTTGTTTAAGAGGATGTCGTGCGGATAAATCTTGTCCAAAGGGGAATCTATGTTACAACTGTAAAGGGAAAAAAGCATCATGTTGTTGTTACGATGACCAATGTAAAGGATGTGAATATTAAATTTTATAAAAATCAAATAAAAATCAAATAAAAATAAATATTTATAAATTATATATGAATTCAATATTAATATTAATATTAATACTAGTTATTTTGACATGTACAACTTATTCGGTTGTCGAACTAATGCAAAATAAAACAAAAGGTATATTATTTTTATGCCCAGAAGCAGATGGTTTTAATGTCCCGGAGTTAATAAATAGTGGAAAAATATTAGATTCGCAGATTGCACAAGATAATTTCGATAAGGTAATAGTAGCAGCAAATTCAGCTAATTATATAAAAATGAATAAACCAAATAATAAATCGATTTTAACAGAACAGTGGGACAGTACAATGGTAACAGATTTGGGAATACCAGTTGAAAAGTGGGTATTTGTATGTTGTAGTTCTCCTGGTATATCAGCACAAAAATTGATTGATGATTTATTGAAAGATTTCACCGACATCGCTGGATTTTTAATTGATACAGAAGATTCAAAAGAATCAATAACAGATTTTGTTACAGTTTTTAATAAAATTGGATCAAAATATAAATATGGGATAGTTGGAGGACCAATGAAGAATATGCCTCCAAAAAAGAAATATGGTATGACATTTGATTATTTATTATCAGAGATGTATACTGAAGGAGAAGAAGATCTTGCGTATTATGTACCAAACTCAAATCCAGAGGTAGATGGCTCAATATGTATTGATACATCTGATAATAAATTTATAACTAAATTTTGGGATACTGTTGATATTCTGCTTGGGAATCAACAAAATATTGTACCAACATTTTGTGGTTCGGGCAATTGCCAAGGAACACTTTCAACAAATAGTTGTTTTGACGAGAGATTATCATATACAGATATTGGGAAGTTTATATCAGGTAATAAAAATAAGCAAAATGTTGCAATTTGGTATGGGACTGGGCAACAGCCTGTGTGTGAGCCAAATGTAAGTTGTTTAGCTAATTCAAAAACAACATGTGACAATGATAAAAAATGCATATGGAATGATGCAAAGAAAACACCTACTGGTGGAATAGGTGGATGTTTCTCATCAAATATGAATTGGGGGTGTGCCATAAATTGGAAATAATAAAATTTATTTTTTTATATATTTTAATATTATAATGAATGGTGCATCAAGAATGAATGGGACATCAATTTCAAATATATTGCTAATAATATCTTTTGTAGTATTAATAATTTTTGTTATTCTTGTTTCTTATAAATATATGGACTCTGAATTAAATCAGAGATACAGAGATATTTCACCAGAATATAAAAAAAATAAGAAAAACTCAAAAAAACATTGCCCCAAAGGATGTTCAAGAGGGAGGTGTGATTTTAAAGGAACATGTTATGATCCATTTGAACCAGGCGCTAAATGTTGTGCATTTGATAAACAATGTCGTTTTTGCAAAGACAAGGATGGGATAACAGTTTATAACGATGTATCTGACGATGAATCGAACTCAGATTATATTCGGGATAATTATTATAAAAAATTCAAAGATGTAAGTGATTTAAATACAAGGATCAAACATGAAAATAAATATATTAATAAGATGAATAAAGAAATTCGACGAAAAAATAAATCAATATTCTCTAGGTAATTTTTTTTGTTAATGTATTAGTAAGATGAGCAATCGTTTTAATATCAAATTGCGTTGCATTAATATATTTGCATAATTCTACAAATTCGACAAATTGAGAACATCCCCCGACTTGATATTTTTTATTGCCAATTTTATAAAAAACTTGTGGGAATGTATTCATCTTATGCTTTTTGCATAATTTTTCTTTTTCTTTTAATGTTTTTACAATAATAACTTTATTTTTAATTTTCAATCGAACAAGTTCCTTAACAACATGGCTGCAATATGGACACGGTTTAATAATATATACTTCAAACATATATTATTAAGTTATATTTTAATCAGAAATCAATCAAATCTATAAAGATGTTTCCTCATATTATTCATAATTTTATCAGGAATTCTTTTTTTATTAATTTGGGTGAGTTTTTTACCTTTCAAACTTTCAATTATATAGTTCATTGAATAAACCCCACATTCTGTATTACCGAATTGATGTTGTTTTTTACTATAACCTTTTCTAAATTTAATATTCATCTTTTTAAATTCATCTTGAAAAAAAATCATTAATGCATCAATTTCATCAGGAGGTTTCATACCAGTTGAATCAAAATATACAATTGATTTATTACTTTTATTTATAAAAAGTGCAACCCAATGCGAACCTGGCATATAAGAATAATCTAGATTATAAATAATTCCTATCTTATTAATACCAGAATTAAATATTTTTTTTACATTTATATTTGTTAATTCACAGCTTAATTTACTTCCAGCATAACAATCTAATGGAACAGGTCCGATAAATAAAAAGTCTAAATATTTTTGTTCATATTGTTTCATAACTTTATTTATATCAGTTGTGGATAACCACTCATATTTATTACTATTCCATGATTTAGGTGCCTTAGGTATAAAAGTATGTTCTTGTATTTCCTTGTCATTTAATTCTTTAATAAATTCTTGATCAGTCCAACACCATTCATTATTACATTTATTATTTAATTTTTTTCTAATATTATTCCAAAGACTTTTATTATTACTTGTAATTTTTATTTTGTGTTTATTTTTATTATTGTGCGCAGTTGCTATTTTAACTAGAGATTTTCTATTAAAACATGTATAACTTTTTTTACTACCTTTTTTACTACTATTATTGGGCGAGCAATGCATATATTAAAATAACATATAAAAAATTATGGTTACTAATAATTATATGAATGTTCCAAGAGATACGTTAATATTGTATAAGAAAAAACTTGGAAAAAAAACAATAACTGGATTTAAGAAGACACATGTTATAAATAAATTCAAAGATAGTATAATAGAGGGTAACGTTGATGCTGCGATAAGGTGGGGTGTTGAATTACATTCATCTGGTCATTTAAAACAGGTATGTAATATTATAATAGAGATTTCATCTGATGTGGTGAAATCACCTTTAATGTTTTATATGATAGATAAATATTTGAAAAAAATCAATATTATAAATGAGGGATTTAAAAAAATATTAGAAAATAGAAATAATCAGGAGACACGGAATTTGGTAGTGGATATGGTTTATATGGTAACAACAACAGATAGAAATATGGTATCTATTGTTAAAATTAAAAATTCAAATGAATATACTATCATATCAAAAAATCTAAATTTTATATTAACATTTAGACAGAATGAAGATATGAATGAAACGATATTGGCGTGCAATGAAATATTAAATATTTTATATAAGAAGGTACATGTATTTAGTAAAATCGTATTTTGGTATAGTTGGCTAGAAAAGAAAGAGCAGGAATACAAAAGAATAGGTACTTTATTTGAAAATCAACATAGATTAATATCAAAAAAGATTTGTCCGACGAGTTTTGTATGGATTATGTGGGAAATTTTATTTTCTGAATCAAAAAGAGGAAAAAAATCACAAATATATCCTTTAATAGTGTGTATGTATAATTGTTATGTATATAATTTGAATAAGGGTTTAATAAAGAAACGAAGACATATTTTGTTACGTGCTTTTTATTTAATTTATTCAGAAGAAATAAATCCTGTAATAAAAAAATTTAGTAAACGACTTCAGGTTTGTTGTAATTCAAATGTATATTATGGAGATATAGTTGAATATATAAATGCAAATTATCCACAGGAGGAGTTAGTTTATAAGGAACCCGATATTGTTGATAATCCGAATAAGACAATCGAAGAAAAAATAATTTATGTTAAAAAAAAAGTTGAAAAAAATCAAGACAAAGAGTTAAATATGGAATACTTATTTAATTACGATGCTGTTAGAATAAAATCGATATAATTTATATATGAATGATTATAAAAAAAAATCAAATGAATTTGATAAAAAATTAGCAGATGCTCATAATAATATAACATTAAATACTCAAACATATAATATAGTTGTATATTTTTCAATAATATCATGTGGTTTAATAATATTATTCAAAGATTTTTTTTTAAATGCATTGGGAATTAGTTCAAATATAAATGCGAAACATTATTTATTATTATATTTATTATTATTTTTATTAGCATTAATATTAATTAAAATTTTATTAAATTATTTACTATGGGATAATAATTATAATAATTTAGGGAAAGATGTTAGTATATTAAAATCACGATGTAGTTATCAGCCAAAAATCAGCCAGATAAAACCACAATTATTAGATTTGAATCCAAATACTAATGAAAATATTGATTTATTTATAAGAGACTTTTACTGGCCAAGTATATACCGCCCATATATTTCATTAAATGGAACAACAGAATTTGAGAGTTTGCTTACACTTGAAAATAATTTAGAAATGGGATTTAGGGCGATTGGATTAGAAATCAAGGAATCAAATAATAAAATTACAATTGGAAATTCATTAGATATTGGTGAGTGTTTTAAAAAAATAAAAACCACATTATATAATAATGATTTACCGATTGTATTATTTTTTGAGTTATCTTATGGAGATTCCAGCGCATATCATCAACAGTTATATGATAATATAAATAAATATTTTGGAGATAAATTATTATTTATTCAACAAGGATTTAATGGATATGGTGGTAAATTTATATTACCAAATATACCAATAAAGAGCACATTGGGAAAATATATTATAGTATTAAATACATATCCCACTTCAAATTCAAATTTAAATAGCATTACAAATGGAGTTATTGCAGATAATTATCAACTAATTAAAAAAATAAATTATACAAAAACAGAACAAGAAAATGGGATAGAACATGATGTAATTGATACTCAAAAATTCATACACGATAATCAAACATTTATAACAGCGACGGTTCCGAGTGGTAATCCAGATGTTAATCTATTAAATGCGAATAGTTTTGGTGTACAATTTTGTTTTTTAGATGCAAAGGTTTATAAAGGACTTACAAGCAATAACACAAATAATAGTATTAAGTTTTTTATAAATAAAAAACAGACATTGGTAACAAAACCTCCTGATCAAAGATTCTTTCCTTCTAAAAAAATGACAATAATCAAACAAAATACAGCATTATCATATAAACCAGTTAAGATTGATAATATGAATGGGTTTATTCCACATGGATCTTCTTTCTTTTAGAAAAGTGGTATGCCAAATTCAGTGGGGTCGATTTTATCAAAAAAATTAAATCCATAAAGATAAGAATTCCCCTCATATTTCATATGTTTTAATTTTGGTAAATCAATAGTATTATTAATAATTACATTATTAAATTTTAATTTCTTTAAAAGTGAAAAAATTTTAAGAAGTTCTTTTTTAACATTACCATGTGTTAGAAACATAGATATTGATGGGATATTGCATAAGTATTTCCCATATTTGAAATAAAATAGACTTACTATACATATTGTTTTATCTGATACAAATGAATAAATATAATCCTTATCTGGTTTAAAGTAATATACAAACTCTTGTTTAGAAAAAAGTTGGTAAATTTTTTTATCTGTAATAAGTTGTCTATATAAATTATAACTATTATCGATATCAGAGGGCATCATGGCATGTATGTCATTTTTTTTAACATATGAATGTTTTTTTATATTACACATATAATATTTAATCTCACATAAATGATCATGAAACACCTTCTTATTATCAACAATATATAACATATTATCAAAATTACTTTTTGCAATTTCATAAAGACCTCTCAATTCCATTTCAATCCCGATGCCCCTTTTTCTAAAATCTTTATGGACACATACATAGTCGCACCAAAATGTTTTCATTAATTTATTATTCATATTGGTTATAATTGGTCTAATACACATTAATCCGATTAGTTTGTTAAATTTTTTAAGTCCGATATTCCATTTAGTTCTATTAATATGAGAGATTGAATCAATCTGTGTATGGGGAGACCCAAGGACCCATTCAATTTGTTTGTCAATAAAAAATTGTTCTGTTGAGAAGTGATCATTCAAAAATTCAGTAATTCTATTAATATCATAAATTGGTGTAACATGGAACGGGTCTTTTCGAACTTGTATGTCGTTTTCAAGCATAAATGTAAGTGTTTTATTATCCAATATGTTGGAGTTGGAGTTGTATTTTCCCCAAATATAAAATTTTTTTAAATATTTTTTGTAAATATAATAGATGGTTAAAATAATTCCACTCAGGTATATTATTTTCATTAAGTTAAATCAATAATTTTTTTTAAAAAATTAAACTTGTTTTATATTAAATATTAAAAATATAGACTTATAATATAATGAGTGACAAGGATATTTTTTGGTTGTCTGGTATTAAAAATAGTAAAATAAACAGTAATAAAAATAGTAATAAAAATAAAAATAGTAATAAATTTAAAACAATTAACATCAATTTGGATTTATTTAATTTAAATGGTAGCAATCCAACTAGTGGCAAATCAAATAATGGCAATTCAAATAATTTCAAAATAACTAAATTGAATAATAACAAATATAAATCCAAAAAACACTATAAATCAAATAATCTACGTAAATATCAAAATGACAGAGGCCCTCGTTTTAAAACCAATGTATTAAATAATATATTTGAAAAATATGAGAATAACCCTAGTAGGAAAAAGCAAGGTTACAGTTTTAATGTAATAAAAGATTTGAAACAAATAGAAAAAAAAACTAATAAAAGTCAAGTATCAATTGTATTTGATAAATTTTTAAATAATATTGAAAAAATAGAAAATGAAAGAGATTTAATTAAGAATAATTTAAAAAATAATGATGTAAAAGACGTTGTTCAAAAAATAATGAAGTTAATAAAAAAAATAAATGATACATTCGAAGTTAACAGTGAAGTTAAAAAAGATATATTACATGATTTTATAAGCGATATTAGAAAAGATAAGACATTTATTAAAAATCTGAATTTGATTATAAGCGATAATGAATGAATATTACAACCCAATAATGAATATTACAACCCAATAATGAATATTACAACCCAATAATGAAATCACTTAGAACTATTAATATAAAATATTAATAGTTAATAAAATGGAAAAAAATAAATTAAAAATAAATTATTTAGAAAATATATGTTGTGTGTGTTGTCCAATTAGTAATCATACTGAAAAATCAACAATACATTACGAAATATATGGAGATAAAGGGATGACTTTAGTTGCGACATTAGATAATTATGAAAATACAAATGATACATTGCATATCGCATTTAATTTTTCAATAACAGAACAATACTTTTTGAAAATTGTAATTAATGACAAAAAAATAACACAGTTCATTAAACCATCCATTAAAGATGATAAAAAATCAAATATCCACATGAACGTGCATCGAAATAATACATATAATAAGGATATGACCGTTGAGTCTTTCTTTAAATATATGTATAAAAAAAATTTTGAAAATGGAAGTGAAAATTGCAATGAGAATTGCAATGAGAATGGAAGTGAAAATGGAAGTGAAAATGGCAGCGAAATAGAAAATAAGTATCTTAAAATAATTAATAATTTAATGATAAATAGTAATTTAAAAAACAGTTCACGGGATACTTACAATAATACCGACAATAACACTGACAATTACACTGACAATTACACTGACAATTACACTGACAATTACACTGACACATTTACTTCAGACGACACAGAAGATTCAGAAGATTCAGAAGATTCAGAAGATTCAGAAGATTCAGAAGATTCAGATGACGCAGATGATATAGAAGACGCAGATGATACAAAAGACGCAGATGATATAGAAGACGCAGATGATATAGAAGACGCAGATGATATAGAAGACGCAGATGATATAGAATACTCAGATGACGTAGAAGATTCAGATGACGTAGAAGATTTAGATGACGTAGAAGATTTAGATGATGTAGAAGATTTAGATGATGTAGAAGATTTAGATGATGTAGAAGATTTAGATGATGTAGAAGATTTAGATGATGTAGAAGATTTAGATGAAATCGAAGACCCCAAATCGGGCGCAGAAAATGAACTAGAAATCCCACGTACAGATGACTCTTTTAACAATACAACAGTTCGTGTTGAAAAAACGGATATTAGTTCTATTGCCAGTTCTGTAGTCGGTGTTGAAAAAACAGTTGTTAAATCGGCTATTAATGATGGGAATGATGGAAATGATGAAATAGTTGATCAGCTGGAATACTTAACATTAAACAATACCGGAGGAGATGAAAATAATATTAATGAAAATAATATTAATAAAATTAATATTGTGGGAGAAAAATATATGCAATATCGAATTTACACTAAACCAAATGATGATTAATTCTTCCAAAAGTAGTTACAATTAATACAAGTAATAAATGTTGTCATCGGTTCGTCAATTGATCTTGTTTGAAGCTGATAGTAACTACATTCGTTCTTTTTACATTTATAACATTTGAATCTATCGGTAATGGGGATTGTTTTCTTTGAATAAAGAATTTCATCTTGTGTATTTTTTTTTTCGATAAGTGCATCCCAGTGTTCTGGGAATAATTGTTGAGGGGAACAATCAGCAATCGATGAAATATCGATTTCATTATTATAAATTTTATCAATAAGTGTTACATTTTTAATATATGATTGGGGGTTAATATTATCATAGAGTGATATACACTTATTAATATAATATCTTCTAAAATATTTATCATTAAAACAAATTTTAATTTTTTTATTAGTACAAATATTTTCAACATGATTATATATACTTTCTTCAATTTTATTAGATATTTCTTCATTATTTAATAGTTTATTAAATTGACATACAATTTTTGTTCTTTGTTGAGCGGAATCCATAATATTATTTTATATAATTAATATTATTTTAAATAGCAATTTTTTATTCATTATCATTAAAAACATTTGCAACATGTTTTTAACACATCGTTAATAATTGCCTTATTTTTATAAGCAAATACAACTGTATCAATAAGCACACTTGAATATGTAGCCAATAAATCAATATTATGATTGTCTGTATCTTCTGACAATCTTTTAATAACGACAATAACAATTTGTTTTTTTTGAGGCCCGCCGATATAATTATATTCTTCAACTAAATTGACAAGTGTCAATACAATTAGTAAAACATTTTGGTCAGGATTACCTTCAGAATTAATAAGTTTTTTAGAGCGGTTATAAAGTAAGTTAGTAATTTCCTTAATATTTAATTTAATATTATTTTTTTTTTTAGATACAATATTTAATTTCGACGCAGATATAATTGTTTCAATTGTATTATCAATAAGTAGGATCAAATCTTTTTTCAAATCATTTTCCAAGGCTGATTCATGTAGTGCTCCTTTTACAAATTCTGATACAATTTTTTTTTTTTCAGAACCCGGGATATTCATTTTTTCAACAAATTCCATTAATTCAGTTATAATTTGAGGGATAGACCCTAAATCAATCCCATAAGTTTCTACAACGGTATTTGCAAATATTAAAAAATTTGTTAGAGTAGTCATTTGGTTATAATAATATGATATAAAAAAATATAAATATATTATATATAATATGAAGGTTCTCATAAATGCATTAATAATTATATTAATATTACATTTTATTATTAAGAATTTTGAAGATGGACTTGTTACAGGGTATGATCCATATATTTTAAATAGTTCGTCAGATTTAACAGAAGATATGAGATTGCAATATTTGATGGACGACGAAGGTGACCTTGACTTACATCAGTCAAATAATAATGATTATCTTCAATTTATGGAAACAGAGGATACTCGAACAGATGATGGGATAATGAAAGTAAAACCACAAAATTTTTACGAAGAAGTTGAAAATAAACCAAATTTTGAATCAAATGTAACTGATATTAGTAAATATTTTCAGACAAATTATGATTCGATTGTTGTTAAAAATATAGGGAATGATAAGAAAATAAAAGAACCGATTGAAAAAGATCCCATATCCAAAACGCATTGTTATATTGACGATAAGGATAATGGTTGTACAATTTCAAATGTAGAATGGAAATACAAGGATGAACGAGTTCAAAATGGCGGTGATTTTGTTGATGGGGTAACAGCATTTGATGGAATTGGATTAGATTATGCTGTATATGATACATCTCAATTAAATTTACAAACTGGTTTACAAACTGGTTTACAAACTGGTTTACAAACTGGTTTACAAACTGGTTTAACTAATCAAAAATATATTGACGATATTTCTATACCTAAATAATCAATGAATAGTTTAAAAATATGAAAAATAATATTTAAAGAAAATATAATAATACAACACATCATGAATACTAATTTAGAAAATAATTCAAACAACGACGATGAAATTGAGATGCACAATGTTCATAATAAGAAGAATAGGCTTATTAATAAAGATTTTATTAATAAAATACTTAAACGTTTTGGTATCACAGAAACAGTAAATGATTTAGATATTTGGCAAAGGGCATTTGTTCATAAATCTTATTGCATCCATCGCAAAAAGACATTTAAAAATGAAGATTTTACAGTCCCTGTTGATGGGAATACTTATATCCCATTGCAAGAAAAATCATGTGAAAGTTTAGAGTGGCTAGGAGATGGAATAATACAATCAATTACAGCACAATATTTATTTGGTAGATATCCGGAACAGAATGAAGGGTTTCTAACAAAGACTAGAAGTAAATTAGTAAGAACTGACGGTTTATCTCGATTTTCAAGGTATTTGAAATTTCAAAAATATATAGTAATGTCCAAATACATGGATAATCAAGGCAATGGTCGAGAAAATCCTAAAGTTTTGGAAGATATATTTGAATCATTCATGGGAGCAATGTCATTGGATTTAGGAAAAACATATACAGATGGTTATCGGATTTGTCATAATTTCATGGTTCAAATTTATGAACGTGTTATTGATTTTGCCGAGTTGATCCAGAAAGATGATAATTATAAAGACCAATTAATGAGATATTGCCATCAAACATTCAATGGAGAAAACCCAAAGTATATTAATTCTAAAATAGATTCTAATGGTAAAGAAAGAACATATACAGAGATTATTAGAGATATTGGTGGTACTAATAAAATAGTAGGAAAGGGGGTTGCTCGGTCACGGAAAGAAGCGCAACAAGAAGCCGCTAAAAAGGCATTGAAGTTTTATGGTGTTGTAACAAGGGTGTTGTAACAAGGGTGTTGTAACAAGGGTGTTGTAACAAGGGTGTTGTAACAAGGGTGTTGTAACAAGGGTGTTGTAACAAGGGTGTTGTAACAAGGGTGTTGTAACAAGGGTGTTTATAATACAGGTATACATTTACAAAATACATTTACAAAATACATTTACAAAATACATTTACAAAATACATTTACAAAATACATTTACAA